TTCAGTATATAATTCAACTGGAAATATAAGAAAATGGAACTAGGTAAACCAGTAAATAAAAAAGTAAGTGATTCCGTATGGCGTTCACTAAATAATTCAGTAATGATTTCAGTATTTAATTCATTAACTAATTCATTAACTAATTCAGTATGGAATTCAGTATGGAATTCAGTACGGAGTTCAGTATTGGATTCAGTAAGGAATTCAGTATATGATTCAGTAGTCATAACAACCAGAAATATAAGACATGAAACTAGGTAAATCAATAAGTGATTCAGTAAAAGATTCAGTATATGATTCAGTAAGTGATTCAGTGACGAATTCAGTATATAACTCAATTCAAGATTCAATAAATGATTCGGTCATGCGACCAACCCGTAATATAAGAAATGAAACTAGGTAATTCAGTTAAAAGCAAAGTAACTAATTCAGTAACGAATTCAGTAAGTGATTCAGTACGGAGTTCAGTAAGGCGTTCAGTATGGTATTTAGTAGATGATTCAGTATATGATTCAGTAAGTGATTCAGTAAGTAATTCAGTATGGCTTTCAGTAAGGGATTCAGTAACCAGACAAATTCAAAATATAATAAATGGAACTAGGTAAATCAGTTAAAGGTAAAATAATTAAGTCAGTAAGGAATTCAGTAAGGAATTCAGTAAGGCGTTCAGTATGGAATTCAGTAGATGATTCAGTATATGATTCAGTAAGGGATTCAGTAGGGAGTTCAGTATGGGATTCAGTAATTGATTCAGTATGGCGTTCAGTAAGGAATTCTGTCATTCGACCAATTAGACGGGCTAAAAATAGATTGACTTAAAACCAATGTACACATTTGTGTACATAAACTATTTTTACTATTAAAAAATATATAACACCATTTGACAATATTCCATAACCCTAAAAAAAATAACGTGAAAAACCCAGAAAATAAAATAAAAATTGTGCCATATTATATAACAACCTAATAATAAAAACTATATCACATAAACTGTATAAAATTTTAAATGTAATACCCTAAAAATGTACACATTTGTGTACATAACCCCAGCAAAACCGTACCCACGTTAGCACGTTAAGCTTTTTTTGAGGATTTTTAAGAATTTCTGGAAAAAAGTGGGAGAAAGTGGGAAAATGTGTCTGGAATTTAAATGAAAATTAGGAATTGATAATCAAATGGTTACAAAAACCTATAAAATATACCCAGAGGACCACAAAAAAAATATCTATAAAACATAAATAAACATCTATAAAAATCTATAAACACACATCTATAAAAATCTATAAAGATATATAAAGTTATATAAAGGTATATAAAGTTATATAAAGTTATAAAACATAATACCTTTCGTAAACTCTTTAAGAATTTTCTCCCAGAATTTTGGGAAAGGGTGAATTGTTCCACATGGACAAACACGAATAGCCCATCATCCTTATGGAGTGGGCATAACACGACCTTTATTTAAGGGGTGTTAAATTTTTGAGATATGTATGTATTTAAATTCGTTTCATGTTAGAATACACGTTAAGTTAGTGAAAGCAAAGGTATGAAAACTTTTTGTAACCACCAAATTTTTCTTTTTGAAGTTATCAACAAAGTTATTAACATACCGAATCATATAGACAAGATTAAAGTTAAAGCACAAAGGTACAAACAAATTTTGACATTACCAAATTTTTAACATATTTTAACAAATTAGGATATAAGGCAGGTTGGAGTATACTCTTCTAAGTTGTTAGCCCAGCCCGTTGTTTTTGTATTAACAACGGGACAAAGATAGGTAAAAGAAATGAGACCACCAAATTTATTTTCAAATAAATTCATATACAATATTAATATATAAGGGGGGGATAAAAAAGTTTGAAATAAATTTGGTGGTTTAAAAAATTTATCTATCTTTGCGGTATAATCAAAAATAATAATACAATGAGTAAAGAAATTTTTTATCAACCTATTTTATCTAGGGAGGAATGGGAGTCTGGTGATTTATCATCATTTATGGTATATCGGGAATTAAAGAATGCGAAAGCTGATTATCCTAATCATACCATAGCTGCTTATGAAGAAGGGGATATTGAAGAACCAACTTTTGTGGATGATGTAGATGAAAGAACTGAGACCTTTTATGTTGACATTCCGAATTCACATAGTGATGAATGGATTTGTGTTCAATCGTTTAAAACAAGGGGAGAAGCTATAACATTTGCTAGGGAAAAATTTAATGCGGATGAAAATGGAATGGTTTCTTTAATTTCACAATCATAAACCAATTTTAAATTAAGTAGAATAAAAATCCTTTCATATAATATGGAGGGATTTTTTTTTAAAATAAATTTGGTAGTTTAAAATTAATTCAATACCTTTGCATAAACAATTTAATTAAACATTCAAATGAAGAAACTTATTTTACTTTTTAATATTTTATTTTTGTATTTTTATTCTTTTGGACAATCGACCTCAGAAGTTGTTTCTGTTGATTCAAGTTTTACAAAAGAAATTTTGTATAGTAACGCATTGTCGTTTTTTGCTAATACATTTAATTCGGCAAATAATGTAATCCAAATGAAAGACCCAGAAACTGGTAAAATTATTGGTAGGGGGTTATTAGGTAAAGATAAACGGGATGTTACAATTACAATATCTTGTAAAGACACGAAATATAAATACGAAATTGATTGTGATTATAAAGTTGATGAAACGTTTATTGAATTTGGAAATATAACTAAATGTGGAGTATTAAAAGGGCAAACATTTTTAAAAATTAAATTTATAGGTAATGAGCCAATAATAGATATTGAAAATGTTTTCTTTATCAATAAATTTAATGGGCAATCTTGGATAGTACATTATTCAGGGGAAAACAATATACTTGGATTATCAAGAGCCGCTATTGAAAATTGGAAGGTATCAGTTGACGAATCATTTAATTCAAATGAACTTGAATTTTATAACGTCAAACCAAAAACTGATTATGATTTACTTTCATTAATAGATAAATTAAAAAAAGATATGTCTAAACCAGAATGGTAAAATATTTTAAGGTTTAAAACATTCATACGGCTAAGGTAAAAACTTTTATCTTAATTAAAATAAAAATCCCTCTAAGAAATTAGGGGGATTTTTTTGAAAATAAATTTGGTAGATTAAAATAATTTACTATCTTTGCACCCGATAAACAATTAAATTTTATCCCTTTTAATATGTCTGTTGATATAACTACATAATGGTTGAAGATTGGTATAATGGTTCAATCTAATAACATCTTCAACAGTTTTAGCCAATGATATTGGTATAATATGGTCAATATCCCAACCATAATTAGGTGTTGTGTTATATTTCGCATAATTATCCCAGTTCATCCAAGACTCAAATTTTGATTCGAGATGTAGTTTAAAATCTTCATAAGAACAGCCAAGAATATGAATTGATTTAGAAGTTTTTTTATGGTTTATTTTTAGAAATGATTTTTGAATTAATTTTCTAAAATTATCACTTATTCTAAAAACCTCATCATTTTTTCTTCTATTCTTTTTATATTCAATCGAATACTTTATGACTTTTTCAGTATTATTTTTATAATAATCTCGGCTTTTTTTATTTATATAATCTTTATTAATTTTCGAATAATTTTTAATATATTCTTTTCTTTTTTCTTTATTATCATTTACCCATTTTTTAACTCTTTCAGAAGTACATTGTTTACAGGTAGGTCTATATTTTATCTCACCTTTATATTTGGTTTTAGTAAAAGCATCTATTTCTTTTTCCAAATTACATATATTACATTTTTTCATAAATTAAATTTAATAATAAATATCAGAAAGTAAAAAGTTTTTACGATTATACAATAAAAATTTGGTAGATTAAAAATTATGCTTATCTTTGTACCCGATAATTAATCAATATAATAAAATGAAATACAACAAACAATTATTGACATTTAACAACGCCAAAACAGTGAAAGGTGAAAACGTTTACAACAAAAAGGGTTTACCTTACAAAACAGCTATTATGTATTTAAGTTCCTATACGAATAATAGCAAGGGTATTAATTTATGTTCTCATGCTTCGACTGGTTGTGCCGCAACTTGTTTAGTAGGTAGTGGAAATGGTGGTATGTTTCCAAAGGTAATGCAAGGTCGCATTGATAAGACCGAATATTTCTTAAGAGATAGAATTGGTTTTATGAATCAACTTGACGAAGAGATTACCAATTTAAAAACTAAATTTAAACTTACGCATGAATTGGTGGTAAGATTGAATGGTACTGCTGATATTGTATTTGAGAAATTTAAGATATTTGAGGGTAAAAATATCTTTGAAAAACATAGTGATATAACTTTTTATGATTACACAAAAAATCATACAAGGTTTGAAAAGGCATTACCAAGCAATTATCATTTGACTTTCAGTCGTTCTGAAACCAATCATGCTAAGGCAATTGAATTATTGAATAAGGGGAAAAACGTTGCGATTGTATTTGACAAATTACCAAGTACTTATGAAGGGTTTGAAGTAATTAGTGGGGATGAAGATGATTTAACTTTCTTAAAACCAAAAGGTGTTATTTTAGGATTGAAATATAAATTCATGACTGGCAAAGGTGGAGGTGAAAAAAACAAATTAGCTTTTTCTAGTGGGTTTGTGGTAAAAACACAAACCCTTGAAGAAAAGTTAAATGAACTTTATTCAAAGGTAGGTGAGAAGGAAATGGTTTTAAATTAATTAGGATAAAAATGATAAATATAACGATTGAGGAATTGGAAATAAGGGCAAAGGAGCGAGGGGTTCCGATATATGTAATTTTGGATGAATTAATTTTATTAGCATTAGCTAGTTTAAATTAAATTTGGTGGAATCAAATATTTTATTTATCTTTGCATTATTAAAACTTTAAATATGGATTTGGGTAAATCAGTTAAAGATAAAGTAAGGAATTCAGTAAGGCGTTCAGTATGGGGTTCAGTAGATGATTCAGTAGGTAATTCAGTATGGCGTTCAGTAGATGATTCAGTAAGTAATTCAGTACAGGATTCAGTATATGATTCAGTAGAGGATTCAGTATGGAATTCAGTAAGTGATTCAGTAACTAATTCAGTAAGGAATTCAGTATGGGATTCAGTAGTTATAAGAATTTTAAATAAAGTAGAATAAAAATTCCTCTAATTTATTAGGGGGGTTTTTTGAAATAAATTTGGTAGTTACAAAATAATGTTTATCTTTGCGGTATCAAAATAATCAAATCATGAAATTCACAGGCACAAAAAATTTTAATTTAATACCTATTGGTAACATTAGTTTTAGTTTTGATAAGAGGACTAAAATAGGTGAGAAACAAATTATTCTTAATGTAAATGAAGTAAGTATTCTTCATAACACATCAGTTAAGATAGACGCTGAAACTGAAAAGTTATTACATGGTGAAATGAAAAAACATAAAACTGATTTATTAACTGATGGGGATGATTTTTTCACAACGACTGGTGGTAAAATAACTGAAATCAGGCATAGGTTTTTTTCTGATTTTTTGACAGATGAAAAATACAAAGAACAAATTTTTAAATTAAGATTTGGTTAATTAAAATATTTTATTTATCTTTGCCTTAATCAATTAAATCAATAAAGACATGAGATTACCAATATCAATTTTAACCCATAAGATGAAGGAATTGGGTTTAATTACGGAGACTGGTGAACCAATAAGTTTTGCGAAGTTTAAGAAGTTGGTAGATATTCACCAATATGGACTTGGTAAACGTAGGGTATTTATTTTCTTTATTCTTAATTCAAGGGATAACATATTTGGTTTTTATCCACCAACTACCAACAGACCAGAAATGTTGAAAATAGCATACGATTATTTATTGGATACTATTACAACTGAAATGAAGCAAGAGTATTTGGATGGAAATGTTCAATGGGGAAATTGTGGTATTCCTTTGGCTTATGGAGATTTGAGGGCTAATTTTTAAATAAAGTAATATGAATATAGGTAAACCAGTTAAAGGTAAAATAAGTAAGTCAGTATGGTATTCAGTAAGGAATTCATTAACTAATTCAGTAGGTAATTCAGTAAGTGATTCAGTAATTGATTCAGTATGGATTTCAGTACATGACGTAGAGAATTCAGTATGGTTGTCAGTAGATGATTCAGTAAGAAATTCAACAAAATAAATTTGGTAGTTACAAAATAATTACTATCTTTGCATTCGTTAATCAATTAAATAATTAAAAAAATGACAAACAATTTAACATCATTTCAGCAAGGGTTGGTGGATGACCTTATCAAAGAGTTTGAACGAATTAATCCAAAACCAAAGGTAGGTGGGGGTAAAAGATTCTCTTTTGATACAATCAATGAGTGCATTCAAGAAGAGGATAGGTTTAAGCAAACCATTACAAAGCATAACCTTACGATGATGAAGGTGTTTCTAAATCAATTTGAAGAAGAATTGAAAGCCTTTAAGGAAGAGTATGGGAAAGTATTCGATGTGCAAATAGGTCATTCTATGTACCAAGATATGAAGGGTACTATCGAAAAATTAATCGAAGGTACTCAAGAAAAACCTTTGTCCAAAAACGAATACAATGAGATGTATTTGTTTGTTGTCAGCAAAAAAAGACCATACGCAAGTTCAGATTCACGATATGATTATTGCAATGGTATGAACTATCAGCAAATTTTCATTGATTTTAAAAGAGATAGGGTAACCCATAAACTTGAAAGTGGAAAAGAAATTGTTGTGTATAAGATTGTGGGGTTGGAGTATAGAAGGTATCAATACTCGCATAAAGATAAAGTGCCTAACACAAGCACTTTGGATGAATTAATCCAAATTGACAAAGAAATCCAAAAATCATTTGTTGCTTTGGCAAGTTAAATAAAGTAGTATAAAAATCCCTCTAAGAAATTAGGGGGATTTATTTTTAAAATAAATTTGGTAGTTACAAAATAATTACTATCTTTGCCTTAATCAATTAAACGAAAGTAAAATGAATAAAGTATTTCCAAACGGATTTTCATCATGGCTTGAAACGTATCATGAGATTGTTTCATTTATTACCATTGAAAGATTATCGGACAAACCTAGGGGTAATATAAAAGAGGTATCAGAAACGCAAGGTATTGGTGGAATATATGAACTTGCGGAGGATTGGACTGACAAATTTGAGAAAGAATTTGAGGGTTATAGTTGGGCTGATGAAGGTGATGGGTATTTTGAAACATTAGAGAATTGGCTTGAAGCTATAAATAATTCAAAATAAATTTGGTAGATTAAAATATTTTATTTATCTTTGCCTTAAATCAATAAAAAAACATGAACATTCAATTAAAGAACATCAAGTTTAGTGAAGCCATGTCAGAGGAAACCAATGCGTTTGTTGCTGATGTGTATGTAAACGATGTAAAGGTAGCCTATGCCAAAAATGATGGGCATGGTGGTTCTACCTTTTATCATGCCTACGAAGGCAAACGTGAATTGCTTAAACAAGCTGAACAATTTTGTTTGGGGTTACCGAGTGTTTTTAATTTTCCAATGAATTTAGAATTTAAGATTGACCTTTTGTTGGAAGATTGGTTAAAAGCCAAAGACCAAGCCAAGTTTGACAAGAAGTTACAAAAGGATATGCTCACAAGTTTGTGTATAAAAACACCTAATGGTTACACACAACTTACATGGAAAAGTGGCAGTCGTAATATTACCATTGCTGAATTGGTTAGTGCACCGAATGGTCGTGAGGTATTAAAGAACGCTATTGCCAAAGCCAAAGCAGAGGGCAAAGAGGTATTGAATACCAACATACCACAACATTTATTTTAAAAAAAGTGACGCTATCATTTGGTAGTGTCATTTCTTTTTTTTATCTTTGTATCATAATCAAAAACAATAATACGATGGCAAAAGTTTATTTAGCACCCAAATCAATCAAAGTACCCGAATTGGATTTTAGCAATATCAATGGTTATGAGAAAGCTTGTGATAAATACAAAGCAGAATTAAAGGCTATGTTACAGAAACACAACAACGAAAAAAATGTTGGTGAAATCATACGTTTTCCTGTGGCTGATGGCTATGCGGAGTATATGGTTGCCAGTATGAAACCAGTTGAGTTGGTTCACCTACCTTTGGGCGATGCGTGGGACTTCCAGTATGTACATTTATTGACAGCCAAAGAGGTGCGAGAAAAAATTGACCAACAAAAGGCGTTGGAAAGATTATTTAAAAAATAAATGTGATGACAGCTGAGGAATTGTATATAAAAAATATTGAAAACGGAATTCGAGCAATAAGATTGGGAACCAAGAAACCTAGTGAAACGTTAGCCCCTGTTAATTTAAATAAATTAAAACAAATTAACATTGGGTTATATGAGGATTATTTAGCTAAATACAAAAGGATTTTGGCTGATTATAATAAAAGAAATCAGCCAAAACATTCTAATATTTAATAATTTTGGCTGATTATGGAAATAGGTAAACCAATTAAGTTTAAAGTAAGTAATTTAGCATTTGATTCAGTATGGAATTCAGTATTGAATTCAGTAAGTAGACCAACCAGAAATATAAGACATGGAAATAGGTAAATCAGTTAAAGATAAAGTAAGTAATTCAGTAAGTAATTCAGTATTGATTTCAGTAAGTAATTCAGTATTGAATTCAGTACGGAATTCAGTAATTATTTCAGTATTGAATTCAGTACGGAATTCAGTAAGGGATTCAGTAAGGAGACCAACTAGAAATATAATAAAATGAATATAGGTAAATCAATAAGTGATTCAGTAGGGAATTCAGTACAGGATTCAGTATGGAATTCAGTATGGCGTTCAGTATTGAGTTCAGCAAGTCGTTCAGTATGGGGTTCAGTAGGGCGTTCAGTAGAAAATAAATTAATTTAAATAAAATGATATATAAATTTAACAAAAAAAGCTTAACCTATGAGAATATTTCGAATAGGGTTATTTTAATTTGTGTTTTGATTGTTTTGGTTTTGATGAGTTTTTTTGCATTTATTGCATTAAAACGGATAAATGACATATCGTATATCAGCAATGAAACAAAAGCGATTATAATCAAAGAAAACACCAAATTTTCGAAAGATAAGTTAAAAGAATACATATTGGATTTAAATCTAAGGTTTCCCCATATTGTTTTGGCACAAGCTGTATTGGAGACGAATGAATTTAAATCAAATATATTCAAGGAGAATAATAATTTATTTGGGATGAAAGAGGCTACCAAGCGACCAACAACCAATTCAGGTGTTGAGAATGGTCATGCTTATTATAATTCATGGAGGGAAAGTGTACAAGATTATGCTATGTTTGCCGCTGCATACCTTAATGATATAAAAACGGAGGAGGAATATTTTCAATATTTAAGGGCGAATTATGCTGAGGATTCAATGTATGTTGAAAAGTTAAAGAAAATAATCAAAGAATTTAACACAATAAATTTGGTGAATTCAAAATAAATATTTATCTTTGTCCCATGAGCAACTTTAAACCACAGGTAACAATAATTACCAACGAAACGAGAAGGGAGTATTCCAATAGTTATGGCAAAGGTAGTCCATATAAAACCATTCAATATCCAACATATAGGGAATTGGTGAAGAATATGAAAAGACATCTGGAGGAAAATCTGGAAGTCAACATATCTGTATTAAGAAGTCGTAGAGGAGAATGGGGTGAATGGGCAGAGATATGGCGAATGGTTGATGGCAAAGCTGGTATTGTAAAAGAAGGGTGGATGTGACTTTTAAATAAAGTAAGATGGAAACCATAAATTTAAAAAAGGGTGATAAAGTTAGGGTTTTTGATTATGCTAATGAAATCTTTGATGAGGTTGTTATCATAATTTCAAATGACATTATTTCAAATGATATTCTTTATAAGATAGATAATGGAGAAACTTTTTATTTTTCACATCAAGGTTATTTTGAAAAAATTTAGAACATGACAAAAATATATCAATTGGTACAAGTCCGTGATGAAGACGAGAGTGGAGTCTTATTAGTTGGCGGTGAAAATGATTTAAGGGAGTATATTAAAAATTTATGGGTTCGTCATTCTAAGACGATTCAAGAAACGTTTAATATTACCTTAGAAGAAGATTTTTATTATCTAGTAGATGGAAATTTATTTGAAGTAATTCAAAAACTTCATTTAGATTTATTTGAAGTTGGTGAAGTTGAATTGAAAATTTCCGAATAAAAATTTGGTAGATTCAAATTAATTACTATCTTTGCCCTCGTTAATCAATTAAAAACATGGCTAAACCTAGAAACTTAAAAACAAAAACTTGGAAATTAGGCGAAGTTGCTCAAGGCGGTGTAATTACCGTAGAAATCACTGGCAAAATAATTCAAGTAATTGGTAAAGAATGGGACTTCTCAACTGGTAGCAGAAAATCTTCTGACCAAAGCAAAGCAAAAGAATTTACACGAGGCACTGTATTGGCAAATGAGCTAGATGCTGAATGGAAATTATCTGAATTCCTTTGTGACCTTAGCACTTCATATTACGCTGATGAGATTATCAAATGGATAAAATCAAAGGTAAAAATTGAACCTGAATTTGGGTATTAAAAATATTTTAAAATAAATTTGGTAGATTCAAATTAATTACTATCTTTGCCCTCGTTAATCAATTAAAAAAAAAATAATTATGCCTAATCACGTAACCAATCGACTTACAATTATCGGTAATGAACAAGAAGTAGCAAAGTGTCTTGCTGAAATCAAAGGCACAAGAGAAGACCAATTTATTGACTTCAATACGTTTGCACCTATTCCACAGGAATTGGAAGGTACACAAAGTCCTACAAAAATCATATCTAAAAAGGAATATGATGAGCAAGAAAGACGAATAGCCAACAATGAACTATCCGACATTGAAAAGCAATGGGGTGTTAGTCGTGGTATTACCAAAGAGATGTCTGACAAATTCAATGATGAATTTGGACACGACAACTGGTATGATTGGCAAATTGCCAACTGGGGTACAAAGTGGAATGCTTACGACCAATTAAAAAATGAAAGTGAACCTATCATTGAATTCCATACAGCGTGGAGTACACCTTTGGGGGCTATGTTGGTAATGTCCGAAAAATATTCTACTTTGCGTTTTAAAGTAGAATATGCTGATGAAGATTTTGGGTACAATGTTGGTGAATATACATTAGAGAATGGAGAGTGTATTGGTGAAAACGTACCAAAAGGTGGTAGCCCCGAAGCATTAAAAATGGCTATGGAGATTCGTGACGAAAATGAATACTATCTTGTGGACTACCTATGTGAGAACGTGGAAGATGAACTGGATGAGTTTACGGACAGCCTTGTAGTATTGGCACACGAAGAACAATATCTTGTTGATGATTATGCTGTGGTTGTTTTAAATAAATTAAAAGAACTTGCATTGGCTGATGAGCAATATGAAAGGGTTGCTGAAATTGACAAGTTATTGAAAGTCAAAGAAACTACCGAGTAAAAAAGTTTAAAATAAATTTGGTAGATTCAAAATAATTACTATCTTTGCATCACTAATCAATTAAATAAATAAATCATGCACAATTTACATTTAGTAGTAGTAAAAGCCGAGAATGGCGAAGATGCTTGTTCAGAAGCAGAAAGTTTCCTCATGGATTGGGGAAACGAAAACAACTGGCGTACCATGTGTGGTGCGGTAAGTGAAGATAACGAGGTTTACAAAGCCTCTGATGGTCGGTATGAACCCGATGAGAATACCAATACCATTGCCAAAATCAACAAAATGATTAAAGGTTGGATGCAGTCTGACCTATACACTGAAACAGCCAAAAAGTTATTGGCTAAAGGCAAAAAGGTTGAGAGCTTCAATACAAATGAATTGTGGTCGTTGCAGAAGTATGCCAAGTTTTTGTATGAGATAAAATCAATAAAACAAATCAAAGCCTTCCGTAGAAAAAGCGGTGAGAAGGTATCAAACCAATTTAATGTATTGGAAGATAACTTTTACGCATTCTCTTATGATGAGTGCGGTGTAACTCAAACCGATAGTGGCGATGGCAAACTTTGGGTAGTGTTTGTCGATATGCATTCGTGAGGAATTAAGGGGTAAGTTAAAATTTACCCCTTTTCACATTTCTATTTATGTAACTACATAATGGTTGAAGATTGGTATAGTGATTTAACACATAAACTTCAGTTGTGAAGAATTTTTGGATTTAATTGGTGCGTAAAAAAAGTTTAAAATAAATTTGGTAGTTTAAAAAATTCTCCTTATCTTTGTCTCATAATCAAATAATAAATAAAATGTCAAAAACAAACGAAATCGCAATGGTTAGCGAAACAAAAACCAAAATGGTTGTTATCACCCCAGACCAATATGGACTATTAGCGGTGCTACCTAAAAACAGACCAATTAATAAACAGCATTCTTTGAGCATGAAGTTATCAGTAATGCGAAATGGTGTATTGCGTAATGTGATTGTGGTGTGGGATAGCAAGAAAAACAAGTATTATATTGTTGATGGACAGCATTTGAGTGATTGTTTAAAGGACTTAGGATATAATATTCCTTGTACCGTTGTGGATTCAAAGAGTGAAGCTGAAACAACTCAACTTATGATTGACTTGAACAATACAAGCAAATCATGGAAATTAGCTGACTACATTCATGGTTGGGCTGAAAGTGGAAACAAAGACTATCGTTTGCTGAAAAATGCAATGAACCTCACTTATTCTGATATGCAGGTGTCAATCATCATTCAAGCATATACAATGCAAAACAGAGCCAAGGCTACCAAAATGGTAAAAGAAGGTAGGTTTGAAATTGTGAATAAAGTAAAAGGTGATGAACTCATTGATTGTGTGAGTGAGTGTGCTGAAATTGTGCCAAACACACGACAAATGAATGAAGCTCTTATTAAGCTCATGCTTAGAACAGAGGGCTATAATCATAAGCACATGATTAAGCGTTTGAAAGCCGTTGTTAAGCACTTTGTGTTTAGTACAAGCGAGGGTAAATTGTATGAACAATTAGAAACAATTTACAACGGATAAAAAAAGTTTCAAAAAAAGTGGCACTACTATTTGGTAGTGTCATTTTTTTTACTATCTTTGCATCACTAATCAACTAAATAATTAAAAAAATGGGACAGTATTTTAAACCAATTTTGCTTGCTGAAAACAAAAAAACAGTAAAATCTTGGATGTATTCACACGAATACGACAATGGGCTTAAACTCATGGAACATTCCGACATTGGAAATGATTTTGTGAGTGCCTTTGAAAGCCTAATCAAAAACAAACCTCAAAGGGTTGTATGGGCTGGCGACTATGCCGATGAATGCAAAGGCAGAAAAACAAATTTGTATGGCCGTTGCAAGGACACAGAAAAAGTTAAACCTACGGAAAGGTTTACCACAACTGAAACACGTTACATTGTAAACCACACCAAAAAGCAATTTGTGGATAAGTTTTCGGTTTCTGAAATCCCTATGTGGAAAGGAACTAAAATACACCCTCTACCATTGCTTACGTGCGAAGGAAACGGCAGGGGTGGTGGTGACTTTGAAGGTGAAAATAAGTACATTGGAACGTGGGCTAGAGATATTATTTCAGTTGAAAGCAAGAAACCAATCGGGTATGCTGAAATAAAACCTGACTTTGCCGAGTAAAAAAAGTTTCAAAAAAAAATGGGGTTATCATTTGGTAATCTCATTTTTTATTTTTATCTTTGCCTTATGAAAACAGAGGAATTAAATAAAATAACAGAAACCATTGAGGGTTATCCAGTAAAAAATCTAAGGTGGTTGCCTTTGGATAATATTATTGTTGGTATGGTTAAGTGTCCTTATATGGGCAAACCAAATTTGCATGAGGGTTATATTAGTGGGATGTGGAAACGTAATGGTTTACCAACCAATAAAATAAAAGGATTCGACCATTTACAATTAAAAATAAATTTGGTAGATTCAAAATAATTGCTTATCTTTGTCTTATCATTCAACCTAATTAAAATGGATTTTGTTAAAGCAACCATAAAAATACATAAGTCGATTGAAACGGCTCAAACACTTGAGCATCATCAAATCATTCAGGTTATGATTGATAATGTTGAAACATATGCAAGATTGCAAAAACCACGTGATAAATCACTTCTAGGTGCATTAGCTATGCTAAATTGGGAAAACGTTGACAAGTGGCATAAAACAAATAAAAAATAAAACAATTATAAAACATGAAAAAACTATTATTACTTATTGGAATAATTTCCTTAACCAGTTGCGATAACGTATTGGTTAAAAAGTATGGACAAACCCAAACATTTACCTTAGAAAAAAATCAAAAATTGATGAATTGTTCTTGGAAAGATGACCAACTTTGGATATTGACAAAACCGATGAAATCAACCGATTCAGTTGAGGTTTATTCTTATCAAGAAAAATCCAAGTATGGACTTATCGAAGGGAAGTTTATTATTCAAGAAAGTAAATAATGATATAATTATTTGCGCCCTTAGCTCAGTTGGTCAGAGCAATTGACTCATAATCAATAGGTCGCTGGTTCGAGCCCAGCAGGGCGCACAAAAACAAAAAAATGAAAAAAACTATTAACGCTATTCTTGGGTTGATATTACTTAGTATGTTTCCAATAGCCGTACTTGCTCTTTGGAGTGATAAAAACGAAATTTATTTAAAAATTATCGGTACCCAATCATTATTAATTATATTAGGAACGATAATATCTTCAGCCATTGAAAAGGTAAAATAAATTTGGTAATATCAAAATTATTTCTTACCTTTGTCTCACGTTCATTGAAATTAATACTTGGTCATATTAGTCGTAAAGCTAGAGATTAATCAGATAGCGGCAACTTGGAAATGATAAATACCAATTTGCTAGGAATAACGACATATAAGCATCATCTTATTGGTTCGAGTCCAATTATGACCGCAAAAAAATTGAAAATAAATTTGGTAATATCAAATTTATTTCTTACCTTTGTCTTGTAAGTTTACGCTTAACTTACACATTAGTTATAAAAGCGTTGAGTACCTAGGATGTAGACTGTGGTAGCTGTCCTAGGATTACAAAAAACATCATAGTGATATGTATGCTAATGCACCATCCGTATCCCCTGAAAAGGATTAACTAAGGTCGGTCAAACCTTATATTAAAAATGGGACATCAGCCCCTCCCGAAAGGCAGATTGGCACTGTGTACCCAAACATCCGAAAAAGGTTCCCTGCCAAGGGACGTAAGTCGGTGGGAAGGCATCCCATTGAGCCAAAAAGTGGTGACATCTCAATCAGTTTGAGCCGATTGATTGGGGTGGGCTCTCACCTCTTAATTCAGCCAGCGGGCGGCTATGCCCGCATTAACAACCGAAGGCAGCTTATATGCGGCCAATTATTAGAAAAAGTCAACCCCTGAGCCCGAAATGTGGACAGGGGTTTGGCTATTTTATATGGTGTACACGTTTGTGTACATGGATTCAGCTAAGCTCCGTTAATCATTAAGTTGTTGTGGATTTTCTTCCGAAACGATTTCTTTTTTTTCTTTCTGAATTTGATTGATTATATAACCTGATACGGCAAATTCAGTGGTCGCCCATAATAAAAATTCACCCATCGTTAAAGCTGATGAGTGAGTAACTAGGAAATAAATCATTCCCCATTGAGCAATAATAAAAGCGATTCCAGATTCAATTCTTTTCTTAGAAAAGAAAGAAGGTTGTGATGAATAGATTTTGCAAATTTCTGAGATAAACCATTTGATATTATCCCAACCGAAGAAGTATTTTTGTTCCATGTTTAAATAAATTAGTTTACAGTAAATATATCACTGTAAACAAATTCATTTAAAAGTACTGAAAATAAAAAAGCTCCAGAGATTATCTGGAGCCTTAATTTTATACTACTTTATTTGATTATCGCTTTCAATTCAGCTTTTAATTCTTTTGCTTTGGTTCCACGATAAGTTGAAGCATTAGCTAAGAAGTAGTTTATAATGCTAGAAGCTGAATCATAACCATAACGGCTTGTTTTATCGGTAAGCATTTCCATAGCTTCTAAATAAGGTTTAGCACCAAAATAGATACCATTTTTGGAAGTTGCTTTCCAATCTTTGCGAATTTCTAGAGCGATTTCGCTAATGCTACGTTGAGTTTGTTTTGACATTTGTTTTAAATTGATAGGGCAAAGATAGATAAAATATTGATATAAACAAATTTATTTTACTTTATTTATAATTTTTTTTTTTGAAATAAATTTGGTAGATTCAAAATAATTACTATCTTTGCCTTATCAAAAAATAATTAAAAATGAAAACAATACAAATTGGTGTACCTTGCTCTCCAGCAAGAATTTTATCTCATAGAACCAAAAAAGTTAAAAAAATACTTGTGAGTTATGGTGGTGGTTTAGGTGGTTCAACAGATACTTATTATACTACTAAGATTAATAAGGAACAGGCATTAAATGGTTTTTGGGAATTGTTATTGGTAGAAGGTGGTAATATTGAAATTAATCCAAGATTTATTGTATCTGTTGAAGATGCAGAAATTGTAATTGTTGAAACTGACATAACCGATTTTTACAATCGTAATCGCAAACAAAAAGTTGAAAGTAATGTTCTAACTGAATTTATTTATTTGGCTAAGGATGAAACATATCAAATCGTTGATGTGATTGTTGCAACTCCAAGACATGAAGGCCAGTTATATAAACGAGTGATTTATCAAACCAATGAAATAAAATAAAATTCAATGAAACCATCAAAATAAATTTGGTGGTTTCGTTTTTTATTCTTATCTTTGTCTTATCAAATCAATCAAACATGAGCAAAGCATTAGAATTTATTGAACTTCAAAATTTGGTTAACCAAGAAATTGAAGAGAAAGGTCAAGCATCACAAGAATTAGCTGATAAGCTTGAAATTCTTGGGGATTCATTAACCGAACAAGAACAAGATGAAGTTATCTTTCTTTATAAGAATTTAGAAAAATTAGATTAAAATCATGGAACAGGATTTTCGTAATTCAATTAAGCTTGTTAAGCAACATTATTTCTTTACCCTATTTGGGTTAAAGCCTTCCAAAACTTATAAGGGTTTGGATAAAGAAAGTCTTTCAGCTTGTGAAAGCGTAATTGATAAATTCCGTACTGAAATTTGGAATAAAGATTTTTGGGGTTTGAGTGTTAAGGATTCCATTGCAGCTGTAGCTGGTCCGATTGAGGCTGATTTAAATGTGATAAAAAAATTGAAAAAAGATTTGGCAGATTCAAAATAATTACTATCTTTGCCCTATCAAAATAATTAAAACATGGCTAAGACTAAGAAATCAATCATCAAACAAATTAAAACCATTATTAGAGAGTTTGAACCTTTTGGTAGCGGTGAAGTAGAACCAAGTAACAGCCCAGTTGTAAATGAAATGGGTGATTTGATTGCATTGGCAGAATACTTTAACTATAAATCAGTTGAAGTTAGAGTATATGATTGTAGCAGTATGGGTAGCGACAGCATACACGATTACGAAGTTGCGTATGAGAATTTGTCAAAGGATGTGTTGGAAGAAATATTATTTGTTGCCGAGCAATATGAAACTGAACAAATTAAAACAGAAAAAAGAATATCAAATTAATTTGGTAGATTCAAAATAATTACTATCTTTGTCCTATCAAAATAATCAAAACATGAACACATTAATCAACATCTTTATCAACGGAACTTGGGATACTTCACACGAAGATAAGACCGACAAATCGCCTGTACGAGTATTTGACAAGGGAACGCACGTTCAAATCTTGGCTGACCAATATGACCAATACATTGATGACCTTGAAGAAAGAGGGTACGATTGTTATTTGTGCCCCGAAATGTATTCACACCCACAATGGAATGGTGAAATAATTTACGCATAAATTTGGTAGATTCAAAATAATTACTATCTTTGCATAGTGTGATAAGGAGATAACGAAGTAAATATACATAAGAAGTGAGGTTTAGTCCCAACATTATGTTAATGCCTTATCACATTTTGTTAAATTTAAAATAAATTAAAATGAAAAAAAGATTCCGTATTCTTTCACCTGATGGTTTTGATATCCGTATGGATAAACTAACCTATACTGAAAGCCAACTCCAAAGTGAAATCAAGAAGTTCGTAAAACGCTACGAAAGTCAAGGGCATTATTCTTCTCGTGATTATGGTAGAATTCCATTGGTGGATATTGCCGATTATTGTTCAGTTGAAGAAATTGAAAATTAATTTGGTAGATTAAATTAATTTACTTATCTTTGCATTCAATAATAAAAAAATGGATAATATTAGCAACGAAGATAGAAGTTTAGCCCTTCAATGGTGGAGGGCTAAAACACAAGAGGAGCAGATTAAAATCCTAAGAAAATCAAACCTTATTGGTTCTCAAGACAGATTACCTAAATGGTTGACAGGTTCTGAAATTCAAAAACTTTACGAAACTTTTAAATAAAGTAAAATGAAATTTTCCATGCTTTTACCACAATTGAAATTGATTTCAACCGAATTTAATTTGCGTCTCAATAGACCAAACGAATTGAGTCTGGCTTATCAGATTTTATTGGATGGAGTTTATTTAAATTAATTTCAAAATAAATTTGGTAGATTAAAATTTTTTTCTTATCTTTGCATAAAATTAAACAAAATGGCAAAACGTAAAAAAACAAAACAGACAATCCTAAAAGGTGAAGGTGCAAACCAACATACCTTATATGGTAGCTTTTCAACGGAAGATACGCTAACAGATTTTGCAGAGATTTCTGTAAAAGAAAATAGTGTATTGAAACACGAAGAACCTAATGGCAATTTTGCTGAACACAAAGGTTTGCAAGTTGAACAAGGAAATTGGGTTCTTGGGAAACAAATTGAATACAATCCGTTTAATGCAACTATTAGTAGAGTTTGGGATTAAGCAGTATGGATTTCAGTAGATGATTCAGTATGGGGGGTAAATGGGTTGGAAACAACCCATTTTTATTTTTAAATAAAGTAATTTAAAATGGCAAAACAACAAAAACTTGCACAAAGATTTACCTATGCTAATGGGCATAAGATATATGTTGGTTTAACTGGTAATGTTGGTTATATTAGCATTGAAGATAATAATCTATATCCAGACCACGATAGTCGTTCAGAACGTAGGAATTTGTACTATCATACAATGATGATACCTTATATGACAAGAGAACAATTAAAAGATTTGCATATAGCTATTGGAGAGGTATTAAAAAATTCTAAATAAAAATTTGGTAGTTCAAAATAATTTATTATCTTTGCACCATAATCAATAACAAATAAACAAACAATTATGGCAAATCCAATGATACACGCAAAGAGTTCGGTTAAAAGGTGGGGTGGTAGTGTTGAATGTTACTTACCAATTCACGAATTACTTGATAGCCCAAAGGCTACAATGAATAACAATTCATCAAGGTTATTAACACATAACACTTGGTTTGCTTACACTATCATACCTAAAATCTTTGGGTATAACATTGTAAATTCCGATGGCAAAAGTGTTGATACGGTTGATATTGCTATGTTGCATATCGCAGAAGATTTTAAAATGAGATTTGTGCCAACACCACAAGACTATTTGAAACATTTGGAAGTTCAAGCGTGGATGTGTAACGGAGTTAAAAACATTGACAATCCCGAATCGGAACTAACCGCAAAAGAATTTTTGGAAAAAATAAGACAATAAATTTGGTAATTCAAAAATAATGTTTATCTTTGCTGTAAATTAAAAATCAAATAAAAAATGGAACAAACAGAAAAAATCGTAAAACTTTGGAAAGAGTTGGGTATTGACCACATCAATTTTAAATTTAATTGCGGTGGAGATAGTATGGGCGATACCGACATTGAGATTTTTGACAAAGAAAATGAATGGGTTGAAAATCAAGAATTGGTTGATTATTTTGACAGAAAAACTTACAACAATGTTGAATTTTATGTAAATTCAGACGGACACTATCAAGGTGAAAGTGGTTGCGTTGAAATTACTTTAAATGAAGATGAAGATGATTTTTATTACATAAAAAATGCTCAAAGTGAGTGGAGTGAAAGATTTGATGGTAAAACAAAAGTTTCATTAACTGATGAAGAAGCTGCTTTTGTTTCTGAATTTGTTGATAACCTCAATGGTGAAGAAGGTAATTTCACTATCAATTACAAAAAAGATTTTATCTTAACTGACAAACAAGAAAAATTGGTTGAAAGTTTGGAAGAAAAAATCATTCAATCTTGCTATGCCTTTGAACCCGAAGATGCAGAAGGTGAAGCTACTGATTGGTTTGTTTTCACTACAAATGAAGATAACGAAGATTTGGTGCTTGTTGGTAATGACCTTACTTTGACGGTGAGTAGAGAATACACAATTTACAGAGATAGTGATTAAAAAAAAACAGAAAAATATTTGGGGAATTGAAAAATTCCCCTTATCTTTGTCTTAAATAAAAATTAAACAATATGCAAATCGTTATCAACAACACAAAATTCCCTTATGATTTAGGGTGTGGTTTACTTAAACTGAAACACGAAAATTGTCCTTTCCCCGAACTTGAAGACATTTGGGCAGACATCAAACCACTATCTTTTAAACAAATTGCTGGGTTGCCTAATTTGGAACAAAGAAGGGTTGGTATGCTTATCTTTGGGTTGGATAGGTTAGTTAAAGAAGTAAACCCTAAATTACTTAGTTCAAAAACGCTGACAAAATCAACCACTTGGGTAACAGAGAATGGTGAAGTTGTTGAACATACATTCAATGATACCTATGAACTTTATGAAGTGAGTGGTGAAGTATTTAGTGAAGGGTTAGAGGGTTGGCAAAAAATGCAAAATTCATATTATGTGAAATGCAAAGATACATCAACCGACAGAGAATATCTTATTTGGGTTGAACCTCGTAGTGTGTATAACACGAATAACGAGAATAGTTGGAATTACGAAATAAATAAAGTAAACGCTATTCAATGTATTGCGTGGACTATTCAAACGAATGTGCCAAAAGGAAAGATTGAAAAGATTATCCGACAAGGTGATTGTATTTTGATTAAACCAAAAGGTAGTTACAAAGAATTGGAAACACCAAGACACTTAACAGAAAAAGAGTATAAAACACTACTTGTTGCTGAAAGTTAAATAAGTTTGTTTGATTGATGATGAGAAAGGGTTGCAGAAATGCAATCCTTTTTTTTTTTTGAAAATAAATTTGGTAGATTAAAATGAATTACTTATCTTTGCCCTATCAATAATTAAACAATGGCAAAAGCAAAACAAATCGACTTTGAAAAAATCACACTACGTTCACAAATTACTTCACGTGGTGGTGGAATTGAAATATCTTTGGATACTCTCGGATTTAAGGGTGAAAAAATGACAAGTTATCAGAATTACTTAGGTGGTGGTTTGCTTGGTAGGGTTTGTTCGGATAACACAATAAACGCTTACCGAAAACCTTGCACCGACAAACAACAAGTTAAGTTAGATAAAATAGCTGAACAACTTAAACAATACTACCATAGCCTTACAAACCCAGATTCTGAATGGGAAAGCCAAAGCTACGAACAAAATCAAAATATGCCAACAAGTGCATACTAAATAAAAGGGAGAAATTTCTCCCTTTTTTTTTGAAATAAATTTGGTAAATTCAAAATAATTACTTATCTTTGCCTTATCAATAATCAATAACAAATTTTAAAATGGATAATACACGTTTATCAAGGCGAGTTGATATCGCCAAAAGAGATTTTGAAAGCATCATTGATGACCTAATCGCAGAGATTGAAGAACTTGAAGGCGATAAGGACAAAATGCAACATGAGATTGATGACCTAATCGCAGCGGTTGTAGAACTTGAAGACGATAAGGACAAAATGCAACATGAGATTGATGCCTTAATGGAACGAATTTCAGATTTAGAAGTTATCAGTAGTGCGGTGGGAAAAAAATAAATTTGGTAGTTTAAATTAATTTACTTATCTTTGCAGTATGAAAATTACAAAATACAGAGTAAAAAAAGCCTATGAATGTTATATCAATGGGCGTAATCATGGTAGAAATATTTATTGGTCTTTCAGGTTGGCTCTATGGTGGTTTTCCAGTGGGTTTGTCTTTGAGGGTGACAAAAAAAATTCTAAATAAAAATTTGGTAGTTTAAATTAATTTACTTATCTTTGCCCTATCAATAATTAAAACAATGACAAAATTCGAACAAGCACAACAACAAGTTAGAAATGGTGAATTAAGTACACCAAGTGTTTCAATGGGTAACAAAAAAATAGATTACTTTGGTTATCAATTGGCTACACACCGCTATAATCTTAAAATCCTTTCACTTGGAATGAAATTCAAAGGAATTAAGCTAAAAGATTTAAAAGACTATTATGGTTTAAAAGGAAAAACGGCTGCTGAATGTCTTCCCGAATTTGAAAAGATTTTGGCAGATTATAAGGCAGAATTGGATAAGCCGAGCATTCAAGAAATCTTAAACTAATTTAAAAGAAACCATCAAAGAAATTTGGTGGTTTCGTTTTTTATACTTATCTTTGTCTTATCAATAATCAAAACAAATGATAATAGAAAATTTTAGAATAAGCACCTCATTGGGTCATGTTAATGGTAAAACGTTAGATTTCTTAAGCGAAGAGGAATTAAATGAATTTAACCGAATTGGTCACTCAGGAAAAAATTCACAAGGTGTTAAAATGGGTCGTGTTGAATACTTGAATTCCCTTAGACCAAAAGAAGAACAATTCCAATTAACAAAAATCAAATGGGATAATGGAGATTTTCAAGAAGAATTTATCTTAACAAGAGTAACTATTCCACAAAAATAAATTTGGTAGTTTAAATTAATTACTTATCTTTGTCCTATCAAATAATTAAACAACATGGCAAAAGTATCTCTAATCATCGCATCACATTTAAATGATATTCAAGAAATAATTGCTGGCAATGATAATTCATTTATCAATCATAAAATTAATTTTGTGAAATATTTGGTAATGAAATATAAAGATACCAGCGTTGAAATTAATCCTAATGAAGTTTATACCGAATTCCTAGAAAAATATCCAACATTATAAAAGCGTTTTGATTGATGATAAATTGGGTGAAAATATTTTCACCCTTTTTTGTTTATATCAATTTAATTACTTATCTTTGTCCTATCAAATAATCAATTATGAGTATGACAGCTGCTTATTTATTGGCAACCAAAACACCAATAGAAAACATTGAATTAAATAAACCATATAGGATTGTTGGCAGGGTTTATATTAATGGTGGAATATTTGTTCCAATCAAAATAGAAAATGAATTAATTTATTTAAAAGGTTATGTAACCCCAGTAAATAAAAATAATATCAAATTTTATTTGGTAGATTCAAATTAATTACTTATCTTTGCCCTATCAAAAAATCAATCATGGGAAAAGCAATTAGAAATGTATTTAAAACTGATAGACTAATTTTGACAGAATGTACGGATGGGTATTATCTTTGGGATAACGTAGCTGGTTTTAATATAGCAATTCATGCCAAAAGCGAACAACAAGCTCTTATTGATGGTTTAAACTATTATCAAAGTTATCATTCTAAATTAAAAAAAGAACATAAAGATTTAAACGATAAGGTACAAAATTTTTTATCGCAATTTGAGAGAGATGACGATTGAAATAAATTTGGTAGTTTAAATTAATTTGCTTATCTTTGTCCTATCAATTAAATAATCAAAACAAATGAAAATTTTACACATTACACCTGACACAAATGGATATGAAGAAGTTATATTGTTGGCCAATGCTATCAATAAAACAAATAGTTTAGCAGCTATTGAAAAAGATGGACAACAATTTATGACTGGTGGTTTTTTAATTAACGATACACCAAGAATAAGAGAATTATTGGATGTAATCCCAAAAGACCAACAATACGAATTTGTAAAGGAATTTAAGATGGAACCTTTTGTAAAATTTTATTTGGAAGATTCAAATTAATTGCTTATCTTTGTCTTATCAAATAATCAATTATGATTAGTTAAAAACGACAAGTAATGACAGTAGAACAACAAGCAGAAAAACTAATTGATGAAGCGTATGAATATGCACCATCTTCAGGAGGAACAAAAGAAGCCATTTCGATAAGGATAGCAATTTGGTGTGCCGAAAAAATAGCATCAAATATAGGTTTTTCTCCTAATGATGAATATTGGGCTGATGTAATTAAATACCTAAAAAAAAAGTTATGTACTGTGTTAGCAGATGAAGTTTGCTTTCACAGTACCCAAGACAGAGTACGAACTCATAGAGGTTATCACTGCAATAATTGTGGAAAGAGGTTTTAGCAAACTTTTTCTGCTAACGTACCGCAGGTTTATTTAGTGCTAGAATTAACAGATAAATTAACTTAAAAGCAGAAAATATGAAATTACTAAAAATGTTATTTGGGAGCAGAAAACCCGCATTGAATAAACCTGTTGTTAGCGGTAGTCTTTCTTTCAAGGAGCAAATGGTAAACGATATAATACCTTTTGTCGAAAGAATGATTGAAAAGGAAAAGAACCACCTTTATTGGCTCGAAAGTAAAAATGCACCGAAAGAATTTATTGAAAGGTCTAAATGGCATCTCAATCATTTTAGACAAAGGCATAAAGAATATATTGAATATGCGGAGTGTCTTTAAGATTACCGCTAACGGTTGAGTGTATGAGTAGTGTGGCTTTGCACATACTTTCAACTTAGAACTAAATTTATTTAGCCACATTACTTATACACTTTGTTATAGGTATGTTTAAAAACTGAATTATGAAACAGTACTTTATGTTTAATTTTGCTGAAACGAAAGAAATAAAAATAGGACAATTTCAATCAGATGATGAATTTTGGAAATATTACTGGGCTAATGAAAGCAAAATTAAAGAGCAACAACTTAAATTAGATATAGAATGTAAAATTTGGCACATGGTCAGTTTTTAAATTACCTATAACTATCATATATACATACCTTTTTGCAACCAATTGGTTTTTAATAAAATATTTGAGTAGGTCTTCAAAATTCAAAATAAATTTGGTAGTTTAAATTAATTTGCTTATCTTTGTCCTATCAATTAAATAATCAAAACAATGAAACAAGTTTTATCATCCCTAAACCAAAAAAGGAAATCAAATCCATTAGAGTTCTATTACCCAATAATCTTTTTGGGTTCCCTATTTACTCTGCTTTATGTGGCTCTTATATTCAATAACATTTAAATAAATTAATATGAAACTTCAACAAGCAATATCAGAAATAGAAAAAAACCACTTCTCTTTCCAACTCCCAATTCAAATGATTGAATTTGAAGATGGCTCTGGATTCAAATTTAATTACCGATTAAAAGGTGAAACAAAAAATAGATTCATTAACCTAAAAAAATAGTACACATTTGCGTACATATAAATAAAAAAGGGGTGCATTAGCAACCCCTTTTTTTTGACTGTTCACTTCATTCTACCTTATTTCTAAGTTGAGTGCGTACCTCAATAGTCTACTTACCATAACCTCAGTCAACGAGCAGATTTGAACTGCATTCGTGGTTAAAACAGGATTCGAACCTGTGTAAAGGGTGGGGTCTGCCACTATCCTTGCGCTATCCAGCTACGCCATTTAACCAAAATTGACCAATTAATTAAGGGGAATCAAACCCTACTTAAATCCTGAGCGTCCTGTTCTAATGGGAAGGAGGTTGGTCTAATTAGTAGTCAGGACAGGATTCGAACCTGCTATCACCCATGCGGAATTACGAAGTAACTACTTCAACCCAAGTAGGGCATATAACCTAATCATGCTTCTCTGACTATGTTGTAAATGTCGATTGACCTGCGTATTTGGTTAGTCCACTTTCAGACACCTTGTGAACCATTTACAACACTGCAAATATACAAACTTTTTTTCAATCTACCAAATTTTCTACCAAAAATTTTTTTATAAAATAAATTCATTTAAAATTTGGAAATATCAAAAACTTGTCTATCTTTGCATCACTAAAACAAACAAACATGAAAACAATCGTATTATCAACCCTCGCAGCTCTTACCCTCTTTATTAGCTCTTGCAGCACTACATCACCTTGCTATTCAGTTTCTATGGGTAAAGGTGCGCCAACACCCATATCAAGAGGAACGGAAGTAGTTTGGGGACAGAAAGCAAGCAAAACACCCTACTATGTGAAACCTAAAAAACAAAGCCATAAAAAAGCAAGAAACTACTATGCTTCAAAGTGGTATGATAGGTGGTAAAAAATTTAACAAATTTATTTTCAAAAAGGTTTGGTAATCTCAAACCTTTTTTTTATATTTGCAGTGTCAATCAGACGGGACGTTGCTCACAAGGTAACGGAAGGTATACTCCGACCTACCTTATATTTTTTTTATACATATCCGAAAAAAGTTTGCAAAAGTACAAAAAAAATTCCATACTACCAAATTAAGTTATCAACAAAAAAATGTTGATAAACTAACTTAAAATAAATTCATTTAAATTTGGTAATGTCAAAAATAATTCCTTTATTTGCATCATCGTTAAACAATTAAACAAACAAACGTATGAACAAACAATCAATTATCGAAACCCTTATCAATGATGGCGGTTCTGCTACTTTCGCACAAATGACCGCAATCGTAGAAGAAAAGCAACTGAAAAGGGGCAATCCATTGGCAACTGCCAAAATTACCAAAATGGTTAATTACAATATGCTCCTTAATGCGAATTATACCAATATGGTAAACAATCGCAGAGAGAAAGAAGGTAAAGAAGCAGATTTTGAAGCCAAAGAAAATTGGTTTCAGAAAGTGAATGATGGCTTTAACGGCTCAATCGTTTGCAATAAAAAAGATACAACCGCTTTATATTTGTTTTTCGCTTGTAATAACGCTAAAACGCTAAAATACTTCGTAGATGGTATTGAAGCAACAGACGAGCAAATTTCCACTATAAAGAAATTTAAACCAGCACCAAGCAAAGCAACAAACCAAGAACTTGAAAATGATATTATTGTGAGAACTGTCAAATTGTCAGGTATCAAAGAAATCAAATGCGGTGCGAAAATTATGTTCGCTGAATAACATAAACACACCACAAAAAAGCACTCTATTAATAGGGTGCTTTTTTTTTATAAATAAATTAAAATAAATTTGGTAGTTACAAATTTATTCCCTATCTTTGTCCCGTTGATAATTCAAAAACAACGGGCTGGGGTTCAAAAAACAACGGAAGAGTATACTCCAACCTGCCTTATATTTTTTTATACACATACACACGTGCGTAATATAATAAAAATTTTTCAATCTACCAAATAAAGTTATTAACAACCTAATTGTTAATAAACTTTTTCAAATTAATTAAAATAAAATTTGGTAGTTTCAATTTTTTTACTACCTTTGCCCCATCATTAATCAATTAAATATTTAAAAAATGGAAAACATCCTTTCAACAATCGAAAACCAAATGAATTCATTTGAAAACCTTAAAAGCCAAGTATTGGTAGCCAAAAAAATCCAATTGCATTCAGGTATTGATGGTTACAATTCACCCGATGCCTATGGTATCTATAAATCAAACGGAGGCAATGCCTTGGGTGTTGTTGGTAAAGATTTTGAACCAATGGATTTACACTTGTTTTTGGATTCAATTCAGCACTCTGTATTGCAGTCTAATCTTAATCTTGACCTTTCAAAATTGACCTATACAGAATATCGTGGCGGTTCAAAAGTAGCTTTCCGTATCCCTTTCAAAAAATACGAACTTAAAACCCCAATGGTAGGCGATGCCTTGGAAACGGCTTTGGAATTCAGAACAGGTTTTGATGGAAAAACAAAAATTTCCCTCGGTTTCTATTCCCTTCGCTTGTGGTGTGCAAATGGTGCTAAAAATTGGCAAAAAGACGTTGACCTTTCTATGAAAAATACCAAAGGCAATGTTATCAAAGTATCTTATTTCACCAATGAAATTTTGAAAGCTGCCGAAATGACTAGAAACCATGTGGAACTACTTAACCAATCAGTTTTGAAATCAGTAAAACAAAAAGATATTGATACCTTTTTGACTGCTTTGACAGGCTATGATGTTAAAGAATACAACGACCTTAATACCCGCAAACGTAACATTTTGGATGCTATCAATCAATCAGTAGCAATTGAAATGCAAAATACAGGCGCAAACCTTTTCAGCCTATTGCAAGGTGTTACAAGGTACACTACTCACAACCTCGCAGAAGGTGACCAAGAAACAATTCTTTTTGCAAGTGCTGCAAAAATGAACGAAACAGCCCACCAATTGGTTTATGCCGAATTAAACTAAGCAAACCAAACCAAACAAAGAAACCGCCCCAAAAAGGCGGTTTTTTTGCTTTATAGCAACTTTTAACCCCTCACCTATATCAATACCCCAAAACAATATGAAACACGCTTAAAACGCTTTAAAATACATTGTTTAACAAAGATAAAAATATTTTCAAAAAAGTTTGTTTATATGGATATTTTTACTACCTTTGCACCATCATAACAATCTAACCCCTCCCCCCGTATAGGACCCCCTCCGTACCCCCTCCCCCGTTACCCCCCTCCCGTAGGGTTTTTTGACCCCCCTATAAAGGGGGTACGATTATCCGTTTAAAATTTTTCTGGAAATTTTAAGTTAAGAATAAGGATACCCCTTTTTTAAAAAAAATTTTTTTCTGGAAATTTTGACTTAAAAATATGGTCACCCCTTTTTTGAAAAAAATTTTTTGGGGAAATTTTAAGTTAAGAATAAGGATACCCTTTTTTGAAAAAATTTTTTTTTGGGAAAATTTTGTAAATTTAAATCTTTTGTATACCTTTGTAGATAAATAAAATTTTATGATAAAACTTTTTAATGAGCCTAGGGTTATAACTGAGATAAAAGATAAACCTATAAAGAAAAGGTGCAAGAAGGATAGGGTTTTGGTTAAGCCAACATACACATTAATTTACGAGTCTGACAAGACAAATGTTTCCGAATTGTTTAGGGTTTACAAGGAGTCTCCTTTTAGAGCTAGGGTTAAATTTTTTAACAAGGGAAAAAATAATTTTTCATTTAACAGAGTTGTTTTATTTGAATTTGAGAATGGTGAATTTGAAATTAGTCATTTTATAAATTATTTTGGTATAAGCACGACCAATAAAATTTACAGTTCTCAAAAAAAGATATCTAGTGTTATATATCGAAAGGAAAAATTTTGGTATACCAATAATAAAAAAATTCAACCATTAACGTTTGAACTTTTAAGAGGTTTCATAGGTGATTGTGAGAATATATCAGTTTATGTTAATAAGACCAGTGAAAGGATTTTAGGTTCTAAAATTTTTCAATATTTTAAAAAACGTTTTCATTGGTTCAAGACAGTTTATGAGAGCAAAGTTTCTTATAGGTTGACATTCAACAAAATTGTCAAGGATGAGATATTCAAGTTAAAAGATATGAGTTTGGCAGTGCTTGGAGTTCATCACAAATTGGGTGAGATTATTTTAAGTAGTAAAAGATTTGGTCAAATTGTTACAGGTGGTAAAAAAGGTATTGTTATTTGGAGGGGTTTTATGAAGATATTGGATGGGGTTGAGCATTTGACTGAGGAAATGTTGAATTCGGAATATTTTTATGACACATGTAGAATGGCTAGGATACTTGGTAGGAGGGTAAATTGTAGGTGGAGTTTAAATAGATTAAAGACTGAGCATGATATTTGGGCCAGAGAGATAACCAACATTTTGTTAGAAAGTGAGTTGGAGGTTGAATTAAATGTACGGCCAATATTCAAAGCATTTGCCAATTTTTCTGGATTCAAGTTATTATCGACCAACAAAGACATGTTGGCTGAGGGTATGGTTCAGAATCATTGTGTTGGCACATATATGAATAAAGTTGATAGAGGGGCTTGTGCGATATATCATGTTGATGGTTATACATTGGAGCTTTCACATGTTACTGAGTCATTTAAAATTAAAGAGAGTATTGATGGACAGATTCCTCAGTATAGAAATGTTGAGAAGAAGATATTAAAAAATGTTCAGTTTAAGGGCAAATACAATATTAACGCACCTGAAGAGTTGGTTAAATTGGTTAACAAAAAGTTAATTGATTTTATGGTTAGCGAAGAAATGGGTTTGGTTGAAGCTGAGGAAAAAGGGTATGTGGGTAATTACAACAAGGTACATATGGAGGTTAATGAATTGGGTGTGGATATAGGTTTATTTTAATCTTGCCAGTGCGGTTGCTCTTCTATTCATTGCTGCTTGTTGTCTTTTTTCAAATTCGTCAGCTTTTTCTTGGTCTATTGACAGGGTTTGTTTTTGTTTTGGTTCTTCACCAGTTTGTAGGTATTTGAACCATTCAACATCTCTAAGTCTTCTACCTATTTTGGTTTCTAGGTCTTTTTTAAGTTTATGTTGTGCTTGTTTGTCGGTCATTTTTTCTTTGGATATTTGGGCTGATTTTTCATCACCATAACCAGCGTCACTGTAGAAATCTAGGATTTCGTGTTTAAATATTAGCAGGGCTTTATTAGCGGCATCTTCAGCTGGGCTAGCGCCAGCGCTAAATTTACCATCTGGCAATTTTTTACCAGCTTTTACGAAACAGTATCTAGCGATATTTTGAAATGAATTACAGGTTCCTACATCGGTGGGTCTGAATGGTTGGTCAATTTGTTGCATATCGGCACTGGCTCTGATATGTTTTGTTTTTATTTGACCATCATGTTTAAATTCTACTTGATAGAAGCCTTCACCATCATCTGGGAGCATGAAGTATTTATCATCACCAGTTTTTTGTTTATATTCATTGGCGATGCTAGCGGCTTTTGCCATTCTATATCTAATTTTATTTATGTCTAGTTTATAGGACGGGTTACTAAGGCTTGAGTAAGGGCCACCTGCTTTTAATTCTTCTTTGTCACTATATGGCAAATATTTTATTGCTTCGTGAAGTTTTTTTCTGATAAAATCTTTCATATTATATAAGATTTATTTCATAGGTTCTGATATAGACATGAGATTATCATATGCTTTTGATTTGAAGCTATCTAATATATCCATAAATTGTGTTCGTCTAAGTACTTTAAAAACCAAATTTTCGTGGCTATATTCGCCTCCGCTTTCCAAACCAGCTTTTCTCATATTTTTTATTTTATTTTTTAGCTTGGTTACTTTATCAATGACTTTTTGGTAATGTTTATCTTTATAGTCTTGGCGAATATCTTTAAGGTAATGAATATATTTTTCAGCGCTATCTTTGATTGCTTTTCTATCTACGTCAAATTCTTCACGTTTTGGTTTTTTTAACCATTTATCACGAAGAACTGAATAAACAGCGTTGGCTACTAGTTCATGATTTACATCTTGTACATATAGTTCTACTGGGTAATCAAATACGGTTATATCATGTTCTTGGTTCCAGATTGATTTTTGGGCGTAGAAATAATCTTCCACCATTTTTTCATCAGCTTCAAATTGTTTAAAGTCTATTACAATATGTAAATCTATATCTGAAAATTTTGACCAATTATAATTTGCTAGGCTACCAGTAAAGATAATATCATTTATTTTGATACCTTTTGGTAGTTCTATATCTTTCAAGAAATCTTTGGCTATATTGATTAATTTTTTTTTAATTTTTGGGTTCAGTTTATCTTCTGACCAAATATCTTGATTTAAATTATCTTTTATTTTAAAACTATTTAAAACATCTTTTGGTATATTTGCTTCTTTGGAGATATTATCGTCTATTGTTGAGGCCAATGCATCTATTTCGTCCAATTGTTGTATTGGGCGATTGATTGGTTTGTTTTCAAACAATAATGTTTTTTCTAGTCTAAAAAATTTCATTTGGGTATGGATTTATTTATAAATATTTTAAAAAACGAATTGTGCTAAGTTTTAAAGATATTAATTTCTTAACACAGTTATATGATGTAACTTGTATTTATTGTTATGGAGTTATCTATTATAATACCTTGTAAAAATGAGGAGCGGTATATTGGTAAATTATTGGATTCTATTTTGGTTCAAGAGATGCCTATAGAGTATGAGATTATTATTGCCGATGCTAATTCTAGTGATAAGACTTTATTGGTAATTGATAAATATAGGGATGTTTTACCTATAAAAGTTATTGAGGGAGGTTTACCTAGTTTTGGTAGGAACAATGGTGCTAGGGTTGCGTCTGGTGATATTTTTCTTTTTTTGGATGCGGATTGTTATTTTGATGATAAGTTTATTATTTTTGAGTGTATTAAATCTATTATTGGTGGGAATGATTTGGTTGGGGTTTTATTGGATAGCAGAAGTAATTTAAGGGTAAAGTTAGCGTATTATATTACTAATTTAATAGTGATGTGTTCTAAATTAGACAAACCATTTGTTGTTGGTGGATTTTTTATGATTAAAAAGGATGTTTTTTGGTCAATAGGTGGTTTTGATGTTGAATTGATGCATTGTGAGGATTATTTTTTAAGTAGAGAGGTAAATCCAAATAAATTTTATGTAGTTAAAAAAAGTGTTTATTTTGATGACAGGAGGTTTAAAAAATTTGGGTTTGCTAATTTTATAATTTATTTTATCAAAAATTTATTAAATAAAAATAATAAGGAATATTTTAAAAAAGACATAGGTTATTGGTCATGAATTACAAAACAATTATTTTATCAGACATACATTTAGGGTCTCAATATTCTAGGGCTAATGATGTGGTTAATTTTTTAAGGGATAACAAGTGTGAGAAATTAATATTAAATGGTGATATTATTGATGGTTGGGCTTTAAATAGGGGTTCTAAATGGGATGAGAATCACATGAAATGTATTAGAAAGATATTAGAAATTGCTCAAGAGAATGATGTTATTTGGGTGATGGGTAATCATGATGATTTTTTAGCTAATTTTATTCCTTTTAACATTGGCAATGTTTTTATAAAAAGGGATATGGAGCATATTGGTATTGATGGCAAGCGTTATTTGGTTATACATGGTGATATTTTTGATGTTTTTATAAATGACATGAAATGGTTGGCTAAGATAGGTAGCATTGGTTATGATTTATGTTTATGGTTAAACAAGTGGTATAACAAATATCGTGAGTTTGTTGGGATGGAGTATTTTTCTTTATCTAAGGTTATAAAGGATAGTGTTAAACAAGCTACAAAGTATGTTGGGGATTTTGAAAACCATATGGTTACATATGCAAAACAAAATGGTTATGACGGTGTTATATGTGGTCATATTCATAAAGCTGAGATTAGTGTTATAGATGGTATCAATTATATGAATTCTGGTGATTGGGTTGAATCAAAGACGGCTTTGGTTGAGACGTATGAAGGTGAATGGTTTATAATTAATTACCATTAAAAGCATCAATTTTTTGGTGGTCTTTTATTTGGTTTTTTCTTTAGAATAGTTTTTGAGCGTTTTCTTTTTCTTTTAATTTTTTTCGCTTCAAATATTCTTGTTGTATAGTTTTTTATTTTTATATTGTATGGTTCTTCAGTGAGTATTGATAGGTTTAGTTCCCATTCATGTTTTGACCTTTCTTTATGGATTTCAAATGATTCTAAAATATGTTCTTCTACTTGTTTTTGGGTCCATTTGTTAACTTTCATGAGTTGAGCATAGGCTTGTTTATGTTTACCTATTGCTATGGCTCGACCTATGTGTTTAACTTGGTGGCAAGTTGGGCAAAGTGATATTAGGCCAACCAGTTTTTGTATTTTATTTTCATCGTCATATTCCCATATTTCATGACATTCAACGTTGTGGTTATAACCTTGATTTTTGCCAATATCGCCACATATTTCGCATTTATTATTGGCCGATTCATAGGAAATAAATCTTATTTTGTCCCATTCTTTTTTTTTAACGGTTGTTCTTACATTACTATAATGGCAGGTTGTTGGGATAAGTTCAATTAAAAGTTTTGGTTTTTTGTTAGACTTTGTAGACATGAAAATGTTTTTTGAATTTCTTTCTGTTTATCAGATAACCTTTTGTTTCGCTGTTGATATCTCCAGCATCAATAAATATTTGAAAATCATTATCATTTATAAGTTTTTTTAAGTTTTCACTTTTAATAAACCATAATTCATCAAGGTATATAAAATATGTAACAAACCAATCTGATTTTGTTACAGATATTCCAGAAGGGTGTTTTCTGCATTCAAATTCAACAAATAAATTTCCCGTATCGAATAGTGGTGCACATTTAAAATCAGTTTTTACTTCGTATGTAAAGACTTTTTCATCTTTACCCATCATCAAATCATATTTATTATCGTTGTTTGATGAGAGGTATTTTAATCCTTTTTGTTCCAAAAAGTTTATGGTTTTTATTTCACCAGTTTGAGAAAGAATCAAATCATCTTTAAAATTAAGATTAGCCATATACAAATATACTAAAATTTTAAAAAAAATAAAGATATTTATTTATAAAAAGTTATGAGAATAAAGATTACAGAAGGTCAATTAGAAATGATTAAATCAAGTTTGAATGAGGCTACTTCAAACAAATATAACAAAGACGTTAATGTAAGTTTTAACAGTTATGGTTTGAAATACAAGGGTAATGATATTGATTACATTGAACCTGTTAAAATACGTTTATTTTATGATATAGAAATAGATGGAAGAAGCTGGGGAATCAAAGATATATCACTATACAGTGTTGAAGGACCTGAAGAATTAGAGACTGAGATTAGTTTTTTTGTGACCAATGAAGACACCAATAGTGAAATAATAAAATTAAATGTTAATTGGGATAATGTAGAATTGGAGTTAGAAAATGGACGTGGAATTATAACTATTGACGATGCTGTTGAGGTTGATTTGGCTAATGACAATGAAGGAAATTTAATGGTTAAATTGGCAAAAATAACTGTATTTACTTTGTAAATTATAAAAAGTTTGGTTTTTTAAAATATTTTTCATACCTTTGCAAAAAGCAAATATGAAAAAGTATTTTAAATTAATTAGTTTATTTTTAGTTTTAGGTTTTAATTCTTGTCATAAAGAAGTTTTACCAACAGATGAATATCCTTTTAAGGAGCCTAAATTTGACAGCATTACTGGAATCAGTATGTGGGGTAAATTTTTGGTTGTTGATGGGGTTATGTATGTTGACAACAATGAAACTGGGGAAAGAAAGGTTTATAGACATTTTGGTGATAACAAGGACACTTCAAGTTTAAGGTGGGGTGGTCCAATGTTTGATATAGAGGTTATCATTAGGAATTACACAACATATTCTTTTTACAAACCCATTAATTTCCCAGGCTACGGTGATTTCATCTTAAATGATGATACAACTAAACAATACGCTGTTTATTATGTTGGATACGACCATAGAATAGTTGAGGACCCAGTTTTTGGTCAATCGTTAATGGGTGGTTCTGCTAGACCTTTTAGCGGTCAAACAATAAGTGAACAAGATAGTTTGGTTGCTATTCAGATACAAGAAGTTGAGGGTAGCATAGATGGGTACAATTGTCATTATTGGACACAATTAACGTTAAAAAAGATTGAGTATTGGTAATCAAGATTTGGATGGAAATAAAGTATCCAATATTTTTAATAGGTCTGAATCTTCGTAATTAAACACTATTTTAAGTGATTCTAATAATTTATACTTTAGTGTTTGTTGATTGTTTTCACCTAGTATAAAAAAACTTCCATCATCTAAAATTATAGCTCGTCTAAATCTTAGATTATGTTTTATCCTAGAAACTGGATAATTTAATACTAAAAATTTTTTTACGAGATTTTTGTCTATATCAGTACACATATTTATAAATATTACATCAAACATAATGAAAAAATTTGATAACCATGTTTATTTATTAATTTGTGAAGTAACTTTAAAACTTTACAAACAAACAAATTGCATGACTCATTTTAGTTATTGTAGATTGATGGCAGCTTCTTTAAATGATAGGGTTTTGTCAAAACAAGAAATTAGCCATATATCAATTATTTCTAGGATGTTAACTGATATATTTTCTTTTAGTAATGAAGAATGTGGGGTATATATATTAAACTTTTTTTCATTGCGTAAATTTGAAAAGTTTGAAGAACCTGTCAGATTGGTAAAAGAATTTTTTCCAAATTGTGGTGATATTATTTAATATAAAGACTTTACTTGAATCTCACCTTTTTTATATAGTTTAAGTTTATTTTCTAAAAACCCAGTGACTGTTGATTTAATAATTGATTCATTAATTGGTGGGCTAAATATAGTTTTGATTGAATCGCAGACACTTGTTAGAGCTTTTTTATTACTCCTAACATTCCCACAAACATACAAATAAATAACCAAATGGTCATTAGGGTATTCACGGTCTAGGTACTTCCAAATAATTTCTGAATCGGACATTGATTATTTCAAAATTGTTTTGTATATTTATAATTATAACAAAAAATAAAACTTAAGTAAATGGCATTAGAAGTAACTGATAACACATTAGAAAGTGTTTTAAAAGAAAAAGAGATAACCGTATTGGATTTTTGGGCACCATGGTGCGGTCCATGTAGAATGTTAACCCCAATAATTGATGAACTCTCTACAGAATTCAAAGATAATGATAAAATTAACATTGGTAAGATAAATGTTGATGAGAATTCTGGAGCAGCTGTTAAATACGGTATAAGGGGTATCCCTACCTTAATTTTCATCAAAAACGGTGAAATAATTGATAGATTCAGTGGTTTTAAACCTAAAAATGAAATAGAACAAAAAATAAATAATTTGTTATTGTGATTAAGGGCTCATATGAGCCCTTTTTTATTGTGAATAGATATTTATAGATATGAAAAAGAAGATTATAATAACAGAGGGACAATTTAATCGTTTAAAACAAACTCTGAACGAAAGTGCTCATTCAAACATGGTTAAAAAGATGAAAAAGGATTTAGACATGAATTATGAAGCTGTTCAAAAATTTGTTCGTGAAGGTGGTGAATATTACGAAACACCCATGATTGAGGTTAGGGCTGATGGTGAGGTTATTTCACCCAAATCTTTGTATGAGTATATGAAATACAAGTACAAGATGGGTGAAGAATTTACACAACAAGTTATTAAAGATTGGGTTTTTGGGAACATTGATGATAACTATAATTTGTCAAAGAATGTGGCTATGAATTAGTGATATGGACTTAAAGGCTAAAATAAGGAAAGTTCTTGATGAACAGTATGGTGGGTTTAAATCTAATTTAGAACACGAATACGAAATTAAAGTCACTGAAAACCTTATGGCCAAATCAACAGAAAAAAGAAAAGTTTGGGCCACGTACAATCAAGTAGTTTTAGAACTCAAACATTCCATAAAAGACATGTTAAAAGTTAAAGAACTTCAATATATATTGACAGAAGAAAATAGCACTAATGATTCGATTATCGAGACAATTGAAGATGTAAAGGTGTTTACACCAGAATTAGAAAGATTATATTATAAGATTAAAAATTTTTAAAATGAATTGTTTTAAAGTTAGTTATGTAACGACATTACCAAAAGAAGGTAATGCACCTAGGGTTAGCATTATTGGGGACATACCTAAAAAATATAATGTTTTCTTTTATGAGTTTAATAAAGGATTGGTTAGTTCTGGTTCATGTCAAACAAATCAAACGATTGTAGCAAAAACAAAACAATGGTTTACCAATTGGTTAATAATTATTGATGATGAGGATGGTACACCTGTTTATCATGAATTTTTTAATCCAAATGGTAAAAAAATATTTATTAAATTTGACGCATATGCTTTGGGTGATAACATTGCTTGGATGCCATATGTTGAAGAATTCAGAAAGAAACATCAATGTACAGTTATTTGTTCTACTTTTTATAATAATTTATTTATAGATGCATATCCAGAAATTTTATTTGTAAAACCAAATACACAAATTGACAATGTTTATACCCAATATTACATTGGGGCCAGTGATGATGACAACCCATATTATTGCCCTGTTAAAGTTAGCAAAGTACCATTACAAATAGTTGCAACTGACACATTGGGGTTGGACCGTGTTGAAATTAGGCCAGATTTGAGTATTTTATGTAAGCATTTATCGCCAAGAATAAAAGGTAATTACGTGACGTTGTCCGAACATGGGAGTTCAGATATAAAAAAATGGAAAGATGTAGATGGGTGGCAAAAAGTTGTTGATTATTTGGGTTCAAAAGACTACCAAGTTTTGGTTATTTCAAAAGAACCAACAAATTTAAGAAATGTAATTGATTTGACTGGCGATATATCTTTGGAAAAAAGGGCGTTAGACATATATCACGCTAAAGCTCATTTAGGGGTTAGTTCTGGGCTAAGTTGGTTGGCTTGGGCCCTTGGTACTCATGTAGTTATGGTTAGCGATGTTACACCTAAATGGCATGAATTTCAAACAAATATCACTCGATTTTGTGTTGAAGATTTAGATAGAGTAAATTATTCGATTGATGCTCAGACAAAAGTAGAAGATGTTATTCAAAAGCTTGGTGAAATGGGACTTTAAAGATATTTATAGTAAATAACGATTCTATTTAAAATACGCTTATGAGGGATTTTAATTTGTTAATAATACCCACAAAAGGAAAAAAAACTACACTGGATAAAGCGTACCAAAAGCATGTGAATAATATTGTGAAAACATTGAATGAGGATGAAGAGGCTAGATGGGAAACTTATGGTGTTATATTACAACAACTTATGAGTTATAATCGTACAGACGTTATAGACGAGATAAAATATAGGTTAACTGACGGTGAAAATCCAAACATAGTTTTATTAGATGTTATAAATAGGGATTCTGACAGTTTTGATAATTTAACTTGGTTTTTAAAGCGTAGGGTTGAGGAATATTTGGACGATGATTTGATGAAAAGATTTTTACCATAGTCTTGTCTTGTTAAAAATATTTTCGTATCTTTGATTTAAAATGTGTTATGAAAGAGTCTAATATAACAGATAGATTAACTTTTTTGGCTGAGCAGTTTGATGTTTTTGAAAACATTGATGTTGAAAGAACTAATTTAAAGTTAAAAGAACTTTTAGAATTAGGTTTTCAAGGCAACCCTATTTTAACAAATAGTGGAGAAGTTATTGCTATTAACTCTACTAGGTTTAATGAAAAGGGTAGAATCTTAAAAAAGATTAGTGTTGCTTCAAATGTGTTTGCTGATATGGTTGTTGCAGACCCAACGGAAAACAAAATGTATTTGCAATGGATGTTAAACACTTTTACTAGGTACATCAAAACAGGTTCTGAAAAAGAAATGGCGCAAGCTTCTAGGTTTGTAACTGAAGATTTGCCACAAGCCAAAACTTATCTTGTTATGTTTGAAGACAACAAACGAAAAAAGAAATTTAAGGAATTATGTTCTGCTAGTTATAGTCTTAAACACATTAGCGACCCGACTAATATCAATCAATACAAGTCATTGGCTCAACTTTTTGATGCTGTGGACCCATTTATTGAAAGAGAACCAAGCGCTGTTGAGAGGACCATGAATAAATTTGTTGAGTCTGGGCAAGCTGAAATACCAGTAAGGGATAGAAAATTTACATTATTTATTCCAAAGACAACATCTGCAAATGTTATATTTGATAAATTTGCCAACTGGTGTACGGCTAAAGAAGGCAATGGTATGTTTAAGAATTACACTCAAAATTATAAAAAACCAAACGGTGAAAACTCTGATATTTATATTATAATAAATAACAAATTTTTTACAAAAGAATCGGATGAGTTGTTTCAAATACATTTTGAAACGGGTCAATTAAAAGACAGAAAGAACGCACAAAATGTTGGAATTTATGAAAATGTTTTGGTGGAAAGCGAAGGATTAAGTAATTTCTTTTATGAGGAATTGATGGGAATGGCTAAAGATTACAAAAAGGGATTAGATTCAAACAAATATTTAGACTTTCTAATCAAGTTTGGTTTTTCTGAGAGTTTGTTTGAAATGTATCATGAGAATGTACCGACAATAAAAATTATGAGAAGAGAAGTACCAAAATTACCAGACATGAGTAAATTTAAATTAATCGACCAGCTTATTATAACTGGAGCTGGATTGGTTGATTTACATCCATCTATAGGTAATTTGACAACTCTAGAAATGTTGGTTCTGACGGACAATAAAATAAAAAAATTGCCAAGTGAAATTGGCAATCTTAAAAATCTTGTTTTTTTGAACCTAACTGGAAATATAATTAAAGATATACCGTATGAAATTTCTTATTTGGATAAAAGTAACGGTGGTTCGTTACATAGACTAGGGGTAAGAGAAGAAGATATAGGGGTGGAAAATTATAGAAAATTAAAAAGTTTGTTACCACAAACTTTAATAAACTAAATTTAACCCCAGAATTAACTGGGGTTTTTTTTATTAATAACAAAATTAAAAACTAAATAAAATGGAATGGAAAAGAAACAACAAAAAAATTACAGTACCTATTAATGATTACTTAGAAAGTATTATAATAGAAGAAGTTGAAAAGGGATACACATTAAAGGTTTCAATTGGGACTGACTCTCAAAAAATTAGTGGTCCAAAATATAATTTTGTTACTGTAATTTTAATTTCAACTTTTGAGGATTTAGGTGGTGGTGTTATTGTTGGTCGTGGTGGTATTGTGATATCTCACACTCATATGCACACATTTAAAACAAAACAAACTAATAGAAAATTAGCAGATAAAGAAATCATAAATGAAAGAATGGTTTATGAAGTTGGTAAATCTATTGAAGCTGCTTACAGTATAGCAAGCTTATTGGATTCTTATGGAGTTAAACTTGAAATTCATGCTGATATCAATCCAAATCCAACATATGATTCAAATAAAGCATTACAACATGCTGTTGGTTATATACTTGGAATGGGTTATGATTTTAAAATAAAACCAGATGCTTACGCTAGTTCATCATGTGCTGATAAATTATGTTAACTTATTTAATAATAAAAATTAAAAATGAATAAATACGCACTTAAAAACAGTTTTGGTGAGACAATAACTTACACGATAGCTAATTCACTAATAGAAGCTCAGGAATATTTTTCCAAAATTAAAAGACTTAATTTATACGATTTACTTACTATATTTGATGTGGTTAGAGTTGACGAGTAAGATTTTTAAACGATATGAATCTTTTTTATAAATTCGATATATTTATAGTAATAATAAGATTTTATAAAACTCAAACAAATGTCAAAAGTAGCAAAAAAAACAGTTAAGATTAAAGAGAGTGAATTAGTCGATTTGATTGACAAAATTGTTAACGAAGCTGTTGCTGTAAAAAAACAAGAGTGGATTAACGAACAAGCTAAAAATAAATCAGATAAAGCAACAGTACTGGAAAGTAAAATTGCTAAATTAGAGGCTGCTGTCAAATCTTTGACTGAGGTTAAAAAGAAATAATCACACTATTAAAATATTAATGGCTGGGCATTTTTTTCAAAATGTCTAGCCATTTTTTTGTCTTTACTTGTCACAAATTTAATATATTTTTGTGACATATGGATAACTTGATTGAGAAATTGGAAAAAGAATCTGAGCCTTTGATTTGCTCAGTTAATAAAGATGAATTTATTTCGGCAACAGAAACGGCATTCGATTGCCGATTTGACGGCACTTCAAAATTTTATCCATGGAAATTTCCAAAAAAATTGCCTAAAAGTTTTAAATTAGGTGTGATTGTAGGTTCTTCAGGGTCTGGAAAATCAACTTTATTACGGCATTTTGGTTCAGAAGAGAACCCTATTTGGGAATCTAAGAAAGCAGTCATATCACATTTTGACACACCAGACAATGGTGTCAACAGACTTAGCTCTGTTGGTTTTAATTCAATCCCTTCGTGGTATAAGCCATATGATGTTTTATCCAATGGTGAGAAATTCAGAGCTGACTTAGCCAGAAAGCTTAAAACTGGTGCTGTTATTGATGAATATACCAGCGTTGTTGACCGTAACGTAGCAAAAGCAGCTAGCGTAGCTTTATCAAAATATATCAAAAGTAATGATATTGAAAATGTTGTTCTATCAACATGTCATTATGACATCATTGATTGGTTGGAACCTGATTGGGTTTTAAATACGGATACTGGTGAATTGCTTCACGGTTTTTTTTTGTCCGACCAAAAATCACTATCAAAATATATCGCACAAACTATGATAGTTGGGGAATGTTTAAAGACCATCACTATTTAGATGGAAATATAAATAAAGCAGCTAGATGTTATGTAGGGGTTTGGGAAAACCAAGTTGTTGCATTTGGAGCAACTTTAACTTTGCCTAGCGGTACATTAAAAAATGCATGGCGTGGTCATCGAACGGTTATTCTTCCAGATTATCAAGGTATGGGAATTGGAGTGAGATTTTCAGATGCGATTGGTCAGATTCATATTGACCAAGGTCACAGATATTTTTCTAGAACTAGTCATCCACGCATGGGCCATTACAGGGAGAAGTCACCACTTTGGGTTGGCACCAGCAAAAATAGAAAATTGCGTAAGGATGTTACGGTTAAGAATATGTACAAGGAACATTACTTTGACAACAAACGAATTTGTTTTAGTCACGAGTATGTTGGTGAAATCACTATTTAATTATATTCAAATATATGGTTTTAAAATTATCCATTTTTTTAAGCCATATATTTTTTTTATCACTATCTTTAACGTATTTTTTTATTCTAGGTTCAACATATTCTATCAAATTTTTTACTTGCCCTAATAGTGCCGACAACATTTTAGGGTTATTAACTATTGAACTGATTTCTTTATTTAACTCAAAAATATTTTTACCGTTTATCAATGGTTTACTAATAGTTTGCATCATTAGATTTAATTCGGTTAATGAGTTAGAATCTTTTGCCTCTTGTTGAACTTTTGCTAAATTTAAAGACAAGAAAAAACCTAATTCCAAGAAAAAATCAATAATTTCTTTTCTAGTAAGACCTTCTTTTAATAAACTCTTAATAATAAGTTTTGATTCATTAACTTCCCATTTTTTCTTAGCATCCTTTTCCATTTTTTCTATTCTATCGTAGTAATCTGGAAATTCAGATACGTGGTCCATGGCTATTTCTGTTGCTTTTTCTTTATCATTGGTGTGTTCTTTTTCAATCTCAACACCTTTTTTAATTTGTGCCTTAACTTTTTCAACAGATACGTTGAATTTATTTGCAATGTTTTCAACAGACATTTTATCTGCTTTACCACCTTTAATTGTGTTCATTTTAATCTTCTTTAAGAATTATGTTATAAGTATTTTTTAGATATTTTAATAAATCTTTTTTCTTCATCGTAAGGTCTGGTAAATGTATTTCATCACCAATATCAACTTTATTTTTATTGGCTTCTAATAATCTTTTTAGAGATTCTAATATAGTTTTTTTATTATACATGAGCAGTTTATTAAGTTTTTGACAAATTAAATCTTGTTTTTACGTCTCTAACCGTTGGGACTAAAATATCGTAAATTATTTTGATTATTTCAGCTGCTAAAAACGTTACACCAATTAATTGAGTCTTAGTACCAAAATTTATAAACCATTTTAGGATGTTTTCAATACCTAAGTTACTGGCAACGTATGATGACAAATCTTTTAAGCTATTGAAAATATTTATAACTGACTCAATGTTTTTAATTTGCTCTATCGTTTTGTCCAAAACTACACCCCCTAATTTTTCCAACCAATTTTTATTAACCCATGTTAATAACACGGCTAATCCTAACCCCATTATAAAGCCAACCCAGCCTTTTTTATCAAGGAATTCTTTACCATATTTTAAAACATTATCTAAAAAAGTTTTTAATTTATCTGTAAAACCAACCAAATTTACAGAAATAACTTGAATAACTTTTTCTATCAACAATTTAATTCTATCCAACTGATTATTAATAGCATTTTTAACATTTTCAATAGCTTCTTCCATCAATTTTGGGTCCAGTAAAATATTTTTAAATAATATTGCTAAATCTTTAACATTTTTAATATCATTCATTAACTGCAAAGATTTTTCTTTACCTTTTTGAACCATATTACCTAAATAATTGTTTATAGAAACTAGCATTGATTCTATAATTATTTGTTGTTCAATTATTAATTTTTTGTATTCAAATAAATTATTTTCATAAAGGAATTTATCGATACCTAATGTTGTTTTGACGTAAAAATCATCTTGTATAATCAATAGAGATTGTTCAGACAATAGTTTTTTTCTATTGTGTAAATAAAGTTCTTCTCGTAAAAGTTGTTTTGTGTTACACATAAATCTCTGGATTAAGTCTACCGTATTTTCTAATTATAATACCAGAAATAGCGTTTGCCTCATTTTCTATTGGTGAACCGTCTTCACCATCACGAGCAGCATCTCTAAGTCTCCCATCCAAGTTTTGTTTATGATGAACTAGCTCATGAGCTATTGAACGGCAAACATCTATTATGGCTCTATCTTTTGCGTATACGACCACAAAACCATTGGTGCTGTAATAAGCTGTTGTTTTTAAATCTGGTGTCCTTTCAAATGCCAATTTAACTTTAATATCATCGTCAATACCTAAGAATTCTTTAGAAAAATTAACAAAATCAACAACTTGTCTAATAACAGAATCTTCTTTAGTCATCAAACTTTCTCTAAGTAAAGTTTTTATAAATGGTTTCATAGTTTCATTTAAATTTGGATATCTAATCATAGAGTCCATAAATTCAAAACTTTTATGGTGGCCTTTGTTGTGTTTAAAACCAAAACGTTTATAAAATTGTATCAAACGGTTTTTATTACCGCCAAAATCACTTGATGGGGTCAGAACGATTATTTTTTTATTATTGTCAGCATACTCTACCAAATCTTCCATAATTTTGCTACCAATACCTTTACCCATATATTCTGGTTTTATAATAATTCTAGACAATCTAAGACTACCTCTATTTTCATAGATGTCTAAGCCAACTAAATAATTACCATACTTATCTTTTAGAATATCCTCAATCATATCAATAAATATAAAAAAGAGCCAGAAAATTCTGGCCCTTAATTATTTTGTTTTTGATTTTATTGATTTTATCGTTATTTTTTCTTTATCTAAACCTATTGAAATTGTTTCACCTTCTTTTATTGTTTCGTTTAGTATTTCATCCGCAATAGCGTCTTCTACATAGTGTTGTATTGCTCTGGCCAAGGGTCTAGCACCATAAGCTTCATCGTATCCTTGTTTTGCTAAAAATTCAACAGCTTCGTTACTTATTTTAAGTTTAAAATTCAATTCATTTAATCTTTTTTCTAAACTTTCAACTTCTAGATAAATTATTTTATGAATATCCTCTTCAGTTAAACCCCTGAAAATAATAGCTTCATCAATACGGTTTAAAAATTCTGGTCTAAATTTTTTCTTCAAAGCTTTTTCAATGATATCACGAGCTTTATTTTCTTCGTTGACAATAGAAGCAGCCGTTTCAAAACCTAAAGTTTTACCAAAAGAGTTTACTTCTTTAACACCGATGTTTGATGTCATTATTATCAAAGCATTTTTAAAATTAATCTTTCTACCCAAACCATCAGTCAAGTGACCTTCATCTAGTAGTTGAAGAAGTAGGTTGAATACGTCCTCATGTGCTTTTTCAATTTCATCGAATAGAATAACACAATGAGGTTTTCTTCTAACTTTTTCAGTTAATTGTCCACCTTGTTCATAACCAACGTAACCTGGAGGGGCTCCAACCATTCTAGAAACAGAATGTTTTTCCATATATTCAGACATATCCATTCTAATAAGAGCATCAGAATCCCCATAGACATGTTCAGCCAACAATTTTGCTAATAAAGTTTTACCAACCCCGCTGGGACCAAGGAAAATGTAGGTTCCAACAGGTTTATTTTTATCTTTGATTCCAATTCTATTACGTTTAATTGCTTTAACTACTTTAATAACAGCATCATCTTGACCTATAATCTTACCAGTTAATTCTTTATCTAGATTAATCAATCTTTTGCTTTCTTGAATTGAAATCTTTGTTAAAGGAATTCCTGTCATCATTGATACAACTTCAGAGATTAATTCAACACCAACAACAGTTGTTTTTTTATCTAAAGACTCATTCCATTCATTCATAGCTAATTGAAGTTGGTCTAGAGTTTTCCTTTCATCATCCCTAAGCTTAGCAGCTTCTTCATACTTTTGTTTTAAGACAACTTCTTTTTTCTTTTCTAAAATTTGATTTTTCTTTATTTCTAATTCTTTAATTTTTTCTGGTTTTTCTAAAACAACATTTGTTGTTGCACCAGCTTCATCCAAAACATCAATTGCTTTATCTGGCATAGACCTATCCATTATATATCTAGCTGATAGTTTAACACATTCATCAATAGCTTCTTCAGTATAAGTTACTTTATGGTGTTTCTCATATTTTTCTTTGATGTTCATTAGAATGGTTTTTGTTTCTTCCAATGTAGGTTCTTCAACCAATACTTGTTGAAAGCGTCTGGTAAGCGCACCATCTTTTTCAATATTTTCTCTATATTCATCCAATGTGGTAGCACCAATAATTTGTATTTCACCACGTGCTAAAGCTGGTTTGAATATGTTTGAAGCGTCTAATGACCCAGAAGCATTTCCAGCACCAACAATAGTGTGTAATTCATCAATAAAAAGAATTATATCTGGGTTGGCCTTGCATTCTTCCAAAACGGCTTTCATCCTCTCTTCAAATTGTCCACGATATTTTGTACCAGCAACCAATGAAGCCAAATCTAATGTAAAAATTCTTTTATAAATTAGTGTTCTAGGTGCGTTACCATCTTTTATTAATTGAGCCAGACCTTCTACAATAGCGGTTTTACCTACGCCTGGTTCACCAATCAAAATTGGGTTGTTCTTTTTTCTTCTAGAAAGAATTTGTGAAACACGTTTTATTTCAACAGTACGCCCAACAACTGGGTCTATTTCACCCTTTTCAACAGCCTTTGATACGTCTCTACAGAAATTATCTAAAACTGGGGTTTTACTTTTGTTATCATTTTGCTTTGGTTTCTTTTTGAATGATTCATTCTCATCATTTATTTCGTCACCTTCATATGCGTTGTTGTATTCTTCTTTCATATTTTTTATAACATTTTTAAAACTATCATATGTAACACCATAAAATTCATTTAACATTTCACTTATTTCATTTTTTTTAATCAAAATGGCCAACATAATATGAATCGTATCAATCATATTGTCATTTAATTTTTCACATTCTTCATCCAAAGATTTTATGATAACTTTTGTTTCATCTGAAAATGGAATGGTTTTTTTTAAATATACATTTATTCTAGGATTTATATCGCTTCTTTTAAGGTGGTCAGATAATCTATCATATAATTCTGATGTATTTACATTTAAAAAATTTAACGCTTTAACACATTCATTATCATAATCCATTAAGATAGATAAAACCAAATGTTCTGGTCTTACTTTTGAATCATTGAAGGTTTTAGCTTCTTTCATAGATTCGTTAATAATAATCTTTACTTTAGGATATACATCTCTGTTCATCTGTTCGGCTTTTGGCAAATATACTAAATTATTTTTAAACTTACAACACTTGATTGTATGAATAAATATTTGTATCTTTGTATAAAATGTAAATAATGACAGCCCCAAAATTTGGAAAAGTTGAATTGCTTGTTAAGGCAAGTCAAAAAAATAATCTATCTAATATAAAGTTAACTTTTAATGACTGTGGTCTTATGATAACTGGTGATTACATTATCGTTGTGGTTGACGAGCGTGATGAAATAAACGGTTCGTTGACTAGCACTGGTAAAATTTTTCAATTAAAAGATATTGAAGCTTACAAAACACATGCACAATAAATAAATTAAAACAAAATGATTCTTAAAAGACAAGAAAAAAACGGAAAAATTAAGGCGATGTATTCGTCTTCTACTATTTGCGGTTCAGTTTATGATACTGCAACAAAAGAACTAACAGTTATCTTCAATAATGGTGGTCAGTACAAGTATCCTGATGTTGCATCGAGTGATTACATGAGATTTGAAACCGCTGATAGCAACGGGTCGGTTTTTAATGCTCACATCAAGAAAAAATATACAATTTTTGAAAAACTTGACAAATTAAGTGACGCTTCTTTGGCCTTAATCTTAAAAGAAGTTGATGAATTGAAAGCAGCTGAGGATAGCGTTTCAACTGAAGTTAAGACCAAAACAATGCTTGAGGCTATGAACGTATTGATTGGTTCTTATATTTCAACTGGTAAAATTGACGCTTCTTTGTTGAACAAAGTTGAAGCTCGGATAGGTGAATACAACAAAGCGTCTAACCCAGAGCCTACATCTGCTAACGATTAACCGTAGCAAACTATGAATAAAGATAAATACAATCAGATTATTCACGAAGTTTACAATAATTTTTTGCTTAATGCATCTGAGATTAAAGATGGTTATGAATGTGGTGATATTATCGGTTCACAACCTCATATTGATATGATGTTTAGTAATCCTGAAACATTAACTATTCTTACTCAAGAAGAATTCATCTACCGAATCAAAACCAATAAAGAATTCTCTGAAAGTTGGGGATTAAAAATTGAAGAAAGAAATTTAACGTATTCAGAAAGGTATAAACTTTGGTTCGGAAACAATTATGAGACAGGAATGGAATATGATGAAAGCAATACTCCTGAGTTTGATAATGAATATTACACAACAACCCCAACCAAACTAATAACAATAACATACAACGATAAAACAATAGAAAGTTATGAAAATTAATACAAAATATAATATAGGTGACAATGTTTATATCAAAACCGATAAAGAACAGAATCCTAAAATTATAATTTCAATCACAGTATACACAAATGATTATTATCTTTATCAATTAAATTCAATAGATGATTGTGCCAATTATAGAGAATTTGAAATATCATATGAGAAAGACGAACTATTAAAACTTAACAGTTATTAAAATAAATAAACAAATAAAAATAAAATAAATTATGGAAGTTATGAATAATAAATTAGATAAAGATTATTTAGCACTATGTCAAGACATTCTTGATAATGGTACTAAAAAAGAAACAAGAAATGGTGACACTCTATCTGTATTCGGTAGACAGATAAGACATTCTATGAAAGATGGCTTTCCATTGCTTACAACCAAGAAAATTCATTTCAAATCAGTAGTAACTGAGTTGCTTTGGTTTTTACAAGGTAGAACTGATTTAAAATGGTTGTTAGAACAAGGTAATACTATTTGGGTGGGTGACGCATATAAGAATTGGTTTAATAATTGGAAACCTATTGGTGAAGGACCTATTTATATCAATCCGTTATCTCAAGAAGAGTTCATCAACAAAATCAAAACAGATGATGAGTTTGCTAAAAAGTGGGGTGAATTAGGTCCAATTTATGGTAAGCAGTGGAGAAATTGGACTGGTTACGAGAGTAATACAAAAGTGAATGGAGTCTATGACGAATATTCGATAGACCAAATCGCAAACCTAATCAATGAAATTAAAACAAACCCAGATTCTAGGAGACTTCTTGTATCAGCTTGGAATGTTGGAGAATTAGACCAATGCGTACTTCCACCTTGTCATAACTTTTTTCAATTTTATACAAGAGAGTTGAGTTATGAAGAAAGATGCGATATATTTAAACCCAATACTAAGAATTTTAGAACTGAAACAAATTCATATATAAAAGATTTGAACATTAAAATAATGAATGATTGTGAAATTCCAACTAGAGCAATCTCTTTAATGTGGAATCAACGTTCAGTGGATACAGGTCTTGGTCTACCTTTTAATATAGCTAGTTATGGTTTGCTATTAGAAATAATTGCGAAGATGGTAAACATGGTTCCTGACGAATTAATTGGTAATTTAGGTGATTGTCATATATATTTAAATCATATAGACGGGTTAAAAGAACAGATTGGTAGGAAGTTGACTTTGGATGAGCGAATTGAACGGATGTATGAAATAAACGAAAAAGACACTAAACGTTTATTAAACGTAACTTTTCCGTCACATGATTTATTTGATAATTTGAACGTTCCGAAAAGAACTAGAGAACCATACCCACTACCAAAATTGATTTTTGGTAAAACGGATTCCTTTTTCAAATCGTTAACTGAGGATTTAAGTTTAATAACACATTTAGATAATACAGATTTTACCCTTGAAAATTATAAATCTCACCCAAAAATAAATTTACCTTTATCTAATTAAACATTTTGTAAAAATAATTGTATGATATTTTTTAAAAGCACCTAATTTAGGTGCTTTTTTATTTTTACAGATATTTATAAGAAAATATTTTAAATATGCCAAAATTTAATAATGTATATTCAATAATCGTACCTGCTCAAACACCTATTTTTAGTGCACACACATATAGTGAGATATATGGTGGAAATGCTGGGTGCTCAGTTGTTGTAAACGGAACCAGCGTATCTGTCGGTGCTTCATCAACAGTATCAATCTTGGTAAGAAGTATAAGTGGTGGGACTGGATGTTTTCTTTTGGGTGATAAAAATGATGTTTATCAAGGAAGCTCTGTTGTTGATAGGTATGGAGACACTGATGTTAGATAATTTTTAAAAAAGATAAGATATTTATTTAAAATAAAAGATAAAAATAGACTTAAAAATATGAAAAAAAATATACTAATTAATCCAATAGGGTTAAAGGGTCATGAAATAAATGAGCGTATGAAACAATTGATGGGGATAAAACCAATCAATGAAAACAAATCTAATATCGTAGTGGAATTGACAAAGGTTGGACCAGATGGGAATGCTTATGCTATTGTAAGAGAAAACCACGAATGGTATATTAAAAAATCTGATAAAATCAAAAATTTGGTTGCTGAAGATTTCAAGTATATTGGCGGTTTACAAAATAAAAAACAAGAAGCTTATCCTTCTTACGCAAAAGCTATAAAGCATTTGAATCTTAAGTTCAGAAGTCTTGCTGAAGCGTATAACTATGATGGTGAAATAAATGTTTTTTTAAATGACAATCTTTTGACTGAAAACATGCCTATGGCTGGTGGTTTTTCTGAAATGAAAGGCAATGGGTTTACAGGTCATGGAAATTTGGAAGAAAACACCCCTATGGATGAAATGTATATGGATGAGGCAAAAAAGAAAAATAATCCATGGGCTATTTGCACAGCTAGTGTTGGTAGAGAAAACAAAGACAAGTATGAAGCATGTGTAATGGACGTTAAGAAAAAAAATGGGATGGATGAAGCAATGGACGAATCTATGTATGAATCTATGTATGAAGAAGCTTATATGGATGAGGTTGAAATGACTGAAGCTGAAAAAGCTATTGATGAGATGATTGATATGGGAGAAGGCGAAGAAATGACTGCAAAAGAAAAAGAATTTGCAGCTTTAGCTGAACCAAAAGACAAAATTACTTACGCTGATAAGATTGCTGGTGCAAAAAAAAGTGAGGTTAAAGAATCCAAACTAAGTATTTTTAACGCACTTAAAAATATGGACGCAATCATTGATAGACTTACCGAAGGTGAAGTAAAAAAAAAAGTCTAAAAAGTAATTTAGACGAAGAAACAAAATACAAATTAAAGTTACCAGCGTCTAGTCAACCAGATGTAGAGGCTTCAGTTGAAGAACCAGCTGAAGCCCCAGCTGAAGCCCCAGCTGAAGAGCCAGCATCTGTTGATAGCGCCCCTATGGAGCAACCTAAATCAAATGATAAACCATTTGATGATGAGCCATTTGATGCTGGTGTTGAGGCAGACGAGGAATCAGACCCAAAGAAATTTATCCAACAACTAACTGGAAAGTTAGGTCAATCACTCAGAAAATATAATGAGGAACAAGGTCAACCAGATTTTGAATTAGAAAAATTTGCAATTAACTCGTTATTATCAGCTACCCATACGTCTGAAATGGATGCTGAAGACCAAAAAGACATTATTAATAAAGTTAAATCTTCTGGTAAAGATGATGATATGTCATCTGAGCAACCAGCAGAAGAGCCTATGGATGATGAACAACCAGCGGAAGAGCCTATGGATGATGAGCAACCAGCAGAAGAGCCATCGGATGATGAAAATTTAGATTTTGGTGGAGAAGAGGGGATTGAAGAAAATATGATGACAATAAACCCTAAAAAATTAAGCATATTTGCGCCAGAAGGTAGCGAAGAGGCTGAATATCAAAAAACACACAATCCAATTGAAAGAGAATCAAACAATTACATGTTTTGGCAAAATCTAAAAACAATCCATCACGCTGCTGGTGAATTATTAAAAATGAATTATGATGAGGTTGATGCTTTATTATCAGATGGACATGGTTGGGCTTTGGACCACATAGCGACTTCAGCTGATGATGTTGAAGAAGTTTATCACTTTATTGAGGGTAGATTGAACGATTATCACGTAGATTCAGAAGATGAATGGTCGGCACCAATGGAATTGCATACAGAAACACCAATTTCAGATGATTTAAAATACCATATTGAAAATGAAATACCTTTGAATGAAACGATATATAGAATTGGTTCTGAAAAATTTTTCAATTTAATTAAAGAAGTTAAAGCTTTATATTCAAAAGGTTTAATCAAACTTAATGAGAATGATGGTTTTATTGTTAACGAATTTGATAATCAATATATCATAATTGAAGGTAAGAAGATAAAAATGAACTTTATTTATGAAGAGTTTGAGGAGAGTTTTGACTGGATTAAATCAGCTATCGAATCAGCGTCTGGGGATAAAGTAATGACAGGTGAAGAAGACGATTATGGTAGAAATTTATATTTTAGTTTGAGCAATGATAATGTAAACTATTTTATAGGTGATGATGATAAAGGGAATGAAACGCTTATAGTTAAATATAATGCTGAAAACGGTAAACATGTTGTTATTGGCGATTTAAAAAATTATGAGAATAATAGAACTTTAAATGAAGCCAAGTACAAAGGTAAAAAAGTTCAACTAGGTAAACCTAAAAGAGGTGGTTCAAAGAAATTTTATGTTTATGTAAGAGACCCTCAGTCTGGTAACATTAAAAAAGTTTCTTTCGGTGCTAAATCTGGTGGTGGTAACTTGGCTGTTAAATTAAGAGACCCTAAAGCTAGAAAAGCTTTTTCTGATAGACATAACTGTCCTTCAAAGACTGATAGAACATCTCCAGGCTACTGGGCATGTCGTTTACCAAGATATGCTAAATCATTAGGTTTAGCTGGTGGTGGTACATGGTGGTAAAAAAAATATTAATTATGAACAGAATATCAAAACAAAAACAACGTTTAATTGAACGTAAAAACAGACAACTTTTGGGCAAACCAGAAATGGAATGTCCTGAAGCAACTCAAGATTTGGAATTAAACACCAAAAATAGAGATGCTGCGATAAACGAACCACATATTCAGTATGGTCCATTAAATGTTGATGAACCAGCTGATTTTTGGGAAAAGATAGCCGACCATTGGAATACTAGCGTTGAAGCAGCTATGGAATCTAAATGTGGAAATTGCGTTGCTTTTGATATATCTCCGAGAATGGATGATTGCATGCCAGGGCCAGTTTCTGATGAAGATGGAAGATTAGGGTATTGTTGGATGCATCATTTTAAGTGTCATTCGGCTAGAAGCTGTAGAACATGGGCTAAAGGAGGACCTATTAAAGAAGATTCTATTTCATATAAATGGCAAGAAAAAAATGAAAAGTAATATGAAACCATATAGTGAAGAAAAAAATGGTAATGTGATTAGAAGAACTTTCTCAAATCTTGTTGAAAGTGATGAATTGGTATGGCATCGTGATAAAGAAGACAGAATTGTAATTCCTTTAAATGAAAACGATTGGTTGGTACAATTTGACAATGAGTTACCAAAAAAATTAAATGTTAATGAAGAATTTTTTATTCCTAAGAATACTTTTCATAGAGTTATTAAGGGTTCTGGTGATTTGATGGTGGAAATTATTGAAACAAAGTTTGATGATGATTTGGTTGTTTATGAAGCAATTGAAGAAGGAAAAAAGAAAAAAGGTAAAAAAGACGCTTGTTATTATAAAGTTAGAGCTAGATATGATGTATGGCCAAGTGCCTACGGTTCAGGTTCGCTAGTTCAATGTCGTAAGGTCGGTGCTGCTAATTGGGGAAATAAAACCAATGAGTCTGAAGATGAAACAATAAAAGGAATAATTGAAAAAATAAAATCATATAAAATCCCATTCAAAAAATTCAATGAAAGAATGAAAACAGAGTGGATTCCTATGTGGAAAATTGACTATGATGATAATTTGGCTGATATAAATGAAAACGTGGCTCGTCATTTATTATATCAGATATCAAATGATTTAGTTGGTGGGGTTGAAGAAGTGGAGTTTAAAAATAAATCTAAAAATCCAACAAATCATTTCCAAATGGTGATGTATTTAGGGGATTTAATTTTATGGACTAGTCCTTTTATTTATGTTGATGATAAACATAATGTAATTGCTAAAAACACACAAATAAAAATTTTAAATTCAGATTATGACGATATCTCTGTTTTGAAAGAAGCCTCAATTGAAGAAAAATGGTCTGAAAAATACAAAAGAAGCATAGATTGCAACAATCCAAAAGGATTTAGCCAAAGAGCACATTGTCAAGGTAGAAAAAAAACAAATGAATCTGAAGAATACACCAAAGAATTAATTAATTTGGCTCATAGTGCTATCACTAGAAAAAAGGGAAAGGAATATGCGCCAGATGTTCATGAATTGCAAGCGTGGATTGATGCATTTTTAGCCAAAGATGAAAAAATGAATGAGTCTAAAAAGACTGATTTTTCTAAAGAAAAAGAACAGGGTCTTCATGGGTGGTTTTCTAGACAAGGTGGTGAAGGAAAATCACAAGGTTGGGTAGATTGCAACACATGTAGAACAGATGAGAAAACTGGTAGGAAAAAATGCAAACCTTGTGGTAGAAAAGAAGGTGAAAATAGAAAATATCCAGCTTGTAGGCCAACACCTTCAGCATGTGGTACACCTAAAAAAGGTAAAAGTTGGGGGAAAAAGAGCAACGAGAACTTGTCTATATCAGAAAATTTAAGTATATTTGAACCTAAAAACATTATTAAAAATATGTTAAGAGAAACATTCAGAGAAGATGATATTATGATAGAGCCTACTATTGAACCAGTTGTCAAACCTAAAGTAACACCTGAAACCAAACCTAGTGAACCAAACATACCAAGTAGAAAAAATAAACCTTTTCTTCCAATGCCTAACGTTCAACCAGACCCAAAAGCTGAAAAATAATGAAAGATTTGTATCTCATATATGTTAACATGGTTGGCAAAAACTATCAAGGTAATTACTTGTTTGAATTTATATTTTCAGATACAAGTAAAAATATTGATGGTGAAGAATGGGATACTTTTCCAGCTTCTGGTAGACCACAAGCCCCTCATGACAATTTTATTAAAAAAGTTGGACGTTTGGAGTCTGAATTAAAATTAGATGTTATTCAAAACAGTGACACATTTGCCGTATGGGATGCTGTTGATGGTGTTATTGCATTGGCATGGGAAAACATTAATGCTTATGACTCATATCCAGAAAAAAGACTTTGTTTTAAATTTGGAGAAAAAATAAAAGAAGTTGAAGAAAAGTTATATGAAAAAGACCTAATATTAAATTATAACCAACAATATCATGGAGAAACAAAATAAAATAAAAGAAGTTGAAACGCCAACTATTATGATTCCTAAATCAGAACTAAAACAAACTATTTCTGATTTAAAAGGTCAAAAAGTTAATATTCTACCTATAGATAAAAAAATAACTGAAATCGATAACGTTATTCAACCACAAGACCAATCAACAATACAATATTTATCAAATGTTAAAGATTCTAAAACTGGTGAAATATCACAACCATTTTCTATCGGTGATAAAAGATATCAAATGGTTAGAGGGTTAATGCCAAATAAAGAAGTTGTTTTAGCGGTTTATTGTTATGATGACGTTGATGATAATGGTGACAATATAATTCATGATATGCAATATTTTGAAGAAAATATTGCAAAACCTATGAAAGAGGCGATGGAGGTAAAAGAAGAAACAGCCAATGAAAATAAAACATTAGGTCTTGGTGAATTCAGGCATTATATTGTTAATGAGAAAACTGGAAAATTTAGAAAGTTTAAAACAATAGAAGAATTGGCTAAAGCAAATATGCTTGACGAGGAGAGATACATGGGAATTAGGGAGTTTAAAAAATACTTTGAAGGAAAGGTATTTGGACCTAAAAAACATGTTGTAAACGAAGTTACGCCAACTGGTGAGGAAAGTGATGAAGAAATGAATATCAAAGCAAAAAAATTAATGGATTTAATACAAAAAAGAATTCCTTCAAATGTTATTACAACTATAAAAACACCAGTAGCTAAAAGAGAGGTTATAGCAGCTTTTGCTGAAATGATTGGTGTGCCTAGAAATGGTTTATCACAATTAATAAGTGGATTAAAAGACATGTCTAAAGTTAAACCAGAACAACAAAACGCTCAATTATCTGAGGGTAAAACAAAAAGAATTATCAAAGTAAAAAATATAAATAATGAGTAACTACAGAAAAATAGTTGAAAACGCACTTAAACAAAGTAACAAACCTAAAACGTTAAACGAGGGTGTTTTATATCCAGAAGGGTTAACTGAAAGAATGCACCCAAAACTTGAAGAAGATTTGGTTTTGAGAAAACATTCTTTGGGTAAACACCCTATTTTCCCAGAAAATGATGAATCTACTTTTGAAGAGAAAATAATGGGTGAACGTTTTAAAGAAGTTGCCAATCGCTATAAAAGAGCTCACGATGTTGATGTAATAAATAATTCAAATGTTTTGAAAGAAATGATGCCGATGGTATATGAAACCATCGGTATAGAAGCAAAACATAAAAAAGCTTTGGAGAAATTGGCTGAAAAAATGATTCGTGAAGAGTTTGATATGAGTGAAGATATTGTTGAAATTCATGCTGAATTGACAACAGAGATAACTATGGTTGGAACCAAAAAGAATCCAAAACCAATGGCCATGGAAGTTGAGTTTATGAATCATGATGAAATGGTTGGCGCTAACGAAGAAGTTTATAAGCGTAGGTTTTTGAATGCAATGATACAAGGTGCTGCTAAAAAAACCAACCACATGTACCATATGGTTGATGATGAATTGACTAATTTTGACCCACGCTTACCAAACAAATACGCTAAAATGATGTCCGCTGCTGACTATATGTATTATATTATACCAGAAATGGATAATGGTGTTAACGGTGGTGTTGTAAGAGTTCAATTTCCAACTCAATCAAACCCAAAAGCAGTAATATATGCTCAAGCAATGGTATTTCCAGTTCTTATTCATGAATTAGTAAAGGGTGTTATGGAACTTATATCGGCACATGGTTTACCAAAAGAAAAAAGAATTGGTGAATATGTTATAAATAAAGCTGATTTTTTAGCAGCTGAGCCATGGGATATGAGGCTAGGTCCAAGTCTATGGGGTCGATTTGCTTCAATGATTGAGCCAGATGATTTTCATTTAAAACATCAAATTTACTGCGATTTAGCGGCTTTGCCTGTTAAAGAGTTCAATACAAAGATGAGAGAAATTATGGCTGGTACCAAAGAGGGTAAAATTATAATAGAAACCATTGTTAAAGAAATCAAAAAAGAAATACAAAACGATGAATTTAACGAAGCGATGAATGAAATAAACACTCATCATGAAATAAAAGACGAAGGCTTTGATTTGGACGAGTTAATGGGTGGTAAGCCAGATGATGATTTGGATGAAGGGTTTGATTTTGAAGACTTGTTTAAATAATAAAAACAAATGAATTAAGGCTCCAATTGGGGTCTTAATTGTTTTTATTGTGTTTTGGCATATTTATAGTTAAAATAATATGCTATTAACAAAAACAGAAATATTTAAAGAATATGCCAAATGTTTAACAAGTCCGATATATGGTATTGAGACTTATTTGGAAACATTTGATAAAACTCAAGAAGGGTTTGTACCGTTTAAGCTATTCCCAAGACAAAAAGAAATAATCTATGCTTATGAAAAGCATAGGTTTAATTTAATCACAAAACCAAGACAGGCTGGGGTATCAACGACAACGGCAGCTTATATGGCAATAAAGGTTGGTTTTGCTGATGCTGAAAACCCAGAAGCTGTTCTTATCATTGCCAACAAACAAGAGTTGGCGTTTGAATTTTTGGCAAAAATTAAAGAGTTTGTTTCTCAATTACCAAGATGGGTTTGGGGTTCTGAATACTATGGTAATCAAAAAAATGAAGAAAAGTCAATATTCCTTACTGACTCTAAAAAAGAAATAAAATTACCTAATGGTAGTCGTGTAAAAGCGGTTGCTACATCTAAAGATGCGTTGCGTGGTTTCACTCCAACTTACTTAGTTATGGATGAAGCCGCATATATTGATAATGGTGCCGAAGTATTTGGTGCTGCTTTGACGGCTTTGGGTACTGGTGGCAAAGCAACTCTTATATCAACACCTCGTGGTATGGACGCACTTTATTACAAAACATATGACCAAGCTAGGAAAAAGGAAAACAATTTCAATATTATTGAAATGAAATGGTATGAAGACTTGCGTTACAATAAAGATTTACGTTGGGTCAAAGATGAAGTGACAGAAGATGAGGTTGAATTTACTTTTAATTCTTACGAAAAAAGAATTTTGGGAGGTTGGAAACCAACATCTTCATGGTATGAAGAAATGTGTCGTGGTATGAATAATGATGCTAAGATGATTGCACAAGAATTGGACGTGTCTTTCATTGGTTCAGGTGGTAACGTTATTGACGAAGAACACATTGAATTCCAAAACAAAAACAACGTAAGAGAACCGTTATATACCGCTGGCCCAGAGGGTGAAATATGGATTTGGGATGAGCCACAAGAGGGACATCAATACATAATGGGTGTGGACGTATCCAGAGGTGATGGAGAGGATTCTTCAACAATGGTTATATTGGATTTTACAACCATGGAGCAAGTCGTAGAATATCAAGGAAAGATACAACCAGATTTATTGGCTCAAATTGTTGAAGAATATGGAAATTTATACAAGGCTTACACTGTGGTGGATGCAACTGGTGGTATGGGTGTTTCAACTATTCTTAAATTACTAGAATTTAATTATAAAAGATTACACTATGATAGCCAAAATGGAAAAGTTTTATCTTCTAAACAAAGAGAATTAACTAGTTATAATAAAGATAATAAAATACCAGGTTTTCACGCAACATCAGTTCGTCTACCAATGATTTCAAACTTAGAATTTAAAATTAGAACGGACGCTGTTAAAATTCGTTCGGTTAGAATGACATCTGAGATGAAAACATTTATTTACAAAAATGGTAGACCAGACCACATGGATGGTTATCATGACGATTTGCTAATGGCAATGGCTATGTGTTTATGGGTTGTAGAACATTCTTTTAAAAATCTAGAAAGATTAGAAAAACAAAACAAAGCTATGCTAAGTAGTTGGGTGGTTGGTTCACCATCGGTAAAAGAAGAACCAGCTTCTGGTAGTTTTGTTAGCAAAGAAAACAGAAATAAGGCGACAACGCCAAAACCTAAATTTAACCCAGCTATTTCTAAAAATATGCAAGACCCTTTAGGTCAATACATGTGGTTATTTAATGGAATGAAATAAATCTAAATAAAATGGCAAAAAATACATTTGTACTTAAAACATATGGTCCAATACTTTATAAATGGTCACCAATTCAATCAAATATCATAAAAAAACAAAACATTACAAAAAAACCGTTTTTCTGTAATGCAATATCAGGAAGTCAAGGTCAAGATTGGATAACCAATTATGTTTATACTTTAGCAGTTAGTCCTATTGGTGAGCAAGAAAGATTAGCATACGTAGAATGTGATTACGTGCAGTAATCTTTATTTTTTAGAATTAAAACTTAAATTATAATAAAACAATATTATGGCAGAAAATAAAAATTTAACTATATTTCAAAGATTGGGACAAATATTAGGTCCTGATTCAGCAAAACTAAACCAAAGTCAACCACAACCACAACGTTACAATATGGGTAACGATGTGTTGCTTAAAACAGATAATAAAGTTGATTTTGAAAGAGCTAAGTTGCAAGCGCAACAAAACAAGTATTTGTCTCAGATGTGGAAAAAGGTTGAGAGCGGACTTTTTCAACAATCAATAAACTATGAAACAACTCGTATTGGTTCTTACTCAGATTTTGAGGCTATGGAGTTTTATCCAATTATTGCTGCTGCATTAGATATAATGGCTGAAGAATCAACAACTCTTAATGACAAGGGAAAAGTATTGAATGTTTATTCTGATAGTAGTCGTGTTAAGGGGATATTAGAAGATTTATTTTTTAATAGATTAGATATACATACATCGTTACCAATGTGGACAAGGAATACTGTAAAATATGGTGATAACTTTGTGTTTTTAAATATTGATGATGTTCACGGAGTAACTGGCGGAAAACAAATGCCAAACTATGAAATGGAAAGAAGGGAAAGCGGTTTGTTTGATATGATTACTGGTAGAGAAACACCAAACGGAAATGTTGCGGTTGCTGATAAAGTAAAATTTTATTGGAGAGGTCGTGATGTTGAATTTAATTCTTGGCAAATAGCTCACTTTAGATTAACTGGTGATGATAGACGTTTGCCTTATGGTACGAGTATGTTAGAGAAAGCCAGACGTATTTGGAAACAACTTATTTTATCAGAAGACTCTATGTTGGTATATCGTGTTACTCGTGCACCAGAAAGACGTGTTTATAAAATATATGTTGGTAATATTGAAGACGCAGACGTACCAGCATATGTAAATGAAATAGCTGATAGGTTTAAACGAATTCCAATTACCGACCCACAAACTGGTCAAATGGACCTTAGATACAATCAGTTATCAAATGACCAAGATTTTTTCATCCCTGTTCGTACTGAAGATGCACCAAATCCAATTGATACACTTCCTGGTGCTTCTAACTTGGACCAAATTGCTGATATTGAATATTTGAGGAATAATCTATTCACTGCTTTGCGTGTTCCAAAACCATTTTTAGGTTTTGATGAGACAGCTGGTGAAGGTAAAAACCTTGCATTGCAAGATATACGTTTTTCAAGGACTATTAATCGCATACAACAATCAATGCTTCAAGAACTTAATAAGATAGCTATTATTCATTTGTATTTGTTAGGTTTTGACGAAGATTTTGATAACTTTACACTTACTCTTAATAATCCATCTACTCAAGCAGAAATGCTTAAAGTAGAACACTTACAAAGCAAAGTTACTCTTTATAAAGACGCAGTTTCTGATGCTGGTAATGGCTTTGCTGCGATGTCAATGACTCGTGCAAAAAGAGATGTTCTTGGTATGTCTGATGATGAAATCAAAAAAGATTTGTTAGAACAAAGGCTTGAAAAAGCTGCTGCTGCTGAATTGGCCAATTCAGCAAATGTTATCAAACATACTGGTATGTTTGATATCGTGGATAGAGTTTACGGTGATTTTAAATTAGCACTTAAAGGTGGTAGTGGAGAAGGTGGTGAGGCTGCTGGTGGGGCTGAAGGTGAATCTGGTGGTTCAACTGGCGGTGGTGGAGGATTAGGTGGCTCTTTTGGTGGTGGAGGAGTAGGTGGTGAAGACTTAGATTTTGGTGGTGAAGAAGGTGGTGAAAGTGAAGCCGCTACCGAAGCTGGGGGTGAAGCCGAAACAGGTGCTGAAATAGCTGGAGCTGAAGAAGCTGGTACAGAGGCTGGAGCTGAAGAGGCTGCTCCAACTGAAGTAACTGAATCTGTTAAAAAGGTTAATAAAATATTGAAAGAACAGAAAAAAATGTTAGCTAAAAAGTTAGATGATAGAACCAAACATTATCAAGGTAGATTTGTTGATGCTTTGCTAGAATCTATAAACCCGATAAAAAAAGAAATTAACGAAAGAGTAAAAATTTACGACAAAAACGTAAAAATAAACAAAGATGTTGATGACATGATAAATGGAATCGATAAAATGTTAGGAGAATAAATTCTTTTGCATAAAATAACAATATTTATTAAGTAAATTAAAGGTATGACAAATTTAAGTCAAATAACAAAAAATTTTGGTCACATAAAAAGTGTTTATAACACACTTTTGGCCGAAAGCGTTATGTCAGAGGATAAGCCAAAAAAAGACTTGTTTAAAAACTATGTTAAGTCTTTAAAAGAAAACGAGATACTTAAAACTCAATTTTTAGTTTACACCAACATTGAGCAAAAAGTAGAAAAAGATATCAATAAAGCTAATATGTTTGTAAAAGAAAATATTGATTTGTTTTCTAAATACGATAAAAAAGAAATATTTGAAGCAAATTCAAAATTGGTGCAAAATCTTTTATTTGAAAAAGATGTACTAGACGATAAAAAAGAACTTTATGAAAGTATTTCTACTCTTATATTCACAAGTAAATCTCCAGAGAATATTGATGTGATTGTTGAAGCAACTAGCAAAATAATTGATTATATCGTAAATAACAAAGAAAAAGTAATTTCTGAAAGTATAGAATTACCTAATAGTATGTTGACTACTATCATGGTCGAGAAATACAATCAAAAATACAGCACTTTGGATAAATCAGAAAAACAAATTCTTAAAGTTATAATCGAATCTACTGATGAACAGAAAAAAGAGGTTTATGGTAAAGTTGTAAGAGAGTGTATTGATTTGATTAATGAGAAACTAGATGGTTCTGATTTAGAAACAAAAGACAAACTTTTAAGGGTTAAAGACAGATTATTAAATGATAAACAAGAAATAAACGAGGATTTTATAAAAAATATTTCTAAAATTATAGACCTTAAGAATACTTTAAAAGAAAATTAATAACGCCAATGTATAATGAAAATATTTTAAAATTAAGAGAATTAACACAAAAAATTTGTGAAACAACTCATAAAGATGAAAATTTTTTAATTTTAAAAGAATTAAAAAATATCATTGAAGAAGGTAAAGATGAAATATCGGAATCAAAATCATCAGTAACTAAAATAAAGTGTTACGAAAAAATGTGTTTAAAAATAACTAATATACTAAACAACGTTAAATTATAATCATGAGTGAAGAAACAGGAACTTGGGGTGATTACAGTAAGCTAGTTTTAAAAGAACTTGAGAGGCTTAATGAAAACTATGACAGAATGAGAACTGACATGGATACTCGTTTTTCTGAGTTGAACCAAAAACTTACTGAGGTTAAAAATGTTGAAGGAAAAGTAGATACACATGCTAAATGGATTGAAAAGGTTAATGATGTTTGGTCTCCTAGTCAAATGAAAGAGGCTAAAGACGAAATATATAGGCAAAAGAATCGTTGGGCAGCTGCAATAGCTATAATTACATTTGTTCAAATAGCAATCGGTATTACAATTGCTTTGTGGGATAAGCTAAAATAATCGCTTGACACATTCATTTTTTTTCATTATACTTGTGTTATAAAAAACCAGGTAAATATGAAAACAGGAAAAGAAATAAAATCTAGTATTTTTAACGACTTTAACGTTATTTTTGGGAGCGTAAATAACAAAAACCCAAAATCAGTTTATTTAAACGTTTCTGCATGGTCCCAACCAAAAGAAGATTGTGACGGAAATTACAACAGAGCTATTAGAAATTTAATCAAGAAAATAAAACAAACGTTATTTAATTATTCATCAAATTTAAATTTAAACAAAGAAATGACAATTGTTGATTTAGATTTGAGAGAATCTGGTATAAGAAAAGGAAAGAGAAGCTTCATGAGTTGTGAAGTAACATTTTATTTAAATGTTGAAATACCAGTAAATTCTGAAGAAATGAAAACAAACTTAAATAACGTTGCTCAAGAATTGATTGATAAGGTTTTTGAGCAATGTGATACATTTGACTTTTATAAAAGAAAACGATAAAAATAAAGACCCCAGATAATTCTGGGGTTTTTTTATTTACATACGATATTTATATCTATAAGCTAGCAAATATGGATATAAATTATAATAAAATAAAAACGCTTAGACGTGGAGAAACTGGCTTCGGTTATTTAATCGAACATGACGCTGGTTATATTAGTCCTGATGAACCTAGGAACCAAGCGTTCATAAATGAAATAAAAAAACTTGACAGCGGAAAAATAATAATAGCAGAACCTTTGGTAGTTTATGTTATTTTACAAAAATACGGTGTTCTTAATCGTAATGGTAGGGTATATCCAGAACAAGTTTTAAAAAAACAAAACGAAATATACCAAAAAGCTATTAGAGAACGTAGTGCGGTTGGTGAATTAGACCATCCAGAATCTAGCATTATCGCTGGTGATAGAATTTCACACAATATTATTGAAACATGGTGGGAAGGTAAAACTCTTATGGGTAAAATGGAAATTCTGATGACACCTGGTTTTATAAACTATGGTATCGTTTCCACCAAAGGTGATGAAGTTGCGAATCTTTTAAGAAATAGAATTAAAATTGGTGTTTCATCTAGAGGTGTTGGTTCTCTTAAAGAGGGAAAAAGTGGTGAACAAATTGTTCAAGATGATTTTGAAATAATTTGTTGGGATGTTGTTACAGCACCATCAACACCAGACGCTTGGATTTTTAGAGATGTGACTGAAGCTAAACCTTATGTTGAAAGCATCGAAAAAAAATCTAGTATAATTAAAGAAAGCTTAAAAGATAAATTAGACAATTTTTTATCAGAATAAGCATTTTTTTTATAAATTTTTTTATATAGCTTGTCTTTTCGTAAAACTAGACATATTTATTATCAAATAAGATAGATATTGTATTATTTATCTAATAATAAAACACAAACAAACACAAAATGGCAGACAAAAAATCAATACTTGAAGAAGCTCTTTTGGATATTAAAAATATTCAAAGTGCTCTCAATGCCAACACTAAAGAAATACTTCGTAGCGTAGCTAAAGAAGAAATTGATGGTGTGGTGAAAGAGTCTCTAACTAAAGAGGCTTATGTGGAAGAAGAGGTTGAAGACTCTTTAAACGAAGTATCACATGAAGAACATGAGAAATCTGAAACTCCAGCGGAGGAAAAGAAAGAACATGGCAAAGGTGGTACTGAGAAAAAAGAAAAATCAGAAACCAAATCTGAATCAAAAATGACCGAAGGTGAAATGCCAACAGAAGGTATGTACGAAGAAGAAATGGAAGAAGGTATGTACGAAGGTATGTACGAAGAAGAAATGGAAGAAGGTATGTACGAAGAAGGAATGGATGCAATGGCATCAGAAGAATTGGACATGACCCAAGCGTCTGACGATGACGTAATCGCAGTTTACAAAAAATTAAGCGGTGATGACGAAATCGAAATCGTAGGTGACGAAATTCACCTAACTGTCTCTGAACCAGGAGAATACGTAATCAAAACTTCAGACCTAGACATGGGTGATGACATGGATGATGAAATGGCTGGTAATGTTGAAGATGTTGACATTGATGTTGATGACATTGAAGGTGGTGATGACGTAGACTACGAAATTGAAATGGATGATGAAGAAGGTGAACCTTCTGATTTATCTGATGTAGATGACGAAGAAGGTGAAGAGGAAAAAGGCGAGGAGGAAGAAACTATTGAAGAGGCCATCCCTGTTGGTTCTGGTCAAGCTCATAGATTACCAGGAAAAGCAAACATAGGTCAACCTAAAGGTGCTGGCGCTGATAATCTTAAAGAATCTGTAATCGCTAAAAAACTAGTTTCTGAAACTGCAAAAAAATACAATACTTTATTGACTGAGTCTAAAAAATTAAAAACTGAAAACGAAGAGTTTAGAAAAGCTTTAAAAGAATTTAGAACAAAGTTGGTAGAAACAGTAGTGTTCAATAGCAACTTGACTTACGTAACAAGATTGTTTATGGAACATGCGACAACCAAGGCTGAAAAACAAAGTATCATCAAAAGATTTGATGAAGGAGTTACAAACCTTAAGGAGTCTAAAAAGTTATACAGAACTATTGCAAATGAATTAGCTTCTAGAAAGCCAATCACTGAAGCAATAGAAAGAAAAATAATAAAAGAGGGTACCACTGGCAGCTCTAAACAATTAAACGAAAGCACTGCCTATGTTGACCCATCAACTAAAAGAATCCTTGATTTGATTCAAAGAGTTGAAAACAAATAACAATAACCAAAAAAATAAATACAAAAAACTATGTCACATTTATTAACATCTGGACAAGTGGGTAACATCGGATTAAACCACATGAAGGCTATCCGTAAAGAAACCCAATCAAAATGGGAAAGCTTAGGCTTCCTTGAAGGTCTTAAAGGCCACGTAAAAGAAAACATCGCTCAGTTGTATGAAAACCAAGCTTCAACTTTGTTGACTGAGACTACAACTTCAACTTCTTCTGGTTCATTCGAAACAGTAGTATTCCCTATCGTAAGACGTGTTTTCTCTAAATTATTAGCTAACGACATCGTGTCTGTTCAAGCTATGAACATGCCTATCGGTAAATTGTTCTATTTCGTACCTCTTACATCTAGCCGTGTAGACGGTTCTACACCTCCTGTTGCTGGTAATGACTATGCTGGTACTAGCCCAACTAACGATACTTATCTTACTCAGTATTCAGCTCACACATCATTTGCTTCTACTGGCATTCCATCTTGCGTTCTTCCAGCTAATGGTTCATGCGCTACAACTCCATTTATGGCTAAGAACTTATATGATATTTTCTACAACGATGGTATGTTTGACCAATCTAAAGGTACACTTACTATCAGAACTTATACTTTAGCTAACAACAACGCTGTTAGATTAAATTCAGATGGTCAGTTTGTTGTTCTAAGCCCTGCTGGAACGACTTCTTTCCCAACTGCTAATGATGGTTCATTGAGATACGCTATGTTTAGCATGAGTGGTTTCAACCCAACTAATAGTGGTGGTGGTCGTGAAGTATTGACTGGTCCTGATGGTAACGTAATGGATACTGAATCATTCTTAGCTTCTTTGCATTGCGTAACTACAAATGCTATCCTTGACGCTAACGGTAATACCATTATCGCTGCTAACCAAGAAGTTCCATTCCGTTTGGTTACTCAAAAATACGGTCAAGGTATTGTTCAAACAACAAATACTTTTACATCTAATGGTCAAACTTATCCTGTATTGACTACTCCTAATGGTGTTATGTATGTTGAGCTTGACTTGACTCACCCTGTAGGTACTACTGCTGGAACTGGTGCTGCTGCTGCTGGTACAGCTACTTATGATGGTTATATAGGTGCTTCAGCTTCAACTGTATCAGCTGTTACTGCTTATAACTTTGTATTTGCATGGGCTGAATACGCTTCTCTAGAATTGGAAACTGAATTGAATGAAGTTTCTTTCAGACTTGATGAAGTTGTTGTTGCCGTTGAAGAAAGAAAATTACGTGCTACTTGGTCACCAGAATTGGCTCAAGATGTTAGTGCATTCCACAACATTGACGCTGAAGCTGAATTGACAGCTATGTTGTCAGAGCAAGTTGCTGCGGAAATTGACCGTGAAATCCTTAGAGACCTTCGTAAAGCTGCTGCATGGCAATTGCGTTGGGACTACAACGGATGGAGAAGAGCTTCTTCTGCTGCTAGCCCTTACACTCAAAAGGACTGGAACCAAACTCTTATCACTAAGATTAACCAAATCTCTGCTCAAATCCACAAATCAACACTTCGTGGTGGTGCTAACTTTATCGTTGTATCTTCTGAAATTTCAGCTGTATTCGATGATTTAGAATACTTCCACGTGTCTGATGCTAACCCTGAGCAAGACCAATATAACATGGGTATCGAAAGAATCGGTACATTGGGTGGACGTTATCAAGTATTCCGTGACCCATATGCACCAGCTTACTCTGTAATCATCGGTCATAAAGGTAAATCATTGTTGGATACTGGTTACATCTACGCACCATACGTGCCTTTGCAACTTACACCAACTATGTACAATCCTTTCAACTTTGCTCCAGTTAAAGGTATCATGACTCGTTACGCTAAGAAGGTCGTAAACAACAGGTTCTACGGGCATGTTAGAGTAGACGGTGTACCTACATTCAATGTTGCTGAATTGAGATAATCTTTTCTAAACTATAAACTTAAAAGGTGGGATTTATTCCACCTTTTTTGTTTTATATACTTGACTTTATTAACTATTATTAGATAAATCATCTAAAGGACCAAGATAATAATCTTTATCTAATTGTTGTTTAAAATCTTTAATTAAATTTGGTAAATTGTTAAAATAAATTCTAAGTGTTTTACCCAAATCAACATCATTAGGGTTATTTGTAACCATTTGCTTAACATCTAATAAGAATGCCTCTAATAATTCTTTTTCCATAATATTTTTTTCACAAATATACAATAAAAAACCCGAAGATGCAAGTTCTTCAGGTTTTTTTTGCGTTAACTTTTAATTTATTTTTTAGGCTTTAGTCCCACACTGACCACAAAATTTGTCAGTCTTTCCCAATTTGTGACCACAATTTGTGCAATATCTTTTAATATTAACATCTTCTAATGTGTTTATTTTTTGAGAAATTGGTAATAATTTGTATTCAATTACGTGGAATGGAATATATTCAAAACTTTTGTTTACTGTCTTAAATTCTTGGTTTGAATTCGAACCTTTTTCAACTCTACCAGTTTCAATTGATTTAGATTTTTTACTTCTTGGTTGGTTTTTTACATTATCTAAATCATCAAAATTTAAAGAAGAATCTATTGTAGCATCATATTTAAAAGTATTGCTAGTTGTATCTTGAAAAGATGAAGATACTGATGTGGTATCAAATAAACCCAAAGTTTTAATTGATGCTGTGCCATATGTGGTGCTGCGTAAATACTTAGGGTCAGTACCAATATTATAATTACCCAAATTATTAGTATTATTGTAATAGATATATGGTCTATAAGTCCAATCTGGTGTTGTTATAAGTGGTAGAGTTTCTATACGTTCCTTATAAAATTCTACTTTTAAATCACCATTATTTTCAATAGCTTTTTTAACTCCATTAGTATTTTCAACTTCATATGTGTCAAATAAGAATTTTTTTGCAACATCAAAATAACGGTCTAGGAATACACGTTGTCCTGGGTTTAACACCAAACCACCTTGAGATATGGCTTTGCCATTTAAATGAATTTTTGCTAAAATTACATCTGATGTTGGGTTGAAGATTTCAATTTGAAATTCCGTTTGTTTTGATAAATAGAAAGTTGGCATCTCGCCATCTTTGTCGTAGAGCTTAAGTCTGCTCTTGTTTACAGCAATGTAAGCTGTTGGAACAGTTTCTGTCCAGTAGGTTTTTTTCATTTTTATTAACTTTTAATTTTATTGTTATTGTACCAACACCTTTGTTGCCTAAACAACTCTAAACCGTTTTAATGGTCGGGGCTAATACGTAGTTAACGCAATAATAAATATACTAATAAAAGATTTTTTGTCAAGTGTTTTTACTGAAAACTGGGTCCTAATTCGCAAATAGTTGATTGAATTTGGTGCCAATAAGTATCAGCTTCATCTGGTAATGAATCTACAGTCATATGATATCTAGTCACTTCATCGTCTAATTGAATTTCTTCTTGTCTTAAACTTTCAAGTGGTTTATGGAGTTTCATCATTATTTTATTTTTTGTTTCATCATCCAAATGAGCAATAGCTGCTTTTGTAAGTTTTAGGGCTTCTTCATAACTACCAATTGTCATTTTATTACAAGCAAATTTCATTGCTGGTGTCATGTTTTGTCCATCAATCATTTCTTCATTCAATTCTTGTTTAATCATATCAATGGACCCTAGTGTTTTAAAATTATTACAAAATTCATCACCAGAACCGCCATTACAAGCAACACCGATTTGATTGTTCTTTTTTAAATTTTCATAGGTCTTATTTAGTAACATAACTTTGGCTGATGTTTCTCCAGCTAAAACAGCTTCAACCAATCTGTGATAACCGTCTAGTAAATAATATTTCCTATCATAACTCATAGCCACTTGCATAGGCTTGGCTTTGCTTCTAGATGGTCTTTTTTCTTTTATGTTTTCAATAGCCCACCCTAAATTAACTCTGTCCAAAATTAATGAACTAAATGGTATATTCATTGAAATAGTTCCTAGATGTTCATCTGCCATTGATTCCAGAATAGTTCTAATTCTATGCTTGATAAATTGTTTCATATTAATTATTGGGACTTACGCAATTCTACTTGATTTATTATTTCAAATTCTAAAACATTTTTAAGTGTAGTTACTTCTAGATTTGAATAAGCTAGAATATCTATATAATATGTGTTTGGTATAAAACTTAGTGTGTCTATTAAGAAATAATAATAGTTGTTAGACATTTCTACTGGCTGATAATCTATTACTGTTAATTCGTTACTACCTTCTAAAACATATATCCTATATTGTAAATTATTGATATTTTGGGTTTGTTCAACAGTAAATGGTATTCTAGCCGAAACAATAGCTTTTCTAATATCACCACGTTTTATTTTTTCTTTATTTTGAATTCCGCTTACATTAACAGCTACTTTTTTGGGTAGCATATCATTATCACCTATGTTATAATATCCCATAGAATCTTTAACAACAAAATAAAGGTTTATATTTGGTCTTGCCACCCCATTTAAAGTAATACCAGTCCATACATCATTATACATTGTCTCTATATTTGATGCTGAAGTTGGAACCAATATATCAATTGAATAAACACCTAACGTTACATGTTTAACATTTGAAGGTGTATATGCTGAAAACAAATTACCATCATTATTATACACATTGACGTATGGTTTTGTATCTAGATTTGTTGGGTTTCCAGCTATATTTACGTATAAATATAATTTACTTGGTTTGTCTAGAAAAAAGTTATTTCTATCGTCTTTTATATGATTATCATAGATGCTTTCAACATATGGTTCATAGAACGTTTGTGTGTTGTTTGTGAAGAAACCAACATATTGTAATCTAGTTGTGTTCATCAACTCAAATGGTCTGGTATAAGCTATTCCTAAACCATAGTTTGTATTACCTGTTAATAAGCCATTCACATAATTTGTGATATCCATTTCAATATTTTCATTACCCTTATCAAAATGTTGTGTTGTTACGGTAATTGCAGACGCTGAACCAGAATAAACACCAGAACCACCAGACCAAAATTCACCAGTCCTAGGTTCAATCCAATTTGAAGGTCCGTTGTAGTAAGCGCCTTCACCAGTTACTAATATTGGTACATTATAATCGTAACCAACTCCGTTATCCCAATTTTGATTTATTTTGAATAGAAGTAAATCAAAAGATGTGGTTCTATCCATGCCAGCCATTGTTCCATTTAACAATTCGGTATCAAAAGAACCTGTATTTGTAAGTCTTAATGTATGTTTTAATTTACTTAAATCAGTAAACGTACCACCAGTATATAAAGCTCTTAATCTAGTTTCATCAAAATGAAATAAGAATCGGCTATATTTTTGTTCGCCTATTGCGCCACCATAAAATAATTCAGTAACTGGGTTTAATCCAGTATTAACATATTGGTTGCTGACAATAGTATTATTTTTATCGAAAAATGTATGAATTACCATCTTTGTTTTTATTATAAATATTCTAAAACATTAATTAATACGCACATTTTTCGATAACATTGACTTTTCTAAATCATCTGCTTTTGTTTTAAATAAAGCAACAGCTTGTTTGTTTCCTGATATCGTTAAATCTGTTGCTGGGTTTCCGCTGCCATTATGAACATGTGATAAAAATGCGTCTTTAAGTAGTCTTAAATATTGTAATAAAACATCCCCAAAAGGAACTTGATGGGCTTCTGATAGTATTTTGGTTAATTCATCGTCAGTTATAAGAATGTCTGGGTCTGTTATATTAAATCTAGGGCTTCCATCTCTATGTGTAATAAGATTAATCTTATTTGCAACTATATTGGCTACCGTACCTCTAAGAGCAGCTTGTTGATTAGTTGCTGGGTTTGTTACAACATCATTTTTTAATTGAATGTAAGCTTGGGTTGTTGGGTTATATTTGAAAGAGTAAGGATTGTTTTTATTTGGGGTTGATTCAACAAATTTACCAGCTCTAATAACTACTTCATTCCTTTTTTGAGTTATTTCTGTGTTATATCTACCTTGTATTGAAACATCGTCTGGTTTTGGAAATACACCATTTAATTCAGCTATTTGTGATGGGTTTATTGATGGTGAAGAAAGCGCAAATGTAAAACCATTTAAAGCTGAATATAAATAAGGGTCTTTATCTAAAAGAGGTAATTGTGAAACTATTGGACCAATATACAATCTATCTGCGTGTTGTTGTTGGTTGCTAAAAGTTAAAATCATAACAGCTTCACCTACTTTAGGTTGAACTTGTAAATGTTTTGGAAGGAAAGGAAAACACCATGGTAATTCAGCGTCAGTCCTATCAGCGTCACCACCAGTTGCTATAGGGCCTTTTATATATACTTTTATTCTACCTAAACCTTTATTTTGTTCTGGTCCAGTTTCGTCTTCTAATACTCTTACAACACCATATTTTATATTCGTACCAGCATTTATACCATCATAAACACTACCTTCATTTCTTTGTGTTTTATTAGAACTATTAAGCATACTAATCCCCTTTTAATCTTTTAATTAATATTTTATTGGCATCATCAAAGCGTTTTTCAATTTCAATCAATTTATCAAAATCTTGAATCATTTTTAATTTTAAAGCTTCGTGGTCGGCTTCCATTTTTTTAATTTCAAACAAAATTTCATTGTTTGACATATTTTCTAAGTCATTCATAATATTAAATTTTTTTAACGAATTATACCATCACCTATACCCATGCTGGTAGTAAAACCTTGACAAACAACTGGACCACCTGCATTACCACCAACAGCTGTTATGGCAATACCTGGAGGGATTACGACATCAACTTTAGCTTCATTTAATATGGTGCTTACTATTTGTTGAACTCTTATTAATTCCATAGCTTCTTCAACATTTGGTCCATCGGCAAACACATCACCAACAACCCTACCAGAATCTGATTGTTTACTTATTATTTCGGATGCTATGCTTTGTGCTGAAATCCCAGGTCTTAGTTTTGCACCAATCATTATTAATGGTGGTGGTAATGGTTCAATTGGTGGCTCAGGAGTTGAGAATGCACTTAGAATTAAATTTAAAACTCCATTTATTGATGAGAAATTGAAGCCAGATGTTGGTATTGGTTTTATGTCTGCCATTATAATAAATTATCTAGTAAATTTCTTATTAAGTTAGGTGAAATTCCAATCAAAGATTGTAATTGTGCTAATTTATTAGTGTTTTTTTCTATTTGTTTTTTAGCAATAGCTTGTGCTACAAGAATAGATATTTCTTTTAATGCAATTGTCAATAGTATCTTGATTAATTCAACTGCAATAACTTTCATTATCTCGTTAATCAAGTTTTTATTTCTTCTTATAAAATCTATTGGGTCGCTAAAAGTTGCTGCTTGCCCATACACTATTTTATAATTTATCAAGAAAACAAGAATTACTTTTGGAGATAGAATTATACCAACTATAGACTTGATTATAGAAGTTATAATCTGTTGTATAAAGTTAAGTTTCGATGAGGCTATATCAACAGGGTTTGGAACATTTATAACACTTAAATTAGCCATATTGTTCAAATTAGACGATATAACATTTTTAGTTTGAATTAATGATGTTGCTGTTGATAATTGTTGATTATAATTTGTTAGACTAGAAATAGGAACTGATGATGGAATATCGTTGGTTGTTTTTATATTTTTAACACCTCTTTTTCTAGCAGCAGCTTCAGCTTGTTGTTTTAATGTTTCTTCGTTTGAAAAAGAAAAAGCAGAATCATTTATTGGTCCTTCGTTAACATTGTTAACCATTTTATCAACAACACCATTAATTTTTTGTTCAGTTTCTAATACTTTTTGAGAAATACCTGCTACTGAAGAAACAGCACCATAGATAATATCCATTATTTTATTCAAAACATTAGCTGAATTTAACAATTGTAATGAATCAATAAAATCATTGTTTAGGTCTGTTAATGTTTGTGTATTGTATGGTAACGTTGCTGTTATTGTCAACGTATTATTAGGGTTACCAGTACTTAATTCATTAAATGTAATATCAAGAATAGGGTTTAGTTGTGGCCATTGATAAGGAATTCCTGGGTTTTGTATAACCTCATATAAAAAAGTGTTTAAGTCTGTACTAATTGTAAGCGGTGTTGTTACATCATTATACATTAATCTACCAGCAACAGAATTAGGGTCTGTTCTAAGCATATCTAAAAAGTCTATCTTTCTGACTTCAATTACAATACCAGTACCATTTGATTGAATCCAAGGTGGGATACTAGGGTCAACGCCACAACTTACAATTGATTTTAATTCAATTTTTAAAGCTTTTTTTATGGCTAATTCTATTTTAGGTAATGAATTAGTTAAAGTTTCAACTACGGTTGTGACCAAAGCTTGAAAACCGACTAAAACTTTTATAAGGTCTGTTAAAAAAGTAATTGCATCGCCATTGTTATTAATAGATGGCATAGACGAGCTTAACTTTAGTTTTGGCATACCATCAACTAAAGTTTTTGCCGCAGCTATTTTTCCAAAAACTTTTTTCTTTTTATTTATAACAGCCATTAAAATTCTATTTCAGATTCATTATCATTTTCTTTAGTGGTGTTTTTAAGCATTTCTCTAATAGATTTGAAATCGCTTAAAGAAGCGGAACCGCTAGTTCTTTCAGAAATAGCAGTATCAGCATCACCACGATTTTTGATTATATCACTTTGTAGTTTTGCTAATTCTAATTTGATTCTTATGGCCGAATCTTTTATTTTAAGTAAACCACCTTTTTCTTTAGCAATCTTTGTCAAATCGTCAACATCAGTTGGTGTGGCGCTGGTGGCAAGCTCATTTATAGTTCTTTGAGCATCATTAATTTGTAAACAAGCATCATTATAAGTCTCTTGCATAAGACCTTCTAATGATTCTGTATCGTTTACTTTTACATCTTGTTTTCTTTTCCTAGGCATGATTGTATGTTTTACTATAAATACCTCTAATAAAGGTTTTTATTGTTATTTTTTACAAACCATTATTTTTTAACAATTCATAAAGTTCTTTATAACGTTTCATTGCCAACCGAATATCTTTGGTTGATAAATTGGTATAGTTACGCATGGTTTCTAAGACAGAATTTTTATTGTATTTGGAGCCACCATCCATAGATTGAAAAGCTGTTTCCCAATTTTCTAGAATATCAATTAAAGCATAACCAACTTTTTTTTCATTTTCGTTTAATTTATTTTTTGTTGGTTGGTTTTCATCGTTTAATTCTTCTTTTATTTTATTGGTAACTTTGTAAATAAAGTCTTCCATTAAAAATGTGTCCCCATCAATTACATATGTTAAATCAGACCTTTCTTCTAAATCATCATACATATCCTCATATGAAGCGTTTTGCTTCACATATTTTTCGTCTTTTATTAATAAACCTAATATGTAATTTTTACTAATAGTTCCAAAATATGAATAAGCCTTTTTTCCTCTACCGCTTTCAAACTTATGTACTTTTGTCATTAAAAATGAAATGGTGTCACGATGTAAATCTTCAAATGTTTCACCTTTTCTATATAATTTGTACCTTCTAATTATCGATTCAATCATTTTATCGAGTGGCCCTCTAAGCCACTCGTTAAAAACTTGATTCCTTTCTTCTTCGTTTGTCGATTCTAAAAATTTAATTACTGCTTCTTCCTCATTTGGACCAAAATACATTTCATCTTTTCTTTTGCGTCCTCTTCTCACAATTAAACAGTTTGTTCTATATATGTTATGTTTCTATCTTTTGTGAAGTAGTATTCTTTTTTAGCTTGAGCCAACCACCATTTTGCCTCTACTGGTGTCATATACTCTTTATAAGACGAGAATAAAGAATCTGGTCTTTGATTCATATGTTTGTAACCAAATCTAGGGATAACCATAACTTTAATAGCTTTGAAGGTCATGCGAAGCAAAAACTCATAAATGAATGTTAGTTTTATGCTTGGTTTAAAACCGCCAAAATCTTGATAAATAGATTTTTTCATTACGATTCCATCAATATTGAAATTCTGGTAAGCTAACAGAGCGTTGTTATCTAAAATACCAAGCTCATCAGAAAAACTTTGGGCCCAAACAGCTTCATTTGTCAAACCAATGAATTGATTGTTTGAATCTACGTCAACAACTATAGGCATGAATATTTCAACTTCTGGGTGGGCTTCACGATATTTAACCGCATTTTTAAACCAAATTTTAGCATACTCATCATCCATTTCTAAAAAGCTAATCCAATCAGATTTTGCTACGCTAACACCATAATTTGTTTGTGATGCGAAATCGGTTTCACCTTCATTTTCAGCAATTGTAACTGATGATTTATAATCACCAAAATCAAACGCTTTTACATATGATGCAGCGTCACTATTTTTTGGGACAACGATAACCAATTCGTCTGGTCTTACTAACTGTTCTTTTACACTTTGAACAGCGTTGGTGAATAAATTTTTTGTTTCATCAGTTAATTCGTGTACTGCTAAAATAACCGAAATATTTGTTTTTTCCATTGTTAATATTATTTAATTAAGTTGTTAGTTTCTTCTGTGAATTCATTATACTGAGATTCCAAATTTTTTATTAAAAATTCAATTTCAGCTTCTCTGTTTTTAAACAATTCACCGTATACATTTTTGATGACTTCTTTTTGTCTTTCTTCTGTATATTGACCTTTGCTTTCTTTGATTCCTTCAATCAAATCGCTTGGAACCGAGTCTTCCAACCATACTTTAAGATATGTCGCAATAAGTTCTGGGATATTAAGTGTTGTATTTGTCCAAACGCCATTGTTTTTAATCATAACATTTCCATCGGTGTCTTTGGTTTCCATCCACTCTGGAATCATGTTTGGTATTTTACCAATAACTGGTGTTTCACACTCAATTGCTTCAACTGGGAAGGTTCCAAAACCAGACGGGTCGTCAATCCAAATAGCCAAACAGCTTTTACCTAATTCTGTTGCAAATTGTTTTCTAGGTAATCCTCTAAGTTCTTTAAAAGTAACCCACTTATACATTGGATATTGAAGATAAAAAGATTTAGCAATTTTAGCAGCATCACCATGATTTCTAGTTAAAATAGATATCACTGGTATTTTTGGTTTGTCACTAGTTTTAAAGTATGATGGAATTGAAACTGGTACTATATGTGTCCTAATTGAAGGAAACAAAGTGGTTAGATACGCAGCTTGTTTTTCGCTGGTTGTAATAACATCGTTAAAACCATAATCTGTATTCCATCTTTTTCCAATTGGCAATAACTCTAAAAGATAATCATAATTTTGAGAGAAAACAATTTTTTTGCATGGGAATCCTTTAACTTGGTCCATAACGCTAGAGAAGATTTCAGGAATGATAATAAAATCACTAGGACTAATGTTCAAAGTTTGGCTTTCAATTGATAGGTGCGGTAAAGAAGCATATTCTTCACCTAACCAATCTAAAATACCTTGACCAGCAGCATCTCCTTTTAATTTATAATCATTTTTTTCATGAAGTATAGCTGCTTTATAACCTAATTCATTTAATACTTTTACGTGTTCGTAAATATTAGCGATTCCAGCAGTAGGATTACCTTTGGTGTCGATGGTAAAAAAATAAAGAGTAAAATCTTTATTTTGTAATTTTTCTAAAACAGCTTTACCTTGGCTGATTTGAGTTTCAAATTGTTCTTTTTGTTGTTTCATTTTTAAGTTATTTTTATGATGTTATTCTTTCTCTTTTAGAATACCATAATTTGTTAATGTGTTAAAACAAAGTTGATATGATAATGATTTTTTTGCTAAAGCTCTGTCGGCACCTAAAGTAGTGTCTTCGTCCTCACCATCTTCTGAGTCTAATAAGATTTCAATCATTGTTCTTAAAATATCAAAAGTAGGAGCGTTGATTTCTTTTGGTTTATCAGTTATATGTAGATATTCTTCAACTGATATTATGTCCCCATTAACGTCTTTTATCGTTTTAGTTTCTTTGGTTTCTGTTTTTTCATTTGGTTTGGTCATTGTGATAAACTTATCAAATGCATTTAAATCTATGTAATAAATAATTCCACCGTATTCAATCATATTAGTTAATTTCTTCGTATGTTGTTGTTATTGTTTTAGTTAGTATTTTAGTTCTAAGGTCGTTGTTTTGGATAAAATCTAATATTGATTCTATCTCATAGTCTGCTTTAACATTTTCATTGTAACTAGCTTTAACTTTCACACTAATCTTACCGTTTGGTTTAGTCTCTAAAGCTATTGGGTTTGCTGTAATTAAAACATCTAAATCACCCCATTCGTCTTCGTTTCTTTTAACAAATCTTAAATTTGTTGGTCTGGCACCTACTTTTGATAAAAAGAATAAGGTAGATGGGATTGACTTGTTAACCTCACGACTAACAATTTCTATTTGATGTTCTTCATCATCTTCAATATCCATTATGAATTCATTTAAACGATTGAATAAACCGTCTCTTAGTTGGTCAGCATGACCAAAAATTTCTAAAGGTGCTTCCAGATATAAAAAAGTATTTAATTTGTTTATATCTTCAAAATCGTAATATTGAAGCAAATCAAACGATTTTACATCTCCTTCTTTAACTTTAGATTCAGAAATGTATTTATCGTAAGTGTAATTAAATTGCCCTAAAAAATCTCTAAGCACTTCGTTCAATGATATTCCAATACGAGCCATAATTTTAAAATATTTTTATTAATACCAAAATTAAGCTATATATGAAATAAGTAAAGTAAATTTTATTTTAAACCACTAAATATTTTTTTCAACCAATTTGTTTTATTAGGTTTAACGATTTCTTTTGGTTTTTTATTTTTATCAACATTAACCGAATCAAAAATTGGTTCGATTATTTTTATTAACGGATGTCTTACCACATCCTCAATTCCGAATTCAATAATTTCAATATTATCGATATTTTTAAAGTTATCTATTAAAAATTTTAACGCACTATTGTTTTTATTTTTTTGGTCTATTTGTTTTAAATCACCTAATAAAATCATTTTACTATTCTCACCTAATCTAGTTAAAATAGTCCTAATATTTTCAATAGTTATGTTTTGTGCTTCATCAACAATAATTATTGCATTGTCAATATTAATACCCCTCATATAGGCAATTGGAAGGGTTTCGATTAATTTTTCGTTTTTTAACTTTTCTACTGTTTCTGAACCAATAATTTTTTCAAAATTTTTTATAAAAGAAAAAATAAATGGTTCCATTTTTTCTTCTAAAGTACCTTTTAAAAAACCTATTTCTTCTGTTTTAAGTGTTGTGACAGATTTGACTAAAACTATTTTACGTATTTTATCGTTTTCTTTTAGTTCAAATAGAGATTGAGCACATGATAAAAATGTGTTATGTGTTACAATACAATCATTGGTTAAATATAAATGTTTTTTATCATCTACAGATATACACTGAGCTTCTTTTTTACCAACCAATGTTATGTTTTTAATATATCTAATAGGTTGATATTTTGTTCTTTTTTTTAATAAATTAATTTTTCTTTTTAGTTTAAATGGTATATATTCATTTGGTAAGTTTATATATAATGTATAAATTTTTTTACATTCTTTTATTTCCCCATTTAATTTTTTATATTTACCTATCTTTTCTTTTTTCGTAACAATACCGCCTAATGATTGAACGATAAATGTAACATCTTTAATTAATTGTTCAGACGTTGAATAAAATAAAGGGGTTCCAGCTTGTTTATGAACAGAACCATCAGTATCTAATAACCCTCTAAGAATTTCTAATCTAGTTTCAATGTCGTTTATTAAAAATTCTTTTGGTATGAATTTTTCATTTGATTTTAACCCAAATAAATTAGCTTTTCGCAAATATGTTGTTATTATATTTTCTTTAACCCCAATAGATTTAATAACATAATTTTGTTCATATCTCTCTTTAATTATGTGATTATCTGGCATTTTATTTTTTAACATTTCTACAATTTCTAAATCGTTTGTTGTAAAACTTAAACTAGCTGTTGTAAAACCACCGTCTCCTAATAAACAACCAAGTAAATATGGGTCAATATCAGTTTGTTTTTTCTCAAATTTAATTGGTTTTACAATTGGTATTGAATGATTTATTTTTTTTGATTTTATACCCACAAATAAATTATTCATTATTTCTAATGTATTTCTAACAGAACCTTCTTTTCCCTTATTACCAATTCTAATTCTTTGATTTTCTTTAGTCCTTACTCTTTTTCTGTAATTTCGTTCTTCATAATTTTGAGTTAACCACAAATGTTCGCCACAACATTCTGTCGATGTACCATCTGAAAAAGTTATCAAATAGATATCTTTTTCACCTTGTGGGTATACACCATTAACTTTTATAGGTAACCCATCAATACCAATAACATAATCACCTATATTGATATTACCCATTTTAACATAACCGTTAGGTGTTAAAACCAATGAATCTATACTTTGGGCTTTCCCGCATCCTGGAGGACCAGTACAAATGATAACATCATTCTTTTTAATAGCTTGTGTGAGTTTCTTTTGTGTTTCGTTTTTGTGTTTTATATCTATTTTGATATTTGAAAGAAGTCCGTTATTGAAACTTGAAACGAAGTCTGAAATGTCTACTTCTTGTTTTTTAACTCTAGGTGAGGTTGTCCTTTTAGCCATGCAACTTTTATAAATAAATATCCTAAAGTTTTACATTAAATTATTTTTTCAATTTAATTTGCCAATATTCTATCATTTCATCTAACATGGTTTCAAACGTATATTCTAATTCCCACCCTAAAATTGTTTTAGCTTTGTTGCATCACCTCTTAAATAATGAAGTTCTTCTGCTCTTTCAAATTTTTTATCTGTTTTAATATATTTTTCTATGTTCAATTCTAGTTGTTTGCGATTCTGGTACTGAATTTCTTCTTATAGTTCCGTGTAGTTCATAACCTTTTTCAACCAAAAACTCGGCCATGTACGAAGCATCTTGGCCGTTTGCACCTATAATTAAAGCTAGTTTATTCATATTTTTATTGAAAAAATGATTAAAAATAAAACAGTAAAGATTTATTCTTTAACCATATGACTATATTTTTCTAAATTTTCTAGCAAATATTTAGGATATGTTTCATCTATACTTACATGTGTTAGACTACCTCTAAAAAAAGGGTCGTTATTTGACATTATATTATTTCTAACATTTTCTTTATAGTATGGTTTATTAAATTCTTGATGGGCATAAGCTTCAATTTTTTCAATTACCTTATGTTCACCACCCATAAAACTAAAGTGCCAACCACCATTAGATATCATTTTGGTTGTGTGTTTATTTTGTCTTAAACTATTTAAGGATATTGTTTTTAATTTACCCCATGAACATGCTTTAGGACCAGACCAATTATTTTCTTTTAACATGTTTACATAATAATAATACATGTTTTGATTAAAATTAAAAACATCGTAACCAATATTTTTAAGTTTTTCTATTTCGATTGGATTTGGGATTTCATCTACATCTGATACAATAACAATATCATCATCATTACAATTAACCAACCCTTTAATTATTGATTCTCTTTGGTAAGTTTCAATACCCCATTGACTTTCATGTCGTGGCCAATTTGGTGATTCATCAACATGTTTTAAAATTTTATTTTTTAATATTTCACTATCAGTTTTAGGGTTATCAATATAATTTATTTTCAAAAAACTATTTGGTGAATCATCAATAATCACATGGATTATCTTATCATTAAACTTATCAAATAAGTGTCTGTTTTCATGAAATAATAATTGTTTAGGTTTAGAGCTAAATGTTATTGTTGATTCGACAACAACAAAATAATCAACAACATCGTTTAAAATATTCATTCTCATCTCTAGTAATTCTAATTCATTAAAGAATAGAAAAGCATCGTATATTTTCATATCAAGTTTTTGTTTTTATAATAATTTATTGCTTCAGTTTTACACGTTTCATAATCAGATAAATTACCTTCTCTATCCATATATGTGAAACATCTGGTGTAAGCGTCACCAGTCGCCCAATAACCATCACTAACGTTATGTCTAGACCAATGTTTAGGAGCAATTATTTTTTCAACTTTTTCATTTAACCAAGCTGCCCACCAACCAAATGTTGAATTTGATATTATTAACCATTTTGCTTGATTAACAACGTAATAATCAAAACCAACATCTACATGTATTGCTTGAATTTGAAAAGGCATGAAGCTATTTGCACATTGTACATCATCGGTAATCAATAAAAATTTCATACTAGGGTTAATATTTAACATATGATTGATGGCGTTTTTCCAATATTCTTTTCTTAGTAAAACATTAGGTATGCTTCTGTACTCACCACCTCTAAAATTAATAACACATAAATTCTCATCCAAACTAATCCCCATATCACTTAATATTTTATCATAAGTTTGTTTGGATTCAGATTTAATTTCAAACCATTTTTTAATATCTTCTTTTCTATCTATGATGTAATCTTCAGATTGGTATATACCTCCTTTGGCCCCATTATGACCTAGCATAATTGAATTATCTTCTATTTCGTATAGTTTAGGGTCTAGCATTGTGATATTAACATCGTCAACATGCGAAAAAACTTTCCATGTTTCATGGAATTCTTTTGTTATACCTTCAACTGGTTTACCAAAATCAACGTTCATAAACGTCATTTGGCTTTTACCATTAAAATAATCATGACTTGGGCTTGGGTTTATACCCCATTCATATCCAAGTTTTTCAGCTATGGTTCTACATACAGCATATTGCCACATGTGGTTACCCAAATTACCTGTTAGATTTGTTGTTATCATTTAATTATCATTTAAAAATTTTGTTAATGCTATTTTTTTATTTTCAGTGTATTCTAAGTTACGATATATGTTATCATGATTTGATGATTTAAAATGTATTATAACATCAACATCATCTAAAGTAATAAAATCAATATGATATGGGTGTGGGAAATTATAATCAACCATAGTTTTAGATATTTTAGAATATTTGTTTGGTAATTTTTCAAACAAATCTTCATACAAAAAATTTTCGTTAAATGTTAAATTATAATTATTTAATGTTATTCTACAGTCATTATTAATCAACCCATTAATTTCATTGTTTACATCTGTTAAAATACAATATAAAAACATTTTTTTTCTAGTGTATTCTGAATTTTCAGTTAATAAACACGATTGACCAAATGTATCTGTATTTGGTATAACATGTGGTCTGAAATTTAATTTTATGTTTTTAACTTTTTTCATATTAATTGAAAAAACTGCTGACCACATAAATTTATTTTGAGTTTCAATATAAAATAAATCATAATTGTTACATATTTTAGTTAATTCAATGTCAGAAATAAAAAACATATCTGAATCAATTTTAAAAACTAATTTATCTGATAGATGATTAAATGACTGATTAAGTGCTTCACCAGCTATATCAGATGGACCCATATTATAATCAACTTTTATTCTATAAGATTGGATGTTTAAGTCATCACAAATGTCTTTTATTTTGTTAGCTTGTATTTCATCAGAAGCATTATTAAAGATAATATATTCATACTCACCTTTAACATGTTTTAATATGCTATCATATTGTAATTTAATAAAATCTTCGTGTTTGTTGAAGACAGATATGATGTAAACTTTTTCCATTATTTTGTTAGTTTTTTAACAGTAGACAACGCAGATTCAATTACTTGATGCATATCATAATATTTGTATTCTGCCAATCTACCTCCAAAAATTATTTTTTTTTCAGTGTTTGCTAATTCTTTATATTTTGAATATTTAAGATTGTTTTCAAAATCATTAACTGGATACATAGGTTCTGTTTTTTCTGGTTCATAATCCACAGGATATTCCCATGTAACCCAAGTGTTTTCAACATCATTTTTTTCAAAATGTTTATGTTCAATAATTCTAGTAAATTTTGTATCTAAATCAGTATAATTCATAACGGAAGTACCTTGATAATTTTCAACATTAAAAAATTTATGTTCAAAATTAGTTGTCTTATATTCTAAATAACCAAATTGATAATTATAAAATTTATCAATAGGACCTGTGTAGATTATTTTTTTACCTAAATTATCCCAATATTCTTTATTACAAAGGTAATCATTTTCTAATTTAACGTCAATACCATCCAACAACTTTTTAAATATTTCAGTGTAACCACCAATAGGAATACCTTGATATTTATCATTAAAATAATTGTTATCATAAGTAAACCTTACTGGTAATCGTTTAATGATTTCTTTCGGTAGTAATTTCGGGTCTTTTTTCCATTGTTTAGTTGTGTATCCCTTTATTAATTTTTCATAAACGTCATATCCAACTAATTTTATGGCTTGTTCTTCTAAATTTTTAGGGTCAGTAATTGTAGTTGTTTGCGTTTCTATTATTTTTTTAGCATCGTTTGGTGACACCACATTAAATAATTTTGAAAACGTCCACATATTAAATGGTAGTGAATAGATTTCACCTTTATAATTTGCTACTGGCCTAAAAGTAAAATCATTAAATTCAGCATATTTGTTAATCCATCCCCAAACTTCTTCGTTTGAAGTGTGGAATATGTGCGGACCATATTTGTGTATGTTTATACCATCTCTATTCTCGGTATAGCAATTACCACCAATATGGTTTCTATTTTCCAGTACCAAACATTTGTGACCCAAATCTGTTAATTCTCTAGCACAAATAGCACCAAAAAATCCAGAACCAACAATTACAAAATCATACATTTGAAATGTCTTTGTATTTTTGTAATATATCAATCATCCCATCATGTCTTCTTTGAGGGCCAAATAAAAAATGAGATACCAATGTATTTGGTGCGGTACATGATGGCATACCTAAATCTTTAGTTTTAACTATGGTTAAATACGCTTCTTCATCAGTCAGTTCAGACTGGTCAGAGTTACCTTCAAAGTAACAATCATTTATTGGGCATATTTTTTTGAATGTATGACCAAACCAACAAACACAATTTATTGATACTTGTGGGCCGCCATCTGTGACTAATTCGCTTGTTTTGTTGGTGCCGTATTTATATGATGTGTCACCTATTTCAAAAACTATTTTTTCATCACACATAAATTTGTTATAGTCACCTTTTTGATAACTATCTATGAAGGTTTCGTGTAAATATCTAGCAAAAGATGGGTTAGTTAACGCTACAGGGTCACTAGGACCTAACATTGCTAGTTCTTTATGTGTTCTAATAATACCATGTCTATTATCAATCAACCCCCTGTCTTGTAAAATTTTTGAATGAAAAGGGTTATTTATAATAAATGGGTATATAAAAAAATATTCTTCATGTTCAAGTCTAAAGTTAACCAAATTTTCTATTGTATTATCAGCAACAAAGACAACATCGTCATCAAACCTAACATAAATTGTATCTTCATCTGTTGCTTTAGACCAGAACGGTGCTAGCGATAAATTAGGACAATCTCTATAATATGGCCAAGTCGGGTAAACCAAATTAACAAATGAATCGTTATTAGATAAGTTTTTCATATACTCTAAATCCTCAGAGTTTTCAGTATTAACCCATAAATCCCATCTATCTAATATGTGTTTGTTTTTACACATATATTTATATAAAATTTCTAGATAATTTCTACGTCCAGATGGCGTTATTGCAACTATTTTGTAATTATTTTTCACCTATATTTTAAAATTTAAGAATGTTAAACCATAACCTTTCAACATGCCATGGCAAAACGAAATCAATTTTAAATCGTTCTAGAATTACTTTATAGAAATCATGGGAACGATTTAAAATGTAATTTTTATTAATAATGTATTGTTGACCAGCAGCAAACGTACATTTTTCTGGTGTTTCTGAACCTAAAATTGCGTTGGCTGTTTCTTTTAATCTAAATCTTTTCATGTTTGGAAATGGCATTGATGAGTCTTTTTCAACCAAATGCTCATACCAACCATTAATATTCTCATCAATAACATGGTCTGATAAACATACGTAGGGTTCATCGGTATGATTTTTAATCATTTCAAACACATTTTTACAATGGTCAAACGGTTTGCCTTGTAGAAAAATAACATAATCTGGTAAATTGTTATAATTTTCTACAATATAATTTATGAAAGTATGACCATCTCTTCCAAAATTTTCCAAAGATATTGATTCAATTTCAATGTTTTGTTCACCTTTGTTGTAAAGTTTAATGTTGAATTTATTTGAATCTAATTCTTTAACCCATGAAACATCTTCATTATATCTAGCTATGATAACATCATATTTTTTCATGCCTTTCTTTCAATTACTATTAAAAAGTTATCGTAAGAAGAATACTGCGTATCATGTCTTAAATCTCTAGTTGTAAGCTCATACCCATTAGGTATCAAAGGTTTTACATAACTAAGCCAATGTTCTGGTTGTTGACAATCTTCTATTATTAAAAAACCTCCTTTATTAAGTTTATCTAAATAATTGTTAACTACAAACATAACATCATTTAGATGATGACTTCCATCGTCAATAATAATATCAAACATTACATCTTTAAGTGTTTCTTTAAGTGAAGGGTTTTTGATGTCAGAAATTATATAATTAAAATCTGGTCTTCTATATTCATCTAATATACAATCTATAATATCAATACCATATATATTTCCATTTTGGAAGTAGTCTTTCCACGCACATAAACTACCACCCTTTTGTATACCAATTTCTAAAAAATTAATTGGGGCGTTTCTATCAAATTTTTCGAATATTTCATCATACGATAAACCATATGAATGACCGATACAAGGTTCTGGGTTATCAACAATATTCCATCTATATAAATCATCATAGATATTTTTAATTGTTCCATAATTTTTGTCTGTCTTGTACTTTAATAAAATTTCAGCTATTTTCATCTGTTTTTTCTTTTTATTTTTGTTATTATGTTATTTAGTTTTTACCAATAAAAACAATGCTTTTATATAAGTTAATAAATGCTACATTCATTTCAAACCAAGTCATTTCACCTAAAACTTTATCTTGATAGAAATGGTCCTTGGATATGTTTTTTAATTCAGCTAAACCACATTTACCGTTAGAATTAACGATATCTAATAGTTCTTTAAGCCTATCCATAAAATCAGTTTCATTTGGGCTGAAGATATCCCAATAACAACAATGCAAATCTTCAACTACATATAAACCATTGTTGTTTAGTAATGGAAATAGAAAATCAAACGTTTTTTTCATGTCTTTGCTTTTATGTGAACCATCATCAATAATAATATCAAATGGACCATACATATCATTAATTTTTTTTAGCTCTTCTAAATTTGTTTGGTCACAAACAAACGTTTTAATTCTATCAGTATTCATTCTTGAACAGTCAAGAATATCTATACCGTATATTTTTGATTTTACAAAATATTCTTCCCAAGTTTTTAGCGAAAACCCATTAAAAATACCGATTTCTAAAATTTTCAATTCTTTATCTTTGTAAGCTGAAAAGTATTTTTCATATTTTTCAGCGTAATTGTGCAAGTTGTCGCTTTTGTCTGTACCATATTTTATACAGAGGTCGTTTATTAGTCCCATAATTAATTATTTTTTATCTTTTATCTTTACATATATGTCTCCGAATTCAAAGCTAAAATCTTTTACAGATTCTATATAAGAAAGCAAATCTTGTTTATTTAACCAAGTATCAAATTTAAAATCCAAATCTTCTCTATAACCATAATTGTATACACATTCTCCATTTATACTTTCAATGTAATTAACACAATCAACTGATGATTGACATAATTCTGGAGTGAATTCAACAGAAATGATATCGATAGGTGTTGTTAAACCTTGTAAAACATTTAATTCATATCCTTCCACATCTATTTTAATATAGTTAGGTTTACCATGTTTTAAAATCATATTATCTAAGGTGTCGATATTAATATCAATTTTTTCACCCCAATTATAACCAGAAAATCTTTCTTTTTTAACTGTGTTTATGAAATCTAAAGACATTGATGAAATAGTATCATGTGAAGCTTCGTATATAACCGAAACACCTTTTTCTTTATCTAGCCCAATCGGTTCGATTACTATGTTATCATTGTCTTTAAAACGTTTAAGTAACGCATTTACGCATTTTGGTTGTGGTTCAAAACCCACAACTTTTGTGTTTAGTTGTAAATAATAATTTGCTTTTTCTCCGATGTTGCATCCAACATCAAAAACCAAATAACCATCTTTAAGTATTGTTTTTAATATGTTCATATGTTTTTTTTTTAAAATTTAGGGTAATGAGCGTTTGTCCCATCATATCGATGAAACATAAAAGGTTTAATGCCATTCATAGCATCTTCAAGTACTTCTGGAATCATGCATCCATGTGAAAACGATTTACCGACATTCAAATCTGGAAAACGCATACCATGTTGCATAAATATATGTCTATTATTCACACTTATAAATCCGTCTTCATTCCAATAACCATGAAATGGTTTCCATTCCATATCTATTTTACTAGGCAAATCCATCAACCTTTTACTTCTAAGGCCAACACTATTTCCAACTCTAATTATTTCTCCGTTAACGTCTCTGTAAGAAAAATTATCGTGAGGTAAAAACCATGGTGACCCAATATAATCATAATTTAAGAAATCTGGGTTCCATGAAGAAGCGTTTACAACAAATCCATCATGATGGATTATTATAGCATATTCAGTTTCAATAAAACTGCCAAGTTTATAAACCATAAAATAATTCCATTGGTCTTTACCACCACCAAGATTTTCACCAATTGGATGAGTTAGTTTGTCTATTTTTTCATGTTTAATATAACTTGGTAGGTTATCTGGACAAACATCTGATAGTAGTTTTACAGCACCAAATTCTATATCTTTACAACTATATTCTAAAGCCTTTACATGTGCATCAATATTTACTGATGTCACAGCCACTAAAGTAATATTTTCTAATTTAAGCATATCGTTTTGTTAATTTTTCTAAATCAGATAGTTTTTCACTTTCTGATAAATTATTTGTTAGTCTTTCTGGTGAAACTCTATTAACTAATAAAAATTCATCTAATATTTTAACAGGACCAAAATTTCTATACATTTTCATATAATAATCCACGTCCATTAACCAATTTAAGTCTTCATCAAAATAAAGTAAATTTTCATTTTTTATTGTTATATTAGTTGGGCATCCTAATTGATTATTACCAGTCCATATATTATCAACCCACTTTGGTCTGAATGACCAATCAATAGTTTTACCATCACTGGTTACATGCGTGTTGACCGCAAACCAAATGACATCTTCATTATTTTCAATAAAACTATAGTGTTTCGCCAATGATTCCTCACCAAATAAATAATCATCTTGAAATAAGATTTTAATCCATTTACCAGTACAATTAACCATAGCATTATTAATATTTGGTGAGATGACTCCACGACCATTTTCGTTTCTAAAGTATTTTATCACCAACTTATCATTCCATTTATTACAAATAGTTTTTATAGTATCATCAATGCTATGGTCTGAAATAACAACTTCAAAATCTTTAAATGTTTGTTTACTAAGAATTTCTAAACTATGGTCTATAAATTCAACACCTTTCCCATTATAACCATAGGTTGGTATAGCAATCGAAAAAAACGGTTTTTTAACACTTTCATTAAAAAATGTTTGCATTTTTGAAATATCCATACTGGTATTATGAGGTACATGTAATGGTGCTTTAATTGGTTCTACTTTACTTGTTTTAGAAGCCAAGTCAAACATTGTTTTTGTTTCAGTACCAACATTATACATACCAATGGCATTTTTTTTAATTAATCTGATTATTTTTGACGCAATAATATTAACATAATCAAAATTACCAACTTGGTCTTCCCAAGCTTTTTCGTAAGGGAATGGTTTAGGTTTGTGTGTGCATCTAATCAAAAGATGTTGATTCGCCTCTAACTGTACAAGTCCATCTGCAAGTAATTTGGTGTATCCATACCAATTATTACAATGAACAGGAACATCATTTTCTGAAGCATTTTCTATCGATTGTGCGTACACATAATCAGTAGATATGTGCACCAATTTTATCAGATTGGAATTGCAATATTTTATCAAATCACTTACAAATGCAAAATTAACATCCCAATGAGATTTTTTATCTTTTGAGTATGTATCGGTATTTGCAATGCAATTAATTATAACATCTATTTTAACATCTTTTGGAAATGATTTTACCAAATCAGTTATGTCAAAATTGGTTTGTTTTCTAGATAAAACTTCCCAATTGGTTTGATTATGAATTTCTTTACCTAATAATCCATCACCTAATATTACAACTTTTTTTATTTTTTTCATTTTAAAAACTTGAGTTTAAATTTTTTAAAGAAACATTATTTTTATCTTTGTCTGAAATAATTGGTTCATAACCAATACCCCAATTAATATTGATATCTGGGTCATTCCAAATAAGACCACCTTCAGTTTCTTTATTATAAAAATTTGAACATTTATATTGAATTAGAGTGTTGTCTTCCAAAGCTAAAAAGCCATGAGCAAAACCTTCTGGTATATATAACATACGTTTATTTTCGCCACTTAGAACAATTGAAAAATATTCACCGTAAGTGTTTGAGTTTTTTCGTATATCGACAACAACATCTAAAATTGAACCTGTTATGGCTCTAACCAATTTAGCTTGTGCATAAGGTGGTTTTTGAAAATGTAACCCTCTTAGCGTTCCTTTACATGAAAGGGATTGATTATCTTGAACAAAGTTAACATCAATACCATTTTTTTTAAAAGTTTGTTCATTGTAAGATTCCAAAAAATAACCACGAGCATCTTCAAAAACTTTTGGTTCTATTAGATATAGCCCTTCTAATTTAGTTTCTATTACATTCATATTCTATTAATTTTCCCATTTTTCTTTAAAGACATTTTCAACAAAATTAAAAACATCATCGTTATAATGTGGTGCGGCACCCAAAAAGAATACTTTATCCAATACTTGATTAGCATTAGGATATTTGTTTAAATTGTCCAAGTGTTTATAACCTGGATGCATTAAAATATTACCAGCAAAGTAGTTTCTAGTTTGTATTTTATTTTCTTCTAAAAAAGCAACCAATTTATCTTTAATTACTTTGTTTTCACAGATAAAAGGCGTTCCAAACCAGCAAGTATCGGATTTATCTAACATATTAACATTTTTAACACCTTTAACGTGCTTTAAGATAATGCTTTCAATTCTAGCTTTACTTTCTTTTCTTCTTTTATCAATTTCATTAAATTTGGTTAATTGTACCAAACCAATTGAACCTTGCAAATCCATAGGTTTAAGATTATAACCCATATTGGTGAACACATATTTATGGTCAATTATACCATCATAAGAATCAAGCCATTTGTCAAATCTATTTCCACATGTACCACAAGAAAGCAAATTGGCTGAACCAACACAATGACAATCTCTACCCCACCATGAAAAACTAGTGAATAATTTTTTTAAGTCAGCAATGTTTGTGCAAACAATACCGCCTTCACCTGTTGATATATGGTGAGCTGGATAAAAAGAAGATGACCACGCAACATAGTAATCTGATAGATGTTTACCGTTCCATTTAGAACCAATGCTATCACAACTATCACCAATTAATTTAAGGTCATGTTTCTCACACAACATTGTTAAAAAATCCATATCTGGAGGATTACCTAATACTGGTGACACAAAAATACCTTTGGTTTTATCGGTTATTTTTTCTTCGATTTTATTAATATCAAAATTAAGTGTGTCGTATTCTATGTCAACAAATACAGGAACTAGATTATTTTGTACAATCGTTGATATGGTTGTTGGAAAACCAACTGGTGACACAATGATTTCATCACCATTATTCCACCCAAAATATTTTTTAAGTGCGGCTATTAACACCAAATTAGCAGAGCTACCAGAATTAACCATTTGAGCAAACTTAACACCAAAGGTTTTAGCGAATTCTCTTTCAAACTTGTGCACATTTTCACCAGCTACAACCCATTTACCAGTTATAAAAGTTTTGATACCAGCCATTATTTCTTCTTCATCCCAATAAGGGCCAGAATATAGCACTTGACTTTTGTTGGGTATGAATGTTTGATTGTAAAGGTATTTAGGCTTATTTTCTTTTAGGTAAGAAGTCAAAGCTGATAATATTTCGTCAATATTTTCCATAAATTTTTATTTAATTATACCGAAAAAATATGATAATGTCAATGGTTTTTACTTTTTTTCCCAATTTATAGGAATAATATCTTCAGTATCTTTTGGACCTCTTGGACCGAACCATATTTTAGGGGCTATTATTTTTTTATCGTTGTTTTGATTCAAGTAGGCACCCCACCAACTAAAGCTGCTATTTGCGATTATGTTATTGTTGCAAACTGTCATCATAGCAAAGTCATCTATTTCATTTTCAAATGGTGAATAATAAATGTTATCACCTTGTATGTTTTCTTTGGCCCATTGTATATCGTCTGAGATAATAACAAATGTTGAGTCACCGATAGATGACATCGCCATATTGTAATATTCCAAAGAACACAAACTATGCATATCGGATAACCCTACATAATCACCACGTCTAATATGAATTGATGTAATTGGTGTATTAGGTTTTCTTATTGAATTGATAAATTTATCAGCATTGGTTATATCTATTGAAAACATATTTTTGATATCATCTTCATAATCAGAGAAATACTTTTCACTTTGAAAAAATCCAACCAACATTAAATCTGGAGCATATGGTAATTCTTCATAACCAAATCTAGGTTCAGTGTATCCGACTCTAAATTTGTAGTCATTAGATTCAGTTATTTTAGCAAAAATATTTTTCTTGTATTTGCTAGACGGGTTACCTTGTAATGGTGTATAACATTGATTAAAATTAAAACCACAGGTATCGTTGTTTCTTAGTGCCAATGCATATGTAGCGGCTATTTGAAACATTTGATTACCTAAACCACCTTGTAGTTTACAAGTTATCATTATCTAATTAATTTTTGGTAAGGTTGTTTATTTCTAATTCTTGTTGCATGGTTGGTGACCATTGACATATCCACCTTATGTTCGTTTATTGGGTTCTCAGCGTTGTAAACATAATTTATATCTGTCATAAAACTGTAGTGTTCCTCACCAGCCATTTCTAACATAGGAAACATAAAGCATAAATCACCACTCCATTGCCAGTAATTACCGTTTTCATCTTTTAAATCCTCTTCTTTTATGTTTCTCCATAAAAAAGCTCTCCATGTACGAATATGTGAAGCGGTAAAGTTAGATGTTCTTAAACTATGGAAATTGGTTTGTTTAGATGAAAAACCAACAGGTCCATTATGGTATTTAAAACTACCATTAGCAATCCAAATGTTTTGGTCTTTATATAATTCGTTTATTCTTTTCAGAACGTTACCATCTGGCAAATAATCATCACCATCAACCTCTACCAAAACTTCATCGTCAGCTATGTTTGGGTTATTTCTAATCACTTTATCAAAATTACCAGCCTGATATAGTTTTTTTTCGTTATCATCAATAAGAATAAATCTATCATCCCCTTCAATCATTTCTTTGACCAATTTAACTGAATTATCAGTTGATAAATCATGTGTAATATAGCACTTAAAATCGGTAAATGATTGTCCCATAATAGACGCTATGCATCTTTCAACATATTGTTCAGCGTTGTAGAAACCAGTTAGTATTATCATTTTAGTTGTTTATGTATTTTTTAATAACGTTATTTGTATATCCAGACCTTACTATTCCTATTTTAGATATGGCATCATCAACAACCATATCATTTTCATGAAACCAATTATTGTTTTCAGAATCAACCATTTTAATTTTAGCTTTTATTTTTAATTGGTTAGAGATGATATTAACGATGTCCAAAACATTTATTTTTTCTATGTTTGATATGTATATTGTTTCACATAGTGTTGTATCTTTAAAATAATCAACAAGTTTAACCAAATCGTCAACATCAAGCAAAGCTCTATAAACATTTTTATAAACCACTACTTCTTCATTTTTTAAAATTAAATTTTTAATGTGGTTAACTAGATTATGTTTATTCCCTCTACTCCCTATTATTTGAGGGACTCTGAAAATAATGTAATTATTTGAGTTGCTTTTGATAAGTTCTTCAATTTCTATTTTATGGTTATAGTAATCGTTATCAAATATTCCAGCCAAAACACTACTAAAATAGATAAATTTACTATCTTTGTAGTCGTTTATAGTTTTTAAAACCAATAATTTTTCTCGTTCAAAAGATAACTCATTGGAGTGTAATGAATCAGAAACACCAGAAGCAAAGATTACAAATTTTTCGTAATCTTGTTTCTTAGTTATAAAAGCACTACCTAATAATCCATTACCTATTATCATTTTATAAAACTTTAGTTCTCCTATCAATATAGGATTTATAATCAATTATGTGTTCATTTTCAGTAAACATATAGTACAAACCAAAACCATTTTCTTTGTTAAATTTGCTTAATCTTTCAGCTCTAATTTTATTTTTGTACAAGTAATCTTTTAACCCTAAAAATTTATAGTGTATCATTTTTAAACCATTATAAATTGATGGTACAACAGTTCCAACAGGATTTGCAGTATGACATCCAAAACCATAATTTATGTTTATAATTTTATTGCAGTCAAACATCATTGGTTTATCCAATACAGGTGTTCTAACACCATATTTAACTTTTTCAAAAATATTGTCATCAGCTGTTAATTCCAAATCTTCATCACCAATCATATGGTATCCTTCTGGTTTAAAAAAACTAATACCTTTTTCTTTTGATTCTATTAAAAAATCAACCATATTTTCATGGTACAAAAATTCATCAGCATCACCTAATATAACAAAATCAGCATAACCAACGCTAGATTTCCAAACATGATTCTTTAATTTAATATGAACACCATCATGAAACTCCTCATTAGAATTGAAAGGAATTATTTCAGTGTTAGGAAACGATTGAATGATTTCACAACTTCTATCGGTTGAGTTATTGTCTAATATCGTTATTCTTTCACAAAAAGTAGAATAGTATTTTATTAAATGTGGTAATATGTTTTCTTCGTTAAAACAAATAAAAAAAGCATGTACTATTGGTTTTTGTTTCATTTCTTAAGTTTTTGTTGGTATTTTTCATCAAGGTCTTTTTGTTTATGTTTTTCAAAAACATCATCTCCGTTTTTAGTTGTTTTAGCTATGAATTTTATAACATAAGTACCATTAAATTCTATGATTTTATCAAAAGATGTTATATCATATTCAAACTCTAAAAAATCAGAAACACCTAAGCATTTATAAGTTATAAAACTAACTTTTTTTATTTCTAACATAGTACACACTCTAGGGTTCGTCTTTGCTTTTTCAATTTCTTTTAAAAACAAGATACTTCTTTTATTATCTGGGTCTGGGTATTTACTAACACAAAATTCCAATAATTTAGTGTCCTCATCAATTGTTCTGATATTTAATTTTTTAACATACGTTTCAATATCAAATTTTGGTATGGTTTCCCTAAAAATTCTTATGGGTAAATGTGTCCTGTAAGTTCCAAAATATTTTTCACCAGATATTTCTCCTAATGATGCTGTGTCACCAGATATAATTATTGGTTTTTCATTTGCTTCAATATAATTGCTAGACATAATATCATTAACACTTAAAGCTATTGGTGAATTGTCAATAACCATTTCTAGTTCATAACTATCATAATTGTCTAATTTTACCTTTTTTAAAGCTTTATTCTTGTCTATTTTTTTTGTTAAAACAATAGGCATACCACTCTCGTCATAACCAGTTATTTCAGAAGTCAAACCATCCGTTTCTCTTAGTATTTTATATGTTCTCCATTTTAAATCTAAAACTTCTTGCGTTACCTCCCCATTAATCAATGAATCGGCTAATTGTCCTTGTGTTATTCTTCTAAATTGACCGACATCGCTATTCAAAGGCTCAGAAACCTGCCCTAAAGCGTTTTTTTCTACATTAGACATGGTCAATGATAAAATAGTTAGTTTTTCATCAAACCATTTTTTTATTTTTTTCATTAATCTAAATCCAAAATTTTTAACCATTTTTGTATTATCTCATCATTTGTTAATAAAACTGGTTGATTTTCAGTGGCTTCATTTCCATTAAATATAACACCAGCTGATTCACATTCATCTTTAACTAAAGTTGCAACTTCGCTCTTAGACGAATGATAAACACACCCAATCATATCGTAAATAGCTTGTTTATCTTCTAAGAACCCTTTTAATATTACTTTATCACTAAGCAGTGGTTTAATAAAATCCTCATAATAAGAACCGTATGGTTCACCAAACAAATAAATTTTTTCACAACCATCAGATAAAGCTCTTTCGATTGATACATGCGTTTGTTTGTTTTCGTCAAATGAACCAATAACACCAGCTATTTTTTCAAAACCATTTTTATTTCTTTTTATTAAAGGAGTTTTTAGGTTTGGAATAATCGTAAAATTACCAGTATATTTGCTATGGTAATCTTTGTGTCTTTGATTTAAAAAAACAGCTTCATCCCAAAATTGTTTGGTTTCTCCAACTTCGTATAAATTTTTCTCGTGACAAGCTAAAATAACTTTACCAGCATTAGGTCTGTTAGGTAATTTTAAAAAATGTACTATTAATCTATCTTTAGGGTTAACCGTAACTTGGTTTAGCAAACCAGATTTACATTTGTCCAAGTGCCAATTATGTGGACCATATAATGTCACATCATAACCATAGCTATTTAAAGTATTTGTTAATGAAATAAAAGCATTTGTTGAACCACCTTTATCTGACCATCCAGTCATAATCTTAATAGGTCCCCTTTTCAACCTTGGTTTATTTTTAATTTTTATTTCTGTTTTTGATTCGGAAAATAATTCAACCATACCTTCATTTATCATATTAATATGTATCAAATTTTGTTTGATATTTTCATTAATAGCTATATATTTGACAATCATTTTATTTATCACTGGTTCGTCCAAATGAACGTCAGTTGAATATATTACTGACGTTATTTCAGTGTCTGGGTATAACCTTAATAAATGTTCAGTCATTGGTTTTTTCCCAATATATAACATGTCAAATGATACATCTTTAACTTTATATAACGTATTTATTTGTGATGTTATATCGCCTTGTTGAGTTTTTAAAAGCCACTTTCCATCGCCTAATTTAAACCCTGGCGGTTCTTGTGCTGAAAAAATTTTAACACCAGCTTGTTTTAAAATGTTTTCATTTTTTTTGTCTAATCCACCAACAAAACTAATGTCATGATTTTCTTTTTTTAATTTTTTAATCAAATCAATTATAAAAATTTCTTCTGGAGAATTACTAACAAGGCTAACATCAGCTATTAAAATTTTATATTTCTGACCTTTTTTTAAAACTTTTTTTATATCTATTGGAAGATGTTCTTGGTATGCTTCTGAAAAATCAACCCTATTTTTTTCCCATGCTTCATTGGTCATGCCAATTGATTTATGGTTGATACGTATTGCAGTTGTTACACCAACTTTAGAACCAGCTATATAATTTTCAAATGAAAATGTTACATCATAAAAATGGAACCCTTCTACGTTTTCGTTAAACGTTTTTTTGATTTTGGTTTTATCTACTGCAAACCAAACACCATCACACACAACTACTTCTTCTAATTCGTGACCCAAATCTGCTGAATAAGTTGATAACCAAGTCTTACCTTCATGAGTATGAGCTACTCTACCATACATTTTCTTAGGGTTTTCCCACCATTTTCCACTTTGTGAAAGATATTTTGTTCCAGCCACTCCAATAATACCAAACTCTGGGTTTCTTTTAAATAATTTAATTAATTTATCACCCCATGATTTTGTTTCAATAACCAAATCATCGTGACAGTAAACAATAATATTATGTTTTGCTTGTTTTAGTCCACGATTGTAACATGTAGTTAATGATTCACCGTTGTTTACAATCTCAATTATTTCAATATTCTTACCTAAACCAGAAGATTTTATTAAGTGTTCTTTGTGTTCTTGGTTTGATTGCCTAGTGCAATATACTACTGATATCATTATTTTTTATATCTATTATAAGCGTTATCTGTTATGTTGATAGTTCCAACATTCCCAATGAAATCAGACAAAGTTTTTGAATTAGTATAGCTCATGGCTGAACGTAAATACGCTTCAAAATTATCAACCCATTTAGCAAGGTTATATTCAACTTTTCTAAATCTAACTACACCTTCTGAAGTTGTCAATACTTCTTTACCCCATTTTTTCTGAACCTCTTTCGTACTCATACCTCTAAATTTTTTATAAACAGGAATTCCATTAGCATAAGCAAATTCAGAAATATCTTGACGAACTTTTACTTTACCCCAAAGATAATTGTCACCACACGATTCAATTGCTTTATTGAATATACTACCGACCATTACATAATCAGCACCTAGGGCTATAGCTTTTATAATATCACTATACGTTTGCATTCCACCATCAGCAACAATTTTCGCTGGTTTTTTTAAACCCAAGGATTTTTCATGACATTCTTTAATTAAAGATGCCATTGGATAACCAACACCAGTGCTAAAAGTTGTTAAACAACCACCTCCATTTCCTATACCAACTCTAACATAATCCGCACCAGCTTCAGATAACAAAGCATATGTTTCAGGATTAGCGATATTACCAACCATGAGTGTTAAGTTAGGGTATTTATCTTTGATTGATTTTGTTGTGGTTATCAAAGAATCCATATGTCCATTTGCAATGTCTATCAAATAATAACCATTCGGGTTTATTATATTCTCCAAATTCGTTAACATTTCATTCAAGGAATATGAATTAAAACCTAAATTTGAATGCTCACCTCTTGGTAGACATGTGTTAATTTTAAGGTCGTGGAATATTTTTTCATTATCTGTACTAATAACAGTATCCATTGGAGCTGTTATCAAAGGCAAAAACCCATTATAATATGGATTTATATCTTTTCGGCTGCTTATTCTTGAAACGGTGGCTGGCTCAATTAAAATGTCATTAAAGTCAAATTTTTCAATCATTTTCTTTGCTTCGTATTGTTTCTAGTTCTATTAATAGTTTGTTTAATTCTTCTTTGTATTTGATGATGCTATATCCATCCAAATAAACTTCTTGGGTTAATTCGACTACTAACCATTTAATACGCTTTTCAATTTTTTCTTTTCTATCGTTTTGCATTTTAATTTTTCCCAGTACTTCCAAAACCACCTGAACCACGTTCAGTATTTAATGTTATATCTTCAAGCTTTTCCAGTTTAACAACATTTTTGGCAGTTACTGAAGCTAACACACCTTGGGCTATTCTGTCACCATGATTTATAATAAAATCTTCGTCACCTAAATTAATTAGGATGATTTTAATCTCACCACGATAATCAGAGTCAACGGTACCTGGTGTGTTCAATACTGTAACTCCATTCTTTGCGGCCAAACCGCTACGAGGACGAACTTGGATTTCAAAGTTTTCTGGCAATTCAAAAAACAACCCAGTTGGCACCATCGCTCTTTTACCAACTTTTAAAACCATTGGTTCTGTTAAATTAGCTCTAAAATCAAAACCAGATGAACCAGCAGTCGCATATTCTGGGTCTGGGTTTGTAGATTTGTTTGAAAATCCAAGTTTTACTTTAAAGAAGTCAGGGTTTTCACTCGATTTGGTATAATCGATATTTGAAAATTCTTTTTCAAAATCTTCATAAGAATACGCATCATTTGGGTCTGATACTTGAAGAAGTCTTTCTTTCATTTTATCGTATAGTTCTTGTATCATACATTTCTATTTTTTTGTGCGTTTTTTATTGCCAAAATATTACCCATTTTAAGTAATTCACCAACCATAGAGTTATGGTAATCAGACATTCTATCGTCAACTTTGTCAAAAAACAAAATAGCTGAATATTCTTCTTCCGTAAGTTTTATTCCATGTGATAAAATGTAGTAAGCACTACGTTCACCAACACGCATAGACACCAAGTCATCGTTAAATTCATACATTTTACCTTGGTTTTTGCGATGCCATTCTGACGTACATGGTTTGTACAGCTTGGCTTTACCTATACCATGAAGAAAACATACTTTTAATAATGAAGTTTGGTCAACCTTTTCATCATCTGGTAATGTATTGTTTATTTTTACAGCATAAGAAGCCACTTTTAATAAATGGTCAATCAAACCACCTTCAAAGGCGTTATGGTAATCTGCCATACTTGATGCTGGAGCCTTGATGAAATCTTCACCTAAAAAAGACATAAGTTCATCGTTCATGAAACCGTTTTTGGTTGCCGTTTCAAAATATTTTTTTGTATTGGCAATAATTTTTGCTTGGTCTAAAGACATTTCTTACTAGTTTAAAAGAATTGTTATTTTTTACAAAGATACAAAATTCTTTTCAAACTAGCAAGTGGTTTAATCTTTTTCTAATTCAAAACCCACAATATTATTTTGGGGTGTGTCTAAATCAGTGTTCAAAACGGATTCCATATCTTTTATTTTTTTTTCGTGTTCTTCTTTAAGTCTTTTGATTTCTTTATCAAAGCTTTTTTCTTGTTCTTTTAATTCGGATTGTATTTGAGCTTTTTGTTTAGATATTGAATCAACTTTTCTCATAAGTTCCAAAATGTGTGACGCACCGAAATTATCAGTTGTTTCTTCAACTTGTGTGTTTGTTTCTGGTGTGCTGATTGTGGTTTCTTGTTTAGCTTCAACTACGGTGTTTCTTTCTTTTAATAATTCGATTAAAAAATCGAATAACATAATAACATCTTGCTGTCTGTTCATATTAAATGGTTAATGGTTGTAATTTATTTTCTTTTATTTTTGCAACAAGAGTAAAATATAACTCTCTTCTGCTTTCAGTTACTTTATTTAAAGAGTAAGTGTCTTTAACAGTATTATGTAAATTTTCTTGTAAAACGGTTATTATTTCTGGATTTTTAACAAGTTTTTTAATTGAATCATACCAATCTTTATGGTTTTTATTGGTGTCCACAAGAATAGAATTTGCAGTTTCATCAAAACCACCACCAAATTTAACAGCATTTTTAAGGTCTATTTGATAAGGACCAAAATTTTGAGCTATTAAAGCTTTCTTATGGAACCCAGCTTCAATAACTTTTAGCTGGCTTTTTACTTTATTGAAAGTATTCTCAGCTAGCGGTGCCAATGAAATATCAAACAAATTATAATTGGTAGCATATGTTGAAATATGTTTGGTCCAAACTCTACGATAAGATTCATTTTGAATATTAGGGAATTCTTCTTGAGTGAATTTCATCAAAAAGTCTTTGTATTCAGGGCTAACAATACTATAGTTATTTGTAAAAATCTTTTCATATTGATACCAAACACTTTCCATTGGTGTGATTGGTCTTACTTTTTGTTGACCAGTTTTTTGGTCTATCTCCGTATGTGAACCTCTTGTATCAAATCCACAAAGCACAAACTGTACTTTATTTAACAATCCATCATTTTGTAGTTTGTTAACAACACCATTTAAAATTTCTAAATCTTTTAAGTGCGAATTACCAATCCACATGGCTTTACCATTTCTTCTAACATAAATAATATGATTTTGAACTTCAACACAATAAACATTACCTTTATAGTATCTATTATATTGGTCATCTTTTTTTATTAATGGATTGTTTTTATTGTGTTTACTAACACTAGGATGTTTAGTAAAATTAACAACCAGTGCATCATATTGTGATTTAATCGCTCTGCTTTTAATTTTAGTAGTTCTTTTTCCTTTATTCGTTATTGTGGCTGAAATACCAATTTTTAACGCAATTTCTTGTAAGTTATCTGCTAATGATGGCGAACAAGTAAATGCTCTAGTTCTAGTATATTTATTATTTTCAACATGACCATCACCTTTAATGAACCATTCTAAAAAAATTGTTAACTGTCTTTGTGATAAGTTTAAAACTTCTTTAGGTATAAATTTATCATTAGCGTAACCAAAATTTGATAAATAATTCCATAATTGTTTATCAAAAACTCTAATCTGTTTTTTATCTTTAGTATATGTTGGATTGAACCCCATTTTAATCAATAATTCATACATATATGATAGATATCCGTTATCCTTTGTTTGTGCAAAACCTACTTGATGTAAACCTTTTGTTTTACTAGTCCAACCTTCAGCCATCCAAAAACCAAAAAATTCTAACCAATCATCCATATTGATATATCTATCTGAACCATATTTTTCTGATAACATATTGTAACGTTTTTTAGAAATTAATTTATCAATATAGCTTTCATTTTCTTCTAATTCAGCGTATTCATTTAACATTGGTAAGATAAAATATTCTTCTTCTTTTCCAACCCATACAGCGTCTTTTTTTATGTGAAAATTTTTACCATGTATTTTTTCAGATTGTATTAATTCTAGATTTAATTTTTTATGTGTTAGTGATTTAGAAAGTGAAGCATACATGTTATGATTTGGTGTAACTTCATATTCAACCAAACCATTTTTAGCACAGTTTAATTCACCATCAAATGGTTCACATATATACCCAGTTGGTTTATGATACTCTAATTCATTTGTGTTAGGGTTTAATGTCGCAACAGTTTCAGTTTGGTCTAACATATCAAATCTTTTCCAACCTTCGTTGGTTAAAATTTCAGTGTCTGGAGTCATACAACTTCCACCTAGCCAGCCAATTCTAATTTTATCAGATTTTTCTAATTTAGGAACAAATTGAGTCTCAGTTGGGTCAATAGCATTTGGCAAAACGTAAACATTTTTGTTAAATTTTCTAATTTCTTCAGCAAAAATATCGGTTGTGGTTGTTACATAATTGGCAAACCTTACGTTATCCTTTATTTTTTCATCTAATTTAGCGTTTTTTATAATAAAATATGCTGGGTGATGTGAACCTGGGGCCCAATAATCATCAATATCCATAATTGATACAATCCCTAGTTTTTCTAGTCTTTTATTTAACATTTCCATATTTTCATATGGTCCAAGTGTTCTATGGTAGTGAATAATATCGTATTGTTTTAACCACTCATCATTATTTAACTGTGGTTCATAATCAATATCTACATGAAATTCATCTGGATAATTATTTTCTAACGCTAGGTGTGGATTTGTAGAACGAAAATAGCTAACCCCAGTACGGTCTGATGGAACAACTAGTATTTTAATTTTTTTGTTTTTCATATTTTTTGTTTAGAACACCAATATATGTGTTTTAAAAAATTAGTAAATAAAAAAGGGGCTCATAGCCCCAATTTTTTTTATTTTTTCTTGTTTGGTAATTTACCTTCACTAATCAAGGTGTTTATTGTCTTCTTGATTGATTGTTCAGATATCATTTTAACAAATTGCTTAGCTAACATTTCATTTACTTTGTTTTCTATTAATTTGTTTAGTTCTGGTAAACTAATAGTTATCATTTGTTGCGTATTATCACCACCAGCTGATTCCCTTAACGGAACACCAGGTGATTTAAATTGTTGGACTGGTTTTTTAACAGGTTTTTCAATCAAATCTTCTAATCCTTCTAAACTAAATTTAGAAAAAGACATACTTGCTTTAGGGATTGGATTTTTAAGCATAGCTTCCTTTATTATAGGAGGCAATTTTGAGTTCATAACATCTTCTTCAGTGTAATCTCTATGCTGAATACCTTGTGATGGAGCTTCAGTTGTATATTGGCTATAATCAATTCCGTAATTTGGTTCCCTTTCATCAGCCTCACTATAAATAGGTGTTGATGATTCTGAATAACTATTAGAGTATGATTCATTAACAGAATCATTAGATTTTTTTGTCGGTGATTTTTCTTCAACCGCTTTCATTACTTTTTTAGCATTACCCAAGATAGCTTTTAATTTACTTAGGTCTACTGGTGCTGGTGTTTCCATACTATACTGTTTCTTGTGGTGGTCTTATTAAATTAACCTTATATGAAACTTGTGACATGCTTCTGTCACCCGTTGTGTTATATTTTGGTACTGAAGGTTCAACATCAGAAACAGCTTTTGTCCATTTAACCTTTGTTGGGTACCATCCTTCGATTCTGTCTAATCTAAAAATTTTCCAGAATCCATTTTTTTCTCCTTTTTTAGAACCTCCAAAAATTTGAAACGCTCTAATTGCATCATTACCAGCTTTGGTTTTTGACAAGTTATAAACTTGAATATACCTTTTGCTTGGCGGTGCATCTTCAAAGTCTCTATATAAGATATTAACGTTATATCTACCATCTATAGCGGCTTTTACATCCTCAATAGAAACCCCTTCAGTTATAAGTTGTCGGTTTCTATTAATTTCTTCTAATATAATTTCCTCATATAGATTGTAAAGTTTCATTTCTAAATTATATTACAACTTGTCCAATGTTTAATGACGTGTTAGGTGAAACGTAATTATTACCAGAAATTTGGCTAGGACCATAACCCCATGTAGCAGCGTTTAATGTAATTTGTGGGTTACGACCAGAACCTGGTATACTAGGAACACCAAGTCTATCTTCAATATTACCACCAGCGTAGTTATTGATGGCACCAAAAACACCTTGTGATACACCATCACCAGTTCCTCTACCATTATAAGGGCTAAGGTTGTCTGAAAGTGCGTTTGTGTTGGTATCTGAATATGAATCGTTAGCGTTACCAGTTATTTGTGGGTTTTTATAAGGTCCTTGAAAGGTATATTTACCAGTACCGATTGCAGTTTGGTTAATAAGTGCAAGTCGACCAGAACCAGGATACAATGGGTTGCCATTGATTGCGTAGTCTTCAAGTGGTGATTGACCACCATTATAAGGATAAGTAGGCATAATTTATTAATTTTATTTTTTGTTATGTGTCATATATTCTATTAAATATCTAATACTAGAAATTTCTTTTTCTAAACCTTCATTATATACTTCTTTATTTGACATTATTTTTCTGTTTACGCTTCCTTTGGTTACCATTGGAACACTACCGACTTTTGTTGGGTTTGCGTTATCTCTGTCTTTTTCGTGTGTTTTAATGAATTGATTTTCTCTACCAGCATCCATTCCAACTTTTTTAACTCTATAATTAGAGTCTTTTGCTGTTTTAACAAGATTTTCAACCTCTTTAAATCTTTGTTCACCACCCAATTTATTATATTCCTCACATCCATTTGTTGTTTCACAAAGTTCTTTAGCTTTCCTAAGTCTAGACAATTCCATAGCGAAAGCTTGGTGATTTTTCTCTTCACCATCTTTTGTTTTATGAATATCTTTGCTTATTTGTGAGTTCATTTTTAAAGTTTTTTGCTTGTTTCTTTTTTTAATTTTTTATCGTTTATAGCTTTTTCAAGTTCTTCAAGTTGTTTGTCGGTTAAATCAATATCATTTATACTGTCCATTATTTTAGCAACTTTTGGGTTGAAATCTTTTGAGGTCACTTCACTAGATTTGCTTTTTTTAACTAAATCTTCAATTTTTTCTTCAACAGTTTTTTTGGTTAAGATAACACTTTTATTTTCACTTTCAAACGTTATAATTCCACCCTGACTTCTTCTTCCACCATAACTATAAACAGCAAACCATGGGATATTTTGTCTATATCTACCAAATACTCTATCACTGGTTGTTGCTTGACCTTTTTCGTAATCAGAATCATCATCATATGTTTTAACAACTGGTCCAGTTTCAATTTCACTGTTGTTTGTTGGGTTTCTGTCATTTCCACCAGCAAACATATCGCCACCGACTAATTCATTTATTTTGTCTGCAAATTCTTTTTTTGTCATTATAGCCATAATTTGTCTTTTCATATAAATATATTCAAACCCTAGAATATTTATAGTAAAACAGAAGAAAACATGTCATTTAGAACAAAATTAGACTTTTCTAGCAATAGACAAGTAAAACAATATGAAAAATTATTCACTGCATTGTCTGGTGGTACGCAATTTGGCATGCCTTATAGTGCATTAACAACTGGTCCAGACCTAACAACAACAGGTATTACACAAACATACACAAACTTGGTAAGTACCTTTTCTGGTAATTCTGGAACAACAATATTTACATGGTATGACCCAAATATGGCTTTAGGTCAACCATATTTATCAGCTATTACACCATCAACTAGCGCTACAACGCAATTTGTTGGACCTATTTTTACTGGTAGTACAACTGGAGTTACACAAGATGGTTATACATATAAAACAGCTTATAGTGGTATTAGTTTTGATTTGGTCGGATTGGCTATGATTAGCTTAAGTGGTGGTTCGTATAGTGGTAGCGTACATACAAATAATTTAACATATTATAGTGCTGGGACACTAGATTATAGTGGTAGAACTATTTGGGTTGATGTATCTGGAATAACTAGAACTGAAAAATTAATAATAACAAATGTTGGAGCTGGTCCAGCAACTATAGATATTGGGGTTGATGCAAATGGAAATGTTGTTAACACGGCTTCTGATATTCAATTAAAAGAAGATATTATAACAATAAATTCAGCCTTAGATAAAGTTAAAAATTTGCGAGGTGTTTATTTTAGATGGAAAGATAAAGAAGCTGGAGGTTCAGACAGAAAAATAGGGTTTATTGCTCAAGAAGTTGAAGAGGTGGTGCCAGAACTGGTTTACACACATAATAATGGATTAAAAGTAGTAAATTATAAAGATGTTGTTGCTTTATTAACTGAAGCTATAAAAGAATTAACTACTAGTGGCGTGTCGGTTTCAAATACGCACTTGGAAACTCAAAGTGTTATTGCTGAAGATAATAATATAGATTTGAATTTTGGTGGAAATCAAGAAACGGCTATTGAAGGTGGTATTAGAGTGTTGCATGCTTTAGGTGTAGGTAAACCAGCAGAATTTATAATTGATTCGGATGGAAATTGGACCACAAATAATGATTTTAAACCAAAGGGTATAACAATACCAACATATACACCATCTGGTTCAACAGATACCAATGGTAGTATAGGAAACCTAACAATAGATGAAAATTACTTATATGTTAAAGCAGCAAGTGGTTGGAGAAGAAGTAATTTAGAAAGTTTTTAATATATGTCATTAATACGTGAAACCAAATTAAACCCAATACCAATACAGACTGGATATGGTGTGCCATCGCATATATCTCCAGCTGGTTCATTGTATTTTGATTTTATTGGTAAGATTGAATACTTAAACAAAGACGGGATTGTTAATTGGGTTCCATTTGCAACTGGTGAAAATACATTTACTGGTGGTACTGTGACTGGACCAACTACATTTTTGTCTGATGTTACTATGTCTAGTTTATATGTCGGTAACATAAATGATGTTGATTACATAAACTTTAATACGTCACCAACGGTACCATCACCTACTGGTGGTACGTTATTTTTTGATAGTAATGAAAATGCTTTGTCTTATAAACCCATAACAGGTAATAATGATGTTACTGTAAACATAGGTCAAGAATCTTTAATAAAGATTTATAATGATTTGGGTTATCAAATTAATAACGGACAAGCTCTTCACATTACAGGTGCAACAGCAAGTTCACCAACAGTTTCCTTGGCAATTGGTACAGGGGGTGATTCTGTACAATTTCAAATATCAGGTATTGCAACTCACGATATTCCAGATTCATCGTATGGATTTATGACGACTTTTGGTGTTGTTAGAGATTTGAATTTAACAGGGTTTACGGTTGGGGAGCAAATTTATTTATCTCAGACAGTACCAGGTGGTCTTGCGTCTTATTCGGGTCTTTCTTTTACAGGTAGAACATGCGAAGTTGGACACATTATAGATAATTCGGCTTCAGGAAAATTACAAGTTGCCATATTAAATGAGATTGAGGGTACCATTATTACAACTCAAGAAAACAATATACTTGCCGCAAACAATAGCTCAACGGGTATTTTCGAATTTAGTGGATTATCAATTAGCACCCCATCTGGAACAACATTTAATGTTGGAGCTGTAGATGGGTGGATTATTGATAATGTAACCGAACCTGCGAATCCAAGAATCCAACTTATTATATATCCTGGTTCAACAGGAAACACCGCTTTATATGTTTCATCGGCAACAGAAACATACATTTTACTTACAAGTGGGTTAACAATTACTCAACAAACAACATTCCCAACGCCACAACAAAGAAGACAAAATTTATATCTTGGAAAATTCGGTCATGCAAACAGACAATTTTTGATAAACGCATTTAATGAACCTGACTCGTCTTTATCTCCAGTTTCTCAATTAAGAGATATATTTACACCCATAAGGTTAATTAATGGGGGAATATATCCGTCAGCAAATGGTAATAGTTTAACTTTTAATACATCAGGTGGTGTTTTATACGGACTTGGACTTGGATATATTACTAATAAATTAAACCCAAATAGTTTATCAGTATCAGGAACTAGCCCTTGTACATTCCAATACAGGACACAAACAGGTGGAACCGCATCAAATACAACTTTAATTAC